GCAAAGACTTGCGAACAGGGCTTATGTACGATCTTCTGTCTTTCAGCTATCAATGGAAGATGCTTGACCCTTATGCTAAAGCTGCTTCTTTAGCGCATACAGCTGCTCATATAGAGTACATGAACAGCGGAAGAGTTGTGACTAAGAAGTTCAGCCATGGAAGAGTCTTCAAGAAGATAGCTGAATCGTATCTGCTAGAATGCTCAAGAACGCAAAATGGTTGGGATGCTACTTATGCTACTAAGAAGTTCAAAGACAGATACAAGGGAGCATGCAAAGAGCTTGCAAGATATCATCCGCTTGCCGTAGTAGAAGAAGGAAGAAGAAAGAAGCTATGCAGCGCAGAAAGTAGCAAGCTCTGCAATCTTCCAAAGCTTATCTGATTTTACTTTCTGCAATTGATGTTATATAATTAAATCATAAAAAATGAAAAACGAAAGGATATGTTTTGGGTAGACGCAAAAAAGACAATCCAAAATACAAAGAAGACGGATTTGTCACAACGAATCTTGATACTGGAATGCAGATCGTCGATGGAAGCAAATGTCTTAATGACTACCATCTGACCAATGACATAACGATGTTTTCAGATGCTATCATGTTCGCATTCAAATATGGCATAGTCGTCAATATTTCTGAATGGTGGCTTGACAATGCTAAAGACATATCAGACGGCAAGATCTACATTGAGAACATGGGCTTTGAAGTCAGCAAACTTCTTCCTAGCATGAAGATGTATGATCCATGGCTTAATGATGATCTGTACTGGCTTAAGTCATGGACACCTGGTGCGAATGTCAACAAGTTTTCTAGCTGGTCTGATATAGAGCATGATACGCCTAGAATACAGCAAGTAGAGCATATACGAGGTCCATTCGATCGTTTTGACAAGTATGACATTGACAAGTACTTCAAAAGAGAAGATGTTCTAGAATGGGATGCTGACGTTGATGAAAGACGTAACTGGCAAAAGAACATAGAAGAGAAAGGTGTTCTTTCTACAGAAGAAGGCAAGAACCTTCATTATGAAGAGTCTTCTGGATTGAGCATTGCTGGCAAGATGTGGAAGCCTAGCATCAAGAAGATAAAGGAAGCTGAGCTGTCATGAATGTTTTGACTTTTGATTTGGAGACTACTGGCCTTGATTTCGATTCAGACCAGATCACTCAATTTGCTGCAATGCGTTTTAGCGATGGCAAGATAAGGGAATTCCAGTTCAAGCTGCCAGTAACTAAGCAATTGTCTGATGCCGCAATTGAGAAGACTGGATTCGATCTTGATAGCTTGAAGAAAGATTCGCCATTCGACGACTACAACGAAGCTGTCAAGAATGCTTTGAATGTAATAGTCTCTGCTATATCAAACGATTATGTGATTTGCGGATACAATGTGTCGTTTGACTTTACTATGCTTTTCAACAATGCTGCAAGAGAGCTTAACGTCAATAAGACAGCTCTAAGCAAGCTGTTCAATATCGCTTTGGTATATGATGCGTATGTCATTGACAAAGAATACAGGCGCAATACTAATGGAATGTCAAGGCATCTTGTAGATGTTGCAGACTTCTATGAAGTGCTAAGTAAGCCAAATCATGATGCTAAGTACGATGTAAGAGCTACATTTGAAGTAATGCAAGCTCAATTGCAATCGTATAATGACAAGCTTGGAGACAGCAAAGAGCAAATATGCAAAGATTGCAAGCTTGCAGCTATTGCACAAAGAGAATCACTCAATATGTGGCTAAAGACTAAAGAGCATGAGAAGCTCTATGAAGGCTTTCCTGTTCTAAAAGAAGTATGACTTATTTTTACTATCGATTTTACAAACGTAAGATTTTGTATTATAATAAAACTATAAGGTTTAATCCAATCATAATGCGGTTGCCTTGAAATGGTTGAGGCTAGTTAGATTCCTTTCAGACCTTGATCATTTCGTTAACTGTTGCATGCATCTTAATGGTGCATGCAACTTTAATCTTTGCAATTCAAATATTGCATTCTGGGTAATATGGTATTGTATGCAGAGCATTTTTGCATGCTGTTGATGTTCGATTCATCAGTTACCTACGCAGTTTCAGTAGGCTATGAGTTAGCAGCATGACGAAAGTCATCATGGTTATATGTGACCACTAACGAGCTGAATGCTATAGCATACAGTCTGGTGCAATGCCAGACATTGTCTTTGTAATTCAACTGGATAGAATTCCCGTCCTCTAAACGGGATGTTGCGAGTTCGAGTCTCGCCAAAGACACGATGATCGTGGTCTATCATCAAAAAAGAACAGCCCGCTATCCCCTCATACTTATAATATGCTGAAAGGGTAATTGGTGACATAAGAGTTCAAGTCTCTTGCGGGCTACTTCTATCATAAAAAATGAAAGGAATAGAATAGCAAAGACAATATCATAGAACATATATAATGCAATAAATAGCGTGCTATACGCAATAATAAGCACAAAATAAGAAAAGAAAGCAATATGTCTAACTATCAAGATCTATTCGAGCAATATCGCAAAAAAGTAGAGTCTACTTCAAACAATTATGGCAATAGCGTCAATTTCATTGGCGTTACGAAAGACAACCCTAAGATCTACATTCAGATTCTTCAGAATGGTCTGTTTGCCATTCCATTCTATCGCTGGCATGAAGTGTTCGACGGTGGCAAGAAACGAGACTTCATCGCTCGCTCATTCCTTGGCAAGCCAGATTTCATTCACGATCATTTTCATGAAGATCCTAAGCCTCGTTATGTAGGCAGGGTCCTCCAGCTTGATCGAGACGGCAAAGACTTGAAGCCAATGATCGAAGACATTACTACAAGTCAAGAGAAAGCAGATAGGGTGCTTTCCAAGTTCCCAGATATCGAGCATTCAGATGACAATGGCAAAGTCACATTCAAGAATCTGTATCGCATTGGCTTCATCAATGTTGGTAAGTCTGTTGACGATGAAGTAGCAGGAATTCTTGAAGAATTTGGAGATATCACATCTACACCATTGTCTTTCTCTCGTAAAGGTGAGAAGCTAGAGACTTCATATAGCGTCATTCCAGCTAGGGAAGCTAAGCTAGATGCAGACACGCTTGCAGCGTCAGTGCTTGCTTCTGCTACTATCGACGACTATGTCGATATCTTTGCATCTGAGAAGCGATACAACAAAGCCTTCAATCTGAATCAAGACTCTGAAAGCAAAGCTGCATCAGAAGAGTCTGTTGCTTCGAAAGCAGATGAAGACGATGCAGAATCTAAAACAGACAGCAAGCAAGATATCGCTGCAGCAATCAATGATTTGTGGAAAGACTAGAAGTTCTGTAGAATCTAGATCATTCTCAGATTTCGGTTCATTCACGAACATATAAGATGAGTTGATGCCAATCTCTGCATCATAAGAATATCATGTATATAGCGTTATATGCACAATTGATTCGTTATGGTCAGAGATTGGCATTCTCATTATTTTTCCACTTATTCAGATTCGCATTGTAAGGCAAAAGCATAAAAATGGTAACAGCTATCGATAAGCTTAAAGCTAGTCTTAAGTCACAATTTGGAGATGTGTCTGCTATGTCTCCAAGTGAGATACCAAACAAGGGTGTTGTTTCTACAGGCTCATTAGGAATAGACTACATGGTCGGTTCTAAGCATGGCATGGGCGTGCCAAGAAACATTGTAGTAGAGCTTGGTGGAATGCCAGGCTCATCAAAGTCTTCTCTTTCATTTTCTATAGTTGAGCACGTTCTTGAATTGGAATTCTACAGAGCTTGCTTCAAGCGAAAAGTAGAGAAGCTAGTATCTCAAGGAAAATTCGACAAAGGCGAATTAGACTGGTTCAACAAATTCTATGATGAGCAGATAGCAGACTTGCATGTATGGAATGAGCAAGAGAAGAATGATGCTGTAGATGCAGAGACATTGACAGACGAAGAGAAGCAGTCTGTCATAGAGAATGACATGAGAAACGCTATCTATCTAGACGTAGAAGGCAGATTCGACAAGGAATGGGCCTCTCATTTCATCAAAGAAGAGTTCTTCAACAAGCTCATTCTTGTCTGGCCTGATACGGCAGAGCAAGCGACTGACATGTACGTAGAAGCTTTGCGAACTGGCACTATAGCAGTTGCAGTATTCGATTCCATAGGCGGAGCTCCATCTCAAAGGACATACTGGAAGTCAGCTACATCTGGAAATGTAGGTGGCAATGCATTAGCTATTACTAGATTCTCACAATTTGCTCAGAACATGTCAAACAAGTATACATGTCTGACAATCGGAATCAACCAGGTCAGAGCAGACATGAGCGGATATCATCAGTACATAACTCCTGGTGGTCTTGGATGGCAGCACGCATGCTCTTTGAGAATCGAACTGAAGCGCAAGAACAAAGATGTCGTATATGATATCGAACCAGGTACAGTAGACTCCCAATACATATGCGGGTACAAAGTGGCTGCAAGACTGCATAAGAATTCTATTGGCATGTCTAAGCAAGCTTGTGAGTTCTGGTTCTACACTAATGATTGCAGATATGGCAAAGCTGGCTTTGGCACTATAGAAGAGCTCATCAATCTTGCGACTCTGTGTGGAGAAGTAGAAAAGGGTGCTGCTGGAGTGTATCGATCAGGATACTTCCCAGATGGCAAGATTCGTGGCTATGACAAGATGGTCAACTACATAAAGAACGATGAAGGCGTCTACAATCAGCTGTATGAAGACATGAAGTCTAGATTGATTGCTGGCGACATACGAAATGCTGTCACAGAATTCGATGATGCTGACGAAGAATAATCCGATTTTACTTTTGATTGTCTATAGTATATAATATAATTATAGACTTGGAGATGACAATGGCTAATTCTCATGAAAGCTTCCCAGACTGGCATCAGCATGAAAAAGACATATCTGACATGATTCAAGCTGATCAGACCACAGCTTCTGGTTCAGTATGGTATGACAAGACAGATGTGACGACAAGAGAGCACCCGTTAGATAGAGAAGTGCAATTTCAAGCTGATGGAAAGTCAACTCACTTCAGCAAGTATTCTATTGATGTGCATTTCATGGAAGAGAACAGACTTCGTGCAGTTAAGGCTGGCAAGATCTTTCTTCTTCCTGTTCGTTTCGAACTTACGCCAGACAGGCATGAGAAATACGACTATATCGTTCTGTCAATGGATGATTTCAGATTCGTCACTGGTCTAGATGAAGTAAAAAGCATACGAGAGAAAGATGCTAATCGCAAGAATAAAGAAGCTGCGTTCAAGAACAAGATATCAGCAGTAATCGAGTCACTTTACAATATGGCTGCAGACAATAAGCTATCTTCAAAAGAGCTCAATATAATCTATAAAGCTTGCGATGCTCTCGATGAAGGCATGAATGAACTGTGACAGATTCATTAGAGCTTGTATCTGCCGTTGCGCAGTCTAACAAAGAGAGGCTTGCAAAGTCTAGCATATGTAGAATATGCTCTCTAGAAGTATCTGAAAGGCGAGTCTTAGAGCAGCTTATAGCTTGCGGAGTGCCCAATACTGTAATCATACACATTGCAAGTCAGATGTTCAGTATCGAGATCAATGGCTCTATCATAGCTAAGCACATTGATCATCTTCCTGCTAAGCTGTTCATGTACAAGGAGATAATAGAGAGACGAGCTAAAGAAGCTGGCATATCTCCAGATGACACTGCTAGCAGACTTACTCCAGTCGCTTATATAGAGATGCTTCTCAATGACGCAGCTCAGACGCTTATTGACAATCCTAAAAGCACTAATGCATTTGTTGGGATGCAAGCTGCCAAGACTTTGATAGATATCGAAGGGAACAAAGCTTCTCAAGAAGATGTCATGCTTTGGGTTTCTAAGTTCAGACAATTGGTTGGTGCTATGAAGACTGTATGCTCTCAAGATCAGATAGACAAGATACTGAAAGTTGTAGAAGATGAGTGAGTCTGCCATATCGAAAGAAGAAGCTGAGCAGAAGTTCGATGATTTCAGAAAGACAAAAGCTTTGCTTCCATGTCAGTATCTGCCATCTTCTTATTTCTACAGACGATACTGGATATGGTCTTCGCCTACTGATGTTGATGACATAAGAGTCGTAAAGAATGTTTGCGATACTTGTCCTCTTAAAAAAGAATGCAGAGAGATAGGCAAAGACGAGCCCTATGGCATTTGGGGTAATGAATATAGAGAGCACTGGGCTGAAAGACGAGACCTAGACGTCGACAGGGAACCATATGCTTAATTTTTTGTCATATGATTGTACATTGTCAATCATTTGATATATAATAAAAATACTATAAAATACAAAAAGAAAGGATTCGTTTTGAACAAAAATAGCAAAGACTTCCTAAGTAAGAAAGCTTCGAAATTTGATTGGGAAGATGTCCTCAATTCGCAAATGGCATTGCAATCTGCTTATCATGTAGATTTGAATGCTAAAGGCAAAGACAAATGCCGTCTGATAAAAGACATGGCTTTCTCATGTGAATCAGAACTTCATGAAATGTTGCAATGCGTTTCATGGAGAGACTGGTCTGATAGCGATGACATAGATGAAGATGGCGTAAAAGAAGAATTACGAGACTCTTTCCAGTTCTTTGTCAACCTTATGCTCATAATGAAAATGTCGCCTGAAGAGCTATTTGAAAGAATCAAGTCCAAGCAGAATAAGAATTGGGACAGAATTTCTTCTAATTACAGCGAGCATATCAACTCTAAGGATTCCGATGGATCAGACTATAGTAATGCAATCTGAACCTTCTATGTCTGATGAAGAAATGCGATATGACTTTCTTTCAGACAGAGATGTTCTTTATGTCTATTCTGTATATCCTGAATCTAAAAAGAAGTCATGGTGCCCGACTTGCAATGGCAGTGACGCTAATTGCGATCACGAATTGCAAAGGCAATTGTTCAAGCATTATGCAAATGCAGGCATAGGTCTTACATATCAACGACTTTCATGGAAAGACTACAATGGGCCAGAAGATGTGAAGAAATTCTGTCAGATATATGCAAGTCAGTCTAAAGCTTTCAAAGAGAACAATGTCGGACTAATGCTTCTTGGCAATAATGGAACAGGCAAGACGACTGTAATGTCTTTGCTATTGAAAGACTTGGTAAGACAAAGAGCTAAGTGCTTCTTCACAACGTATTCGAATCTAGTTCAAATGCTTGGTGGCTCGTTTTATGATGAAGATGCGAGAAGACTTTATGCTGACAAGATTATCAAGTCTACTTTCTTAGCTATAGATGACATAGGCAAAGAGATGGCTAACAAGTTGACTGTAAATGCTATCGATAATGTTCTTAGACAAAGAGTGCAAGCTTCTAGACCTACTTTCCTTACATCGAACATGACTAGAGGTCAGATAATGAATGAGTATGGAAGATCTGCTTTCAGTCTGATAGCTGAGACCTCTAATGCATTCGATTTTGACGGATACGATGTCAGACCAGATGTAAGAAAGCGAAAGCTTGAAGATGCAGCTAAGGGTATCATTCATCCTATCATTTGAAAGAATGTAAGAACAGCTTATGGAAGAAGCAACTAAATTAGAAGACATGGCTGTCTACTTGATGACAGATCTGCCTTCATTGAAAAGAATGTACTCTCTTGGTCTTAGAGAGACTTACTTTGACGATCTGCTAAACAAGAAAGCATTTGCGTTCTCTGTAGAATATTGGCAAGGATCGAATCTTAAGAAAGCACCTACTTGCAGTCTGCTTGAAAAGGAAGTCCCAAGTCTCCATGTGAAGTCGACAGACGTGTCTGCTACATATATAGTGGATGCTCTTAAGAAACGACTCATATCGAACAGGATGAAAAGAGCTTTGCTAGATTCGGCAGACTCTTTGAAAGAGCATCCAAAAGAAGCTCTAGAAATTCTGTCTAATCAGCTGTGGTCTATTTCGAAGCAAGCTAAAGACAGAAAGAATGTTTCAGAACTATATGATACTGTAGAAAGCAGAAAAGAAAGGTATCATAAGCGTTCAGAAATGTCTAAGAATGGTCTAATGGGTGCATCTATTGGTTTTCCTGAAATAGATCAAGTAACTATGGGTCTTGCAAAGGGAGAATTATGTACGATAGCAGCGCCTACTAAGACTGGCAAGACATGGATTGGCCTAAAGATTGTTGCAGAAGCTATGAAAGCGAAGAAGAGAGTAGTCTTCTTCACGCTTGAGCTTTCTGTAGCAGACATAGAAGACAGACTTGATGCTATTCTGTCTGGAGTATCATATGCAAGGCTTTCTACTGGAACATTGTCATCTATAGAAGTCGGAAAGCTTTCAAAGACTCAGCAATCGTATGACTCGTATGGAAAAGTACTGATTTCTAAGCCACGAATAGGTGAAAGAACAGTTCCAGACATGATGAAAGTAATACGAGATTTTGATGCGGAGTTAGTAGTCATAGATCAGCTTTCATTTATGGAAGCATCGAATCCTGGAACATCAAAGACAGAGAATGCATCTAGAATAATCGATGAGCTTAAGATGTCGATATCTGAAGACGAAGACAGCATGATTCCAGTCTACTTGCTTTCTCAGATGAATAGAGCTGCATCTTTTACTGAAAATGGAAGAGGAAAGCTTACAAATATCGCTCTTACATCAAATATAGAAAACGCTTCTGATCTGATAGTCGGTCTTGGTGCTACAAAAGAGCAAAGAATCAACAATACTATGGTCGTAGAAATCTTAGGTTCAAGAAGAACTAGCATGAGGTCGTGGCTAATATATCGAAATCTTCAAGATAAGACAGACTTTCATGTCATAAAAGAAATGACTGATGATGAAGATGCAAGCGAAGAGGGAGAATAATGCACTACATTGCAGGTAGAAGCTTGAGAATAGCTTTCATCACGCATAAAAGCAATCTGAAGGGAAGTCTGACTTGGTTCAATTCGATGAAAGAGATAGAGTTTTTGAAGCAAGTATTCAAGGGCTCTGTGGTTGATGGCATAAGCATGAAGCCAGACGCTAAAGATTTCAATACTACGTTCAAGCAGGCATCTGGAAGACGTTACGACCTGATCGTCATGAACATTCAGAAGAAGTACGATTCGGAAAGAACGCATGCTGGCTTCAGAATGATGAATGACTTCATCAAGCAATCTGAAGCTCCTGTTCTAGCTCTCATGGATGACGTGGCCATAGCAGACTCTCCATCCACGAACATGTCTTCTTTCGACAACAAGATGGCAGTGCTTGGAATTAGCACCAACAAGTCTAGATTGGAAGAAGCAGGATATCATAGCATAGTCTCATTGAATAGAGTCAAAGGCATGTCTGCTATGCTAAGGTCTGACAGACGCTACAATGATTCTGTTAAGACTGTAGATTTCGCATATATCGGAATGCTGAGGAACAAGAGACTGAAGCTTGTAGTCGACTCTTTCAATGCTCTTTCAGAAGCTGGATACTCTTGCAGATTCTATGGAGCTAATGCCTCTTACGACATGAATGAAGACGAGTCTTCGAGTATTCTAGATTCTGCTAATTTCGAAGTGCTTGACAAAGTTGATGCTGACAAAGTAGTTGATGTCATGTCTGAAGCTAGATACTCGATTCTTCCAAGATACGACTTCTGCAAAGGTCTTTTCTCTAATAGAATATACGAAGATGATTCTGCGAATTGCTTGATGCTAGCAGATGAAGAATATGGTTTGCATGACTTGTTCGATAAAGAAGTGCGATATCAGAATGACAAAGACTTGATAGCTATCGTTAAGTTGTTCGATGAGCATCCAGAATTGCAGTCGTACATGCTTAATCAGCAGCATGTAAGTGTAGATAGAGAATATCGGACTTTAAGAGCAGAGCTAGAGCAAGCTCTGATAGATTCTGTAAAAGAGCTTCTGCGATGAGCTTAGGAAGACTTTCTGCTATAGAGATAATCAGAAGATATCGTCCAGACAGCAGAATCATAGTAAGTGGTAGCTGGATACGACATTCTTGCATAATAGACACAGTAGATCCACATCACAATCATGGTGACAGAAATCCGTCTGCAGGTCTGAACAGCCAATCTGGAGCTTATCTTTGCTTTGCATATTCTGCTCATGCTTTGTCATTCAACAAGCTGAAGCAGATAATGCATCTGCAGTATGACTTCGAGTCTGAAAGAAGAGAGCTGCCATCTGACTTCAAGAAAGCTATGGAGTCGAAAGTATCGAATGACGACAAGCATCTCATAGACCTAAGACCATACAAGCGAGTCAATCATCAATACATGCTAGACAGAGGATTTCTTGAGTCTACGTTAGAAGCAGCAGACATAAGGTATGATGACATCAATGACAGAATAGTCATACCAGTGTATGAAGATGGAATGTGCGTAGGATATCAAAGCAGAGCAATAAGAGATTCTCAGTTCCCAAGATACAAGAACAGCAAGGGCTTCGACAAGTCAGAGCATGTCTATTCGATATCTGCTTTAGACGAATCTATGCCATTGATCGTATTCGAGTCGCCAATGTCTGTAATGCGAGCTTATGACTATGGCATGACTAATTGCATTGCGACATTCGGAAGCAAGATATCAAGTACACAAGCATCATTCATAAATGCATTCAGAGATGTATTGCTATGGTTCGATGGTGATGGTGCTGGTCAATGGGGAATAAAGCAGGCAATCAAGAAGCTATCATCTACTGATCTACGCATAGTAGATTCAAAAGATCTTGGCACTAAAGACATAGCTGACATAAGTCAGAATGAAGCTATAGTAAAGATAGTCTCAGCTAAGACTGCTTTAGAATACGCTATTGATTATATTTGACATTAGATAGCTATTCAGTATATCACCAGAATTACGACGTTTATCTCTATGAACTTCAAGTATCAAAGATATATAATTATATATACCAAAAATTCTAGATCATTAGAGAACAACGTCGTTAATCTGTACTCGATTTTACAATTGTTCAATAATGATATATAATATAAATATAGTTGAATAGAAAGGACTCAAATGTCAACTACGTTAAAAGATCTGCAAGCATTTATAGACGACAATCTTGATAAAGTCATTCATAGAGGAATAGATTGCAAATATACTGACGACAAGCTGCAATTCAAAGACGATGAAAATCTGTACGATATTTCGCCTGTTGCAATATCAGAACTTTCAGCTATTCTGCATTTGCCAAACAAGTATATAGAATCTATCCCTTCAGATTTGCGTACGATGAACATCATGTATTTCCTGATGCGTTTCGAAGGCAATCTTACATTCTCTATCTCAGGCAATGCGATTTCAGAAGTCATTGAATCAGATAACATTCGTCCTGTCGACAGCATCATTTCAGAGCTTTCAGAAGTGTTTGATGCAAATGAAGTCAATGTCATTCAACCAGAGATTGACAACAAGCACATCTCAATGTGGATTTATTTTGCAGACGAAGTTGCTACTTCTAAGTTCGGTACATTCAATCAAGGCTACAATCTTTATATTGGAACAGACAAGAAAGATTCTGTGTATTGCAATCCTATTCTTGTCAATCCACTTGAAGAAACAGCTATTGAAGTATTGGTCGATGACGATGATGAAGTAGACAATTCGTCTATAACAGAAAAAATTGAATACGTCATGTTATTCAAGAATGTCTTTGATGCGCTTAATCTAGCTTCTGAAAATAGAATAGAAGACATCAATGTATTCTTCAATATCATGTCTTCCGGTTTTCGTATGACTTCTAAAGCTAAGAAAGCTGTACTAGAAGAATTGCAATTGTCAGATGCTTCTACTATATCTGATGCAATAAAAGCTTCATTGTCTGCAGAGACTAGAATGAAGAAGCTTTCAGATGTCAAGTCTATCGCTACATTCATAGGAAAGTATTCTGAATTCAAGAACCCGAAATTCTGCTCTGAATGCGGACAGCCGATCATTGAGGATGTGAATCTTTGAAGCTAGCAATACTGATTACAGAGAAAGACTCAGAAGCATCGCTTGTCAATATCGTCAATGATGCTATGCATGTCAACAACGCTAAGACATTCGTAGTAGATGACGGGTCAAGAATCCCAATCTCTATAGAAGGCAATAGCAAGCTAGCAGTTTTCAGACACGATAAGAACATTGGCTATGGAGCAGAAATGAACTTTCTGCTTGATTGCATAAAGTATGACGATTTCGATTATGTCATGTTTGCAGAAGCAGATGACAGAATAGACTATGTCAATCTAAACAAAGTCTTGCAAAAAGTCAGTAACTTGCCATGCTACTATGACATGATCAAGTGCTCGTATTACAAGAGACAGACACCAGAAAGCGAGCTTTGCATTCCAGAATCTGAATTAGCTTTCTACGAAGATGGTCTTCTGAAGAACAAAGACATTCCTATGATGCTAGATCATCATAATGCTATCTGGTCTATTCTTTACTCTTCTGCTTTTATAGAGAATCATCGTTTTGTAGAAGCTAAAGGTGCTGGATGGGTAGACATACCTTTTGCTTATGATACTTTGCTAGATGCTGACGCTATATACAGAATTGCAACACCAATCTACAAATATACATTGCATAACGTCATTAATTCATCAGATGTTTTTGATGCATCTACTCCCTTTGCAAGATTGCTAGATGTTCAGAAGATTTTGTTTGATGAAGGCATAGACAATATTCCTGTAGAAGTTCTGTGGTGCTATATTCATCAAATTCTGAAAATGATAGATCTTTGCTTCTACAACAAACGAAAGCTTTCTGAATATCAAACCAACAGATTCGCTATCTATCAATGCATGAACTTCATATACATCATCATGAATGACAGATCATTTGCTAACATATTGCGCGTCTTCAAGAATGACAGAAGTCTTCTTGACGATGTATCTTCAGAGCAAATAGCTATTTTAGACGACTTCAATAAGAACGGCAATATAGACAAATGGATAAGCAGTCTTTAAGAAAAGTCTTAGAAGCATTTCAGAACGATGCTGGTGCATCTGAAACAGAGAAAGCATTAGCGACTAGACTTCTTAAGACTATTCCTAAACTGTCTATTGTAAGTGAAGACAAATCAGTAGACATAGCTTTCGACATTACAATGTCATCTGATCTAAGAATGGAAATAGCTAAGATTGCTTCTTCATATGGTTGTGTCATAGTATACGAGAATGATACGACATACATAAGAGGAAGACATAATCAAGCTGTTGCTTTCAAGTACATAGTAGACAATGCTTTGTCTTTATGCAAAGACATCGATGACATAGATGTAGCTATAGCTGTTCTTAGAAAGATAGGCGAATCTAAATACAGTATCGTTGCATCATTGCCAGATGTAAAAGACTGCAATGTAGAATATGTGAAGACAAAGCATATTGGAAAACGAAAAATGAACAAAGCTAATAAGCTTCTTTCTTAATAGTTTCATATTATATCATCTGCATTTTACAATCTTAAGCAAATGGTATATAATATAAATATAAAGATAAATCAATCAATGAAAGGAAAAGCAATGAAAACAGCTATCGTACCAAGGCATCCATTTGCAGAGGTTTCTAGCAGCAGTATGAAAGCTTGGGTATCAGAAGCTTCTAAAGAAGATGTTCTTCAAGAAGTTTCAGAATACAATGACAATCTAGAAAGATTCGAAAAAGCTGTAGCTAAAGCTGATAGAAGCGATGCTTCTGTAAAGACATACTCTGATGCGTATGTTCATGCATCTAAGCTTGCAGCATATTTCAATGCAGCATTGGACAAAATCAAGAATATCGCTATTCAAGTTGGCACTTTTGAATCTGATGAATACAGTCTGAAATTCTCAGTTGAAGGTGGCAAAGAAAAAGCTAGAGAATACGATCTAGATGCTCTTAAGAAAGATCATCCAGATGTATACAGAAAAGTCACATTCAAGAATGGCAAGCCAATGCTTAAAGCAGATCGCAAAAAGCTTGATGATGAAGCTAGCAGATTGAAGGCAGAGCTTCAAGAAGTCAATAAGAAGATTATTGAGGACAATGCCAACAATCAAGTCTATGTGAATGAGCAGCTTTTTGATAATGCTGTAGAATCTGATCCAGACATTGCTAATTACAGAACAATCAAGTACGGATCTAAGCGTTTCCAGGTTCGAGAGCTTAAGGATTAAGTCTTGCTTCTGTCAGATACTTCTATCAAAAGAATCAATGCTATTGAGCCATTCAATGAAGACAATTTGCAAGCAGCGTCATATGATTTGACATTAAGCAACGTATTCATTGTTACAGATGCAGAAATACTATGTCCTGGAGATACGAGTCTTACAAGGAAATGCTATTCTACTAAGCTAGTAGCGCATCAGTACAAGCTTATGCCTAATGAATTCATCTTGTCTTCTACTATTGAGAAAGTAAGAATTCCCAATAACATCGGAGCAAGATTTGAGGGCAAATCTTCTCTTGGTCGCATTGGATTAGCTACTCATATAACTGCTGGCTTCATTGATCCAGGTTTTGAAGGCAACATCACTCTTGAGATAAAGAATGAAGCATCGTATCCTATACTTCTTACTTGCGGAATGAAGATAGGACAAATATGCTTCTACTCTATGGATGAAGCTAGCTCTGAACCGTATGGAAGTACTAGCAAGTCACACTATCAGAACCAGTTTTCAGCTACTAGTTCGTGGTATGTATCTAGTTTTACAAAGCAGCATAAGTAATATATAATTATATTAAATAGTTTTATTATGAATATGGAGAGTAATATGAAGGTTTCAGAGGAATTCAGGCAAGCTATTGATAAGCCAGAAGGCAATATAAAGGCCTATTTGTGCGCCGGATGGTTTTCGCCAAATAAGATGAAAGCTTTGAATATGCTTGAGGATGTTCTTCATTCTTTTGATGAACTTGAGCTTTTTGACCCGCGTTTTGATTCTCCACAGATTGGAAAGAATCCAACAGAAGCTGAACGACAAGCTAATTTCGATGCAAATCTTTCTGCTATGCGAAGTTCAGATGTCCTTATTGCTTCTACAGAAGGACTTGATTCTGGCACTATCTGGGAATGCGGCTATGGTTCTGCTTTAGGAATTCCAACATTTGGTTTTGCACCATTGCTTCCAGAAGGTGTGCCATTCAATCTAATGCTTGCACAATCTATGAAGCATATCTTCCTTTCAAGTGAAGCTCTTACTTCTTATCTTAAAGATGGTAAGGAACCAGAAAGAATCGGGGCTTGCTGATGCAGACTGACGAAGATATCGTAGATTCAGTAATCGATTCTGCTAATGAGATTAGCGGACAAGCATATGTAATCAGATACAATGGAAAGCCTACTTTGCATAGGCAGAATCTCTATGAGCATCATGGATCTGTAGCTCAGTTGCTGCTATTGCTATTCAAAGTCTATGACGTTCCAGAATTCGAGCAATTGAATGCTTTGAAACGTGCTTTGACGCATGACTTGCCAGAGATATGGCTTGCTGACATCCCATTCAATACTCATGTAGACAATCCGCATTTTTCTGAAGCGTATGATAATTCTGAGCAAAAGATACTGAATAGCAAGCTAGAAAAGTTCGACTATTCAGTATCCAAGTATGGCAGAGTGTGGCATTTAGTGAAAGCAGCCGATTGTTTAGATGTAGTCCTGTTCTGCAAGCAAGAGTTCAATCTTGGCAACAAGTCAGATATAGTCATGTCTATGTACAAGCAGGATGTAGAGCTAGCTGCAAAGCATTTAAGAGAATTGGATAGCAATTATGCAAGATTTGAAAAGTAGACTTCAGTTCAATAAGAAAGTGCTAGACGCTAAAGCATCTCAGATTGATGAGATGGTAGAGTCTGTAATCAAAGATGTCAATGATGGAAAGAGCTTCAAAGACGCATCTAATCAGTATGGCAAGTCACCATACAATGTAAGACGCTTCATAAAAGCATATCTTTTCAAGCATGATCTATCTGCTAGCGATGTCTTCGAAGACAATATGAAGAGCATTGGCGGTAAGTACCATAAAGAAGACATGCAAGAGCTTCTTGACAAGATTTCAGAAATCGCAGAATTTGTGAAAGAAGGGCATACTGTTGCAGATGCTAGCAAAGCGTTCAATGTGTCAGCAATAACTATCTACAAGTATCTGGCCATTCTGCTGTATGTAGATCCTGTTGCTGGAGCAGAGTATAGGACTATGACAGACTCTCATAAGTTTGGCATCAGAAAATGAGCACAGAGATAGTATTTGAAGACGAAAGCAAGCCATCGCTTCTTTCTTATCATTTTGAAGAAGACAGCAATGGGAACGATGTCCTTGTAGTAGCAGATTCTAATGGCGAAGTCAATGACATGCGATTCTCATATCCTGAAGACGTATTAGCATTCTCTTGTGTGCTGAAAGATGCTTATGCTGACTTCAAGAGCAGAAAGGCTATGTTATATGAATAAGTCTTGGGGAGTAGTAGTGTCGTTTGACACTAAGCTCATGTCTGGATCTGTCAATGTAGCTAGCGGTTATGTTACAGCATTCATGGCTGTCAATACTAGCGTCATCAGAATTCCACAACCTGGAGAGCTATGGAAGCTAGACTACGACAATGGCTCGTATTCATTCGATTCGCCATTTGCGAAAGACATGAGTGAAGATGTCAGAATACTTCAAGCAGGAGACACTCTCATATCTACACCAGAGATTATGAGCATAAAAGCTAAAAGGCTTGATCTGAAAGATAGCAATGGCGATCTGCTTGATGAGATTGATGGAACAGTCTCTACTAGCAGGATGCCAAAGCAATGGCTGATCGATCTAATAAAAGAAGTGATTAAGTAGTGCTTGTAGAGATTGGCGACATGAAGCTTACTCCGAAATTCCAGTGCTTCGATTCGTATGGCCCATTCGTTCTGAAAAGAGATGCTATAGAGGCATGTGCCAATCTTACTTCTGATTTAGCAGTTGCATATGAGCAATTGCAAGCATACAAGTTGCAGAATGACATTCTTATTGCTAGGCTTTCACGTTTAGAAAGAAATACGAATCTATGAAAAGCAAGATGCTTGATTCTTTACTGAATGCTGTCACACCAGATTCTATAATAGCTAACTCATTCAAGAGAAGCACTTCTCCATGGAATGACGACCCTATGGAGTTCTTCGAATCAGACAAGTTCTGCAATATGAAGCTGTATCCAAGACAGAGACTGATGCTTAAGCTATGGAATCTGCAATTAGATGACCTGTCTGATTACGAGAAGAAGACGTTAGACTCATGGAGAGCTTCTTTCTCAAACGATCAGTATACGATAGGTGTCAATGAGGACATATATGAAAGAGTAGCTATCTTGAAGAAGAATGGCTATTTGTGGTTCAATACGATCATTCCTATTCTTGGAAGACGAGCATCCAAGACTATGATGTCTGGTGCTCAGCTATGCCTTCAAGATGCTACCCTGATGTGGGATGGAATACCATCTGTTACTGTAGACGATGCTGGCGAAGATGAAGACAAAGACGACTCCACATATTCGTTCGTAATGGCTAAGACGCAAGGCCAAGCTAAAGAGACTACGTTTGCAGCTCACTATAACTCAGTAATGCATTGCAAATGGCTCAAGCAATACATTGAAAGAGCTACTCCATTCGAGATAAGATTCCAGACGTTCGATGACAGAATGCAATCTATCGATCTAGTAAGTCAGGGAATGCCGCTTGAGAAGCCAATCTCATCATTTGTAGCAAGGCCTGTGTCATCAGATTCAGATTCTATACGTGGTAGAGCTTGCGTATCTCCAGATTCGTATGTGCTTGACTATCAAAGACATTGGGTTCAGCTTCGCACTATTCATCCTGGAAGCAGGATACTTGCTTTTCATGAGCATGAACCGTATTCATTGACAGAAGCTGTAGTTCTGAACATGTGGAAGACAAAGAAGGAATGCGTAAGACTGCATGTCTCTAAGAATGTCAATATGCCATTAGTCTGCTCTATAGACCATAAAGTTCAGATGAACGACTGGTCTTGGAAAGAAGCAGGAGCTTTGTCTAAAGGCGACATAGTTCGTACAGCTGACAGCACTAAGACTGTGCTGGAAGTCGAACATGTAGGAGAGCAAGATCTGATAGACATGACTACTTCTTCGCATACATATCTTGCTAACAACATTAGATCTCACAACTGTGTTTCGCTTGCTTATGACGAGATATTCTTCGCTAACTCTGGGCAGTCATCAAGATCTGGCGACAGAGGTGTGAAAGCAATGCAGCCAGCTTTGCAGCAGTTCGGCAAATACAAGCTGATGCTTTTCCCATCTTCTCCATGGACTAGAAATGGAGTAGTGTATGACAAGTACTTGCAAGGTAGAGAGCATGTCAAGGAGTATACTGAGAAATACGGCCTCTCAAGGAAAGAGAAAGATGCTCTAGACAAAGACATTGAGCATACGAAGAAAGCTATCATAACAGATCCCACTATATTCGTAGCTCAGTTAGAGTCTTGGAATCTTTATGAAGACTTCGACAGTCAAGCATATGTTCCGACATACTATTCTGGCTTCAAAGCAAAGAAGCTTGTCATAGATGACAATGGCCATAAGACTGAAATAGTCGCCGATACTAATGCTGTTGAAGGAGACTATGTCTATGTAGAATGACATAGATTTTACTTTCTTTAAAAAGTGTTATATAATATAATTACAAAATAAAAAACAAGACAAAGGAATGACAATGAAATACAAGAAAGCATTGCTTGCAATTACGAGTATGCTCAATTACATATCAGAAACTGACACTAATCCGAATATTTCGTTTAGAGTGTATTTTAAAGACAAAAAAGATGACAAAGCGCTTAATGACATAAATCAAGAGCTAGTCAATCTTGGGCTTGATGTGTATTCATGCGTATTTGTAGACAAGAGCTATTGGAAAGCAGTATATGCTGATACGTCTAACAATGTGCATATCAATGCAAATCTTAGCTTCGATCTACCTGAAGAAGAATGGTCTGACGATGTCAAAGAAGACGACAGGAAAGCTAAGAGACTTGCTTCGAAATCGTATCTGTCTAAAGAGCAAGAAGACGCTCTTGAAATCATTCGAGACATAATCAGCATTGGCATCAGTCCAGATGATGCTGCAAAAGTGCTAGAAGCTTTGTCTAAGAAATATGACATCAAGAAGAAAGAGAATAAGATTTGAAGATCAGTTCTGGACGAAAAAGGCTGCGAAGCGACATAGCAAAGAGAATCTACTTCGATGCAAGCACATCTTCAGACATCAAAGAAGACTTCAGCAAAGTCAAGCCGCTTATTCAAGCATCTGTTCAACATGACTACACTAACATCAGCAGTCATTTCAATGGTCAGCCATTCAAGATCAAGTTCTGCAAGACTTGGGTAGAGCATCATTGTCTAGTAGTGATGTTCGCAATTGGGTATGCAGATGAAGCTAATGACGTGCTATACAGAAAGCAAAGTAGGAAATAGCTTTGATTACAGATAAACACGAAAGTTTCGAATCAATAGAATACAATAATCTTTATGGATACATAAAGAAAGATAAAGTTCCTATTAGCATTGATTTTGACAAAGACGAAATCGTTTATGCATACAGGTACTTTGTTTTCGTATTCGTTGGTACAATCATACGAATAGGCAAGAAAAGAGTTGGCTATTCTACAAGAGAAGACGCTATAGACAGTTTCAAGAGATATGCTTCTATTGAAGGCTTCAAATACTAGAAAGATACGATATCATGGCAAACGATCAAGAATACTCTATCTTATACGCTTTTGAATATGTGAAAAGCGATGCAAACATTACGTCAAAGCCTGCTATTGATGACTTCGTCTATGTTACTCGCAATACGTATATTGATGGCAATGGCTATTATGGCAAGATAGCATACTATTCAGATGTTTCACGAGTCATCATGCCTGTTCCAGCATTGCTATATTACAATGACAAGTATGGAGTAGGCGGAATGCAATACAAGTCTATTCTTGACTTGCTTATGTCTGGATATTCATTCATAAAGATATCTGAAAAGCAATACAATGACAATGTAAAAGTATGATAGCTTTGCTTAATCTCAATTTTACTTTCCTTTAATAGTGTTATATAATATAACTATAAACAAAAACAAATCTATCGAAAGGAATGACTATGAGCAACATGATCATCACCGATTACATGGCCGGTCAAATCGGAGACAAATACTACGAGATCGTGGGCGAAGAACCGGAGTTCATCGGCGTGGTTAACGGGATCGATCATCTGTATAGTTACTTTCGCTATAGCATTGCGAAGGGCTGCAACGATATCAGATGGCACGACAGAGGAAAATTCGATCATTTCGAGCGCGAAGCTCCTCAGACCGTCGACGGCATGGAGCGTATCACTGATATCAAAAAAGTGAAGCCGGGTGATATCGAGGTCGCAAAGAGCGGCAACCGGTACAAGGTAGTTAGAAATGAAAGCGCTTCAGACACTTTCAAACTGAAGGTTACCGCCTCCGAGCTTGGCGATTCCGAAATGTGGCTTTCAGATTTTGAGTTCGCGTATGCGCTTCGCCCGAAGAGCGCATCAACTGGGAGCCCGACCATGAGTGATTACAAAGACCGTATGGTAACCGAATATTTTGAGTTGAAAGACCGCACATCAAAACTGCGGTCGATGTTGCGCGACTGTACGATAGGACAGCTTGATTTCGAGCCTACATGTTCGTTCGACCTGCTGAGCGCCCAGTTATGTGTCATGGAGGCGTATGAGTCGATTCTCGCTGAGCGTGCTCGAATCGAGAACGTTGACCTGAAAGAGGAATCATGAACTACATCGAAGAGGCAAAGAGGCACCTTACCGCGTCATTCAATGTTCAAAGTAGTGATGCAAGCAACTTTGAACGTGAGAATGCGAAGACTATCGCTCTTATCGCCATCGCTGAGCAGCTACGAATAAGCAATCTCATCGCACTGGATGCTGTGGATACGACTAACAGCAGTCTTTACGACTATGAGTACACAGAAATAGGATGGATGGTCAAAGATGTCAAGTCTGACATTGCCGAGGCATTGGGTATCAAGGAGACGATAAAATGAATCGAATAAGTAGTTTTGGGAAACGTAAGCCGCTCGCATCTGGTACAGAACAGGGCATCGACTGGACGGTATACGAGGGGCCGACGAAAAGTATTAACGGATACGTCAAACTACCAGAAGATCACCCATGGCTGTCATCAGACCTTGAAGACAACGAGTCTATCGATGTGCATGGAGGCATAACCTATCCTCCAGACGCAGAGAATTGGATCGGTTTCGACACAAACCATGCTGACGATGAGCTTATCAATCCGAGAACCGGAGAGATATTTATACATGGTGTTCATTGGACACTCGATATGGTGATTGCAGAAACAAAAAAACTAGCTAAACAGGCAGCCGAAGTATTGGAGTTTTGCAATGGGCATCGCCATTAAAGCCCTCGCTGAGAGCCGGGAGCGTGAATCATGAGTGAGCTGATGACCCAGAACATGCCGGAACCGAAAGAGCCGGGACTCTATCTTATTGCAGGCGAAACCGTTCTGCCGACTGTAGTTGTACGTTGTACAGATGACTTGGATAAGGAATTCCATTGGATGATGGTCGGAAGCACATGGATGTATAACTGGGAGGGCATCCTCTTCGAGTGGCTTCCATCTGATATTGCTTATACCATTGAATCCCTTGCCGAGCATGACGAGCGTATTCGTGATGAGACTGCACAAGACATTGCAAGTAGATATTCAATTACACGTGGACCATTGACACAGGATGAGTTGGACAAGTCACGGAGTCTTCTCGATTCATTTATGAGCGATTTTGTTAAAGCGCCAAGACTTGTTGATCATGATCGTGATATAGCTAGCAAGGCATGGCGTGAAGGTCATTCTGCTGGTGAATACGACAGGCTGCTAGGCAACATTGACATATCTCCAAATCCATACGAAATCGAATAATAGTGAATATGCAGCTGACAACAAAAGACATAGCAGAATCTGAAGACGTATCGCTGACATGTATAGAGAAAGGCATTCTATGAATTGGCAAGATGTTGTCGTTATGGTGGCTATCCTAGCCGCAATAGTTCTGATTAGCTGGATGAATCGAAAAAGTAGACATGAAGAATATTCTCATTGCATTTTGGCTACACAACAATAGCGAGCGTGAATTATGAGTGAACTTACAACCAATGAAATGCTGGAACATGAAGATACATTGTTCTTCATTGATGGAGATCCATTCGTCCTCACTAAAAACAAAGAACCAGATTGCTATCGCGAACAGGTAAAGGAACTCCATGACCAGCATTCGTCCAACATCATTGAATCACTTGCAGAGCATTACAAGCGCATACGTCATGATGCATTGACGCTCACTGATGCTGAAGCTAATGCTGGGGCAGATGCTATTGCTGACTTTTTCGCTTCGCCAGGCGAAGAAGTGATGTTCGAAATTCCGACATTAGACATTCTGAATGCTGCAATCAAAGCAATAGTAGAGATGCGTGAGCACAAATCATGAAGCAGCTGACAATAGACATGATACTCAAATGGCATGATGCTGGTTACTCGCCAGAAGAGACATCTCATCTGCTCAAGCAGCCTGTAGCTGTCGTCAATGCAGTCATCGAAACTGCGAACGACAAAGGGCGGGAATTTTGAAAGACTATAGAAAAGAGGCCGAATACCAGCGCGAATACCAGCGCAAATACCGGCAAAAGAAACGAGAAGAGAAGATACTAGAGGAGCTAGAAGAGACTGAACGCTTGACAGTCAAGGTAGACATTTACGATCCAGTAACCTACAAGCTGATACAGAGAATGAGACAGCCAAAAACTAAGAGAGGATATCGTGAGCTTCATAGCATGATAGATGACGTAGGCAGCTGATCAGCTTACTTATATAGCTAAAGCATACTGCAAACGAACTGCTCACATCTACAAAAAAGAAAGAGACATCGACTATGAAAAATGAAGAGAAGCTTGCTTATTCGATATTCATGGCTTTAGAGCAAGCAGACATACTCGATCCTGCTCATGAATATTCGCCTTCATATCTGTATGACAAAGCTAAGCCTGTCATCATTAAGTGCTTGAATCAACATGATGAAGATTCTGTTAGCTCTGACACTGCTGACACTACTGACAAAGATACAGATTCTGCAAAGCAATTGCTGTCAGACGCTATCGATACTGTCGCTGTCGACAGGAAAGAAGACTATGGAGAAGCTGAAGACTCCTTCAATGACATTGCTAGACTGTGGTCTGTCATTCTGCATCAAGACGTCTCAAGCAAAGATGTAGCATTGTGCATGATAGCTTTGAAGATTGCTAGATGCAATAATGGCGACTACAAAAGAGACAGCTGGCTTGATATTGCTGGATATGCAGCATTGGGAAGTCAGTTGTAGCTCCGCGAATGTCTCATGATTACTTGCATGAAATAGAGAAACAACGGATTAATATTATTATATTGGCTAGTATTGCACTTAGCCAGAATGATCTGCTACTATCATATTGAAATGCATTTTTTCATAGAGATAGCATAATGTAAATGATACTATTGAAAGAAGATGACTAGACCAATGTCTGCTTTGACATCTGCAAAATGCACAGAATGCGGTCATATCGGACCTAAGTTAGCTATGCTGAAAGTCTTTGAGAATGGCTTTGTCAAAGGCTACAAGCACAAGAACTGCGAAAGCTACAAGGCAGCTCCGAAAGATACGAAAGACGTCTTAGAAGACAGCTATTCAAGGGCTTCAAGCTTGTTCATCAAGAACAGAAATATGCGAAAGAGTCAGCAATTCTGAATCTGTCACGAATTAGCAAAAAGGAGACTAGACTTGCATAAGATGAAAAGCTGGACATTCGAAAACGATGTCAAGACTAAAGTGACTGTCAAAGCAGAAAGACTTCAAGAAGCATACAATAAAGCTTCGAAGTTCATCTACAATCCTGTTCTGATCAGTGTCAAAGAATTGAATGATTTAGATGACTAGCGTAGAAGATCGCAATGCAATCGAATGTCAATTCTGCAAAGCTCACCCAATCTTCGTCACAGAAGAAGTGACTGAAGGCGACAAGATGCATAATGAGCATCAGCTGAGATGCTCTCATCCATCAGGCTTCAAGACCTGCTTCTACTTGACTAAAGCAGAAGCTGAAAAGCATTGGAATGACATGATGTTAGAATGCATATCTAATCGTGTGGAATTAGGAAGAATCTAGCACAAATAATGCTATCTTGATTTTACTTTCTTGTCATTGTGTTATATAATATAACTATAAATCAAAAACAAACAAGAAAGTGAATCAGGAGAATACATCATGAAACTCAACAAGACTAGAATCAAGCTAATCATTCTTGCTTTTGTAGCATCTATGCTTGTTCTTGCAGTCAATGCTATCCCATCACTATCTGATTCTAAAGGTGAAGTCAATGCTTTCGCATTGTTAGGCGTTTTCTTGTTCTTAGCTGCTTGGAAAGGAAACGAAGACTGATGAATGCTATGACTCAAAGCAACGAAGCTAATGAAGACGACTGCATCTACTATGACAATCGTCAATGGGTGAAATGCAATGGCGACAACAACTACTACTGCGACTGGTCTATGAACATCATAAAGATTGCTTATGGTAAAGTTTCTGTCAAGAAGACGTATTCAGACCCGCTCAATGGTGAGAAGTACATACGAGAATCTCACTCATACAAAAGCAAAGATGGCGAATGTCATCAAAGAACTATTCGAAGGTATGTCTCTCAGCTTTGCAAAGGCAAGTACGGATTGCAAGAGCCACATATCCGCTTCATTACTCGTGGCAATACAGAAAATCCATGGTTCTTCTAGAAGAAAGAGCATGACATGACTCAAGACTATGAAGGACTGCTAAACATCAAGAAGCAAGTAGACAACTTCAAGCGACAGCTGCATTCATACATTGCAGACTTGATTGATGCAGACGATCTTGCATGCATAGACGACAGCATGCTGCGAATAGAAGGTGTAGTGAATTCTTGCATAGCTGATTGTGAAGACGAGAATGTTCAGAATGATAACAATGAGAACAAAAGCGATAAGAATGACATTGAAAGCGAGACGTCAGAATGACTAGCAAACGAAAGACATTGAAGCAGAATCTGAATGAGATGAAGCAGCATATCGAAAGCAGATTCAAAGCAAGCTGCGAAGTCAAGAGCTGCATTCTGTCATTTCAGAAAGATGGCGTCTTGTTCGTCATAGACAAAGCAAATGACACATGGTTCAAGCTTGAATGCTACTCAGCAGATAGCATGCTTCTTGACAGACCGTTCATGTCAAAGCTTGTAGGATGCAAAGCATATGACACAGTAGATGCTGTCATTGAGAAAGCTACAGAGTCAGGATGGACAGAATGAAGCTAGACTACGACATTGCTACAGAGTGCTCTGAGAAGATAGCAAAGATTGCTTTCAAGCTAAGACAGTCTGATTCTGTACTGAACATTCGACTATATGAATACAGCGTCACATTCGATTGCTTCAACATGTCATACTGCATTTCATTCTACGACATGTTCACTAATTCTGACACTCTGCTTGTAGAAGAGTACTTGCGTTCTCTTACACGCAGACATGCAACACTGCCTTGGACAGATGAAGATTCTGATGCTAAGATGATACTAGCTCTTATTGATGAATGGAAGTCTAGCTCAATCTTCTAATATGCAGCATTTAGCATTAACTAGATTGTTCTCTGATGACTTAGAATAGCATGTATATATAATTATATAGACTGTATTCTTGAAGTTCATAGAGATAAACGTCGTAACACTGAGGATACATTAGATTCATATCTAATATATGAAATAGAAAGAAGAACTTAAATGACTGAAAAAGCATTGACAAAGCATGGCATTAATGACATGATGGAAGCTTTTGCTATAGTCAATTCAATCAAGACTGACGATGGATACGTTGATGGACTCAGAAAAGCTTCAGATGCATTGCGTGACTATGCAGTAAGTCTAGTCGAATTAGACAATCAAGAAGAAGCAGAAATCAGAAAGATGATTGCAGAAAAGACTGAAGATGGTCTAGATACGTTTGAAATCATAGAATGCTTTACGACTATGCTGAAAGACAAATTCATGCATGGTTCTATGTGAATCTTACATTTGCAATAAGTTGCTATGCGATATGACTATAAGCAAAAATACTTAGATCTGTACGGAAAGCAAAAATGCGAGATAGCAAAACATACTATTCTGGAATATCATTCCTAGAACTGCTTGGTGTAGCGTTCATAGTTCTGAAACTGATGCATTACATAGACTGGTCTTGGTGGCTTGTTACATTGCCGTTGTATGCACCGTTTTTGATTGTGTTAGCAGTATTCGTAGTTGTGTTTGTTATTACGATCGTGACAGGCATAGTGGCATTGATCATTGAGAAGTTCGACAATTGAAAGAAAGAAAAGACGATCATGAAGATGAGAAAGCTTCGGCATCCAAAATACAAGCACACTTGCGGATGTCTTCCAGATGGCGAATTCGAATACATTGGCGAGCTTCCAAAAGTCAAAGATGACTGCGTTGACCCAAAGTACTGGAAGCTTGCAGGAAAGACTTGGATTGATGTGACTGATCAAGTTCCAGACAATCCACATGATTATGATTGCTATAGACAATAAGACATAGACTGATGATGTGCTATCATTGAAAAAGCGATATGACAGCAAAATGCAGTTCAGACGATGATTGCGTATATGATTGCGATATCGATTTTACATTCTATAGATTATGTTATATAATATAACTATAAATCAAAACAAACAAGAAAGTGAATGCACGATGGCAAACGACAAGAAGTTGAAGCTCAATATCGAATGCGAAGACAATATCTATGGGCATGTCACGATTGAATCTTATCTTGATTCAAGCAAATTGAATGATTTGCTAGACTTCATCAGAAAATCTACTGAATGCGATTCTGACGATCAAGACGAAAAATGGAAGTCTCTAGAACGTTCATTCAATAATGACTTCTTTGACAAAGTCAAGCAGTATAATGCACTTGATGGATTCAAAGAAGCTAAGATTCAAGACGAACCAAGAACTTCTAGTAGAGAAAAAGCTATTAGCATGTTCAATGATAAGATGTGCGATATCGGTCTTTCTACTAATTGGAATTCTGAGATTTGCACAGTATTCAAAGCTGACGAATCAAGCTTTTCAATTAGACTGTATTCAAGCAATTCAAGCAAATACAGCAGGAATGTGTTTGGCATATTGAATAAGAGGCTTCTTGACTATGTAGACTACTTCGTTTTCGTAAGCATTAACTTCGATAAGATTTGGGTGATTCCAGTCTATTTGCTTAAGGGGCTATATGCTAAGACAAAAGGAGGCATTACTGTCAGCATCAAAAGGCATAATGGCAGTTATAAGCTTTATGTTGGTGATGCTAAAATGAATATAGACAGCTGCACAATCGAAAACGCTCTTAAGACAGCATCAGAATGAAATCGACTCAATAAACTGATTGATAGTCTTTACAAAGAACGAATCACGCTGAAGCGTAAACTTAAGCAATATCAAGACAAGGAATCGAAATCAGAATGAAGAAGCAAATAGTAGAAGTTCATGAAGATGACAATGGCTTCTGGTGCGAAGTCAATGGAACTGTAGTAAGAGCAAGCAACGTGTTCGCTCTTGACAATGAAGTAGACAAGACTGTGCATGACCAGCAGCGTAGAGACTATCGACTAGTCAAGGACTAGACATGAAAGAATGAGCAATCATGAACACCGACATAGCAGTACGACAAAAAACCATTCATGTGGGCGACACTTGATTTCATTGAACGACAGATAGGTCGTCTGCACAGATTCATTGACGTGCAACAGCAAACAGACAATGAGATTACAGCTTTGATTCCGACATATGAGAAAGAAGAATCGCTCGATGTTACTCTTGATTCTCTTTTGCGACAGACACGTAGAATCAACAACATACTGATTGTCATAAACGGAAGCGGAATCAGCGATGTCTCAGCAAAGATGGCGCAGACATACGCCGGTTGCTTTCCCAATATTCATGTCATCAGACTTCATGTTCCAGGAAAAGCTAATGCGCTTAATGAAGGGTATTCATGCATTCGTCATGACTTTCCAAACACTATGATGATTCTTGGATGTGACGCTGATGTAGAGGCTGACTCTCATATGGTAGAGCATCTTGAGCATGACATGAAGCAATGGCCTCTTGCACTTGGAGTTCGTGCACGCTATGCATTCCGCAAACCAGATACGAATTCAAACTTTTCTCGTTCTCTTGTCTCTGGTCAACGTGTCGAATTCGCAATGACTGAGGTTCGTGCACAACTCAGAGGTCAGCATACATCTATTCTTGGTGGTCAAGCTACATTGTTCAGCATGAAAGCTCTTGATTCGATAGCGAAGACAATGCCCAATCGACTTCCATGGGATGCATCAAGCAAGGTTGAGGATGCACAGCTTACAAGAATCGGGTCTCGTTTGGGACTGGAGGCACGAGTATCGTTACAAGCAAGAGCTTGGACTGGTTTGATGCTTCACTCATACCAATGGCACAGTCAAAGACGAAAATGGCAGGATGGTCATTTTGACGACCTCACTCGTGAATTCCATCCATATCAGGATAGAAGAAGATGGCGTGACCAATTGGTTCTTGGGTGGAATGTCATTCTTCGAGTGCTGTTTGTCTCGCTTGCTGGAGCAGACATTTTGACTGGCAATCTTTCTTTGTCGCTGTGGTGGCTTACACCAATCGTTCTTGCTATCATTCAATCGACATTGATTGCAGTAAGAATACCAGACAGGTCTTTTGGAGAAGTCTTTCGTGCTTTGGTCTTCATTCCAGGTGAGATCTACTATCTACGAACGCTATCTGTCTGGATAGAGTCTTTAGTATCGCTTTTGCTGAATCTTCGTTCTGATGGATGGAAGAAGCAGTACAAAGCTGAGTCTTCGAGCAAGCATGTCAATGTTTCCGGCTGGATGGTGCTCACTGTGTCATTCTCACTACCGATGATAGGACTTATCTTCCTATTGCGATATGCACCAGCAGTAGGTAGTATGGTGATGACTGTGGGATGGCGCTCACTAGCTTTTATGACAATTCTGTCTTCATTGTCAATGACATTCTTGATACTTAGGATTGTAAGACGATTCAAAGAGATGAGACCATGATTGAATTTCTGCTTATTCTGTCAGCTGTATTCACATGCATATCAAGCATTCTGTCCGTAACTATTCTGATTCTAGCTGCAAAAGACAAGCATGAGCAATTGAAAGTGGATTTGTCAATGGCTTTAATGCTATTGTCTTTGCTGACTGCAATCAATCTGATCGTTGTCTTAGTAATGGCGCTTACATGAAAGTAGTTAGTAATGAAAGTATCAGATTGATCTAGATTGATACGAAAGCTTAAGTATATATAATTTATAATACTTATGCTTAGAAGTTCACACAATTAAACGTCGTTAATCGTAGGATATACTGGATATAGATTTAGGATATGAAATATGAATGAGCAAAGAAAAGAATCGAATCGCAAAGTCATGGAGACAGTTCTGTCTGAGAAGTACATCCATCATAAGTTCTTGCTGTCTGGCAGCAATGGCACATTCGAATTCAATGATGAAGTCATGCCAGACGAGAAAGAAGTATCGATTCTGTTTCATGATGCCAACGCATTCATAACGTTTTGGCAGCTTCTATTCGAAGACGATTGCATTTATGATGACGACTATGGCATCCGTAATACATGGTCTAATTTCATTGAACTGCTTGACAGACACGATATTGCTATTTTCCTGATGCCAATTGATGAAGACGAATACGATCCATTCAAGCATGACAGCAAAGTCCATAGCTACGCAATAGGTGAATGGACTGAACTAGTCAAGACTGAAAACGATTGGAGATTGTATCGACTGTTCGATGGTCTTGAGACTACTTTCATCGAATTAGATGAAGATGAAATCATCAAGATGTACAATGCTGTCATGACAGAACGAGCTGTAGTCAAGACTATGAAGCAGACTCATCCAGCTTATGCATTCGATACTTCAGCTTCTGAAAGAAAGCACAAGATCAGCAAATACAAGATCGATGGAATGACAGCTACAATGGTTGATTCTGATGAGTGACGACAGACAAGCAGAAGCCTTCACAGACTATTCCAGATTCAAGCATCCTGACATCATCAAAGCTCTGCATGACTTGAGCATAGAGAATAGTAAGAACGTCGAGACGATCAAGATGCTTATGAATGTCGATTCAGACTTTGACTTGTACAAAGTAATAGATAATGAACTTGAAGCTTTAGCTGCATATGCAAATGCACTTGGATGTCATATAGACATTCTGATTGGCAAAGCAGCAGACAGAAAAACGCCAATGTCACGAATCATCAAGCATAGCAAGGAATAGACATGCAATACTGCACCCATTGCCACATATTCGTAAAGCCTGAATGGCAGCCTCTACACTATGGTCGATTCATAGAAGTCTGTCCATATTGCAAGTCACCATTCGTCATCGAAACGCAATATCGAACTAGCAATACTACAAGCATTTGATTTTTCAATCATACATATGACACTGGCATGTCACCAGATTAACGAGGTTTATCTCTGCTAACTTACAGTATCATGTCTATATAATTATATATGCTTCATATTCTATGTTACTAGAGAACAACGTCATAACTTTAGCTGTCGATTTTACTTTGCTTGCCTTATGGTATATAATATAACTATAAGCTAAACAAATAGCTTACATCGATGACATGAAAGGAATGAAAGGCTTGAATCATGAACATTCAAAATCAGAACAACCCGAATTGGCAGTATGACAGCGCTCACATATCGCACCCATCTGCACAAGCTCCTGATCCAGACAGCAAGAAGCGTGACACGATCAAGAAAATTGCAATTGGAGTTGGCGTAGCAGTTGCTGTAGCGGCAACATGCTTAGCGATTAATTCATACGTTCAGAAGGCTAATGCAGTAGGTCTCAATGCTGCTTTCAGTAGATGCGACAATGAAATGAACTCCTCTTTTAAAGATGACGGTTTCAGTGCTGATGACTACATGGCATCAACTTCATCAATGTCTCCATACAGCAATACGAAGTACTTCGACTGCATTGCGACTAATCTTGGAGTAGACAAGGGCAATCTTAATTCGATAGTCAAGCATGACGCTGACAAGGGCAGTGATGAGACTGTAGCCACTGCTGGCATTAAAGCAAAACAGAATGGAGACTATTGGTTCTTCTTGTTCAAGAACGAATATGGCAAGTATCAATTCGCAGCTATGACAGAAGCTACGTATGATACTTACTTCAAGCCTGAACCATCGTCTGATTCTTCGTCTGATTCAGATAGCAGTTCTAGCGATAATGACCAGCAAGATGATTCTCAGTCAGATTCTAGTGACAGTGATGCAACTCCCTCTTCATCGCAGCTAAAACAGCAGATCATGGACACTTGCTTTGCTGATGTGACTACGTCGCAATATGCGAAGCTTGGCTTCATCAATGACAATGAGCTTGTATGGAATGACTCTACAGAAATGGTAGCTAATGGCGCAGATGCTATCAACTGCACTAAGAATCTGATTCATTCGACAGATGCAGATGTGACTTGGTCTCAGCTTATGGACATTCATAATCGTCAAGCACCGTTGATGTTCTATGGAGCTCGTGGAATCATAGAAATCCAAGATGGAGACACTCAGGACTCTACTGCAGTGCAAGTCAATCTGAACTAGCATTGATCGAGATTGATGCGAATAGAATAGCGTTGATGATATAATATAACTATATGGATCTTGTCATCACATCATGATTCTTCCATATGAATCGCATCTATTCTACCGAGAAAGGCTGAATGCATTGAGCAATACCATGAAGTTTGAGATAGCTTCTGACGACTTGGGAATCTGGGATGTTTCAGATGTGCAAGATCTCTATTCTAGTCTGAAGTCTTCTGCTAAGAGCTACAATGTAGTTCTGCAATACGATGGCGAAGACGGATTCAATTATGCATTCACTGCTGTAGGAGATGGAGGCGATCTTCTAGCTTTGTATGATAATGCAATTAGATGGTACACGAAAATGTCTGCTGAAGATGCTGCAAGCGAATCAGCTGAAAATGGAGGAATTACTATGGCTGCTAAGAAGACAGCTGCTGACGACTTCGACTGGTCTTTGGAGTCATATGACGACCCAGACTATGGAAAGATCAAAGAATGGACATACGACACTGGAAAAGACGAGTTCACGATTCAGTCGTATGTAGATGAGGATGGCATTGAGCATTTTGATGCTACATCGTCAGTCAATGGTCTTCTTAATGACACCTTCTATGGATTCGACTCGTTCGAGGAAGCTGAGAATGCTTGCTACAACGCTGCAGATCTTGATGATGATAAGGAAGCAGACGATCCATTCGCTACTGAAGCATCTGCAAAGAAAGCTTCTGAAGGCTGGATTGATACAGGCGTCGAACCATATGGCTCAGAGTATGACGACTATAGCGATGGCTACGCGTCTATAGTTCAGCTTAATGGTTCAGAGTATAAAGACTATGGCAATGGCTACGCAGCTACAGTTAGACTTTTCGAAGCAAACGGTGACGACTACAATGTCAATTTTGAAATCGTAGACGCTGAAACTGGTGAAACCGTGTACTTTGATGCTGATGCTGATTACTATACATTTTCTGAAGCAAAACGTGCTGCTGATGCATGGGTAGCTTCCAATGTCAATGCCTCGAAGCATAAAGCTTCTGTAAAGAAAGCGCATGACGTATCTAATCTAGATGCAGCTATTTCAGCACTGTCTGATCAATTAGCGCTTGATCCTGACAATGAGCTAGCAGATATGCTTGCAGATCTAGTCGAATACAGAAACGGTGAAGCAGAAGAGACTGTTGAAGATGAAATTGAAGCCCATGGTGAGAATGTTCCGATAACTGAATCTGCAAAGAAATAATCTGCTGAATTGACATCTTTTTGATGTTCGAATATAGCATTTACACTTGACATGACTATGTCATGAAGTCTAGTCTAAGCCCAGCCCGATAAGCTGGGCTTTTTCTATATTCTTTTCATGTCGATTTTACATCTATTCAAAAGTGTTATATAATATAACTATAGATTAAAAACAATCAAAAAAGAAAGGAGTTAAACACGATGTACTATTTCACATTCGGAAGCAAGTACGACTATGAGCCTCATCCGGTGCTAGGCAATATCAGTGCAGATGAAGTAGTTCTTGTAGAAGCAGATTCATATGAAGAAGCTAGAACTGCTATGCTAGATGTAGTAGGAACAGAATTTGCTTTCCAATATGAGACGTCTACTATTCCAGATCGTGTGCTGCTTAAGATAACAGTAAAGAATGAAAATGGAAAGAAGATATACAGCTACATTCCGTTCCCATCTACTCCAATTGTAATCAATCGTTATGCTCAGATTGAGAATGCATTTGTTCATACATGGCCTGGAAAGTATCAAGAAAGTCTTAAGGACGCCAAATGATAGATCCGTACACAATAGCCAAAATCAAAGTAGATTCAAATGGATTGTCTAAAGATACGTACTGCTACAAATTGACTCTTGCAGTCGACTTGCAAATAAAAGATGAAATCATCGATTCATACAAAGAAGACTTCGTATGGCGACTTCGTCACAATGAATGCAATGTGACAGAAGACGACATACAGGTGAAAGTCGACTGTGTAGCACATAGTTTGATATTCGTACTTTTCATGAAGTATATTCCGTGTAAGTCTCTTGTCAATTCTCTTGAACTCGATACAATCTATAGCAAGTCATTAGATCAGATTCAATATACGTCTGATGGTTCGGAACGATATAGATATGCTGGCGTCAATCCAAGATTGAACGTATGCGTCTACGTACTAGATAAAGATTGACATATGACTAGCTGCGACGATATTCCATTCTATAGATACATACAATCAGGCTTCAGCATAGACTACTTGTTCAGAGAGTTCGGAATTAGCTATGAAGAAGCTACTCGTATCTTTGAAGACTTTGACAAGTCATATTGCAAAAACGTTCTAGATGAGTAGATTTACGACGTTGTTCTCTAATGACTTAGAATTGTAAGCATATATAATTATATATACTGAATACTAGAGGTTCACACGTATAAACGTCGTCATTCTGAGAATATACAGAGTATAAAGATAGGATATTAATATGACATGAACATGCTGATTGAAAGCAAGATAGAAACATAAACGAAAGGGTTAAAGATGGTTGCACTTGTCAAGCCACAAGATGTAGAAGCTAAAGTATTCGACTTCAAGACTAAATTCAAAAGGGACTGGTATGATGCAGACCAAGTAGATGACTTTCTAGACGATGTGCATGACACTATACTGGAGCTAGCTAAAGACAACGTACGATTGAGAAAGAGGCTTGGAATAGAATGACTGCATGGCATAAGATTGCAGAGAATGCTCAAGAACAGACTAGAAAGCATGCATTTGATGCTGGTTCTGATCTGCATTCTTCTGAAGACACGACAATTGAACCTGGACAGTACAAGCTCGTACATACAGGCATTGCTATTAGACTAGATCAGAACAAAGTAGCAATGGTAGTTCCACGATCTGGTCTAGCTATACATGATGGAATTACAGTAATGAACTCTCCAGGAATTGTAGATTCTGGATACAGAGGAGAGATTCTAGTCAATCTTGTCAATCACAGCGACAAAGCTTTCGAAATCAAGACTGGCGACAGAATTGCTCAGCTTCTTGTCATGTCGATAGATTCATCAGATTGGGAAGAAGCAGAAAGCTTGGGCAAGTCTGAAGACGGAAGAGATGCATCTGGCTTCGGATCAACAGGAATCTGATTGCGATAGCAATCTAGCAATAGAAAAAACGGAAAGCTAGAATGAGATGAATGCTAGAAGAATCAACATGAAAGACAATGTCAAAGCAGGAGATGAAGTGCATGTTCGTCTTCATGATCTTGACACCTACTTTAGACTATGTAAAGGTGTAGAAGGCTATGCTGTCTATGAAGCAGTTGCTGATGCTGATGGAATCAAGATCTGCGACAGCATATCGATAGACTCTCTGTATGATCAGAACCATGCTCCCAAAGCAGGAGCATATGCAGAATTCATGTATGCTGCCAGAAAAGAAGACAGCGAACGCTTGCCAAATGAAGAGCTATCTAGAAAAGATGTGCTTACTCTGTTCAGGAAGGAAGATGGCTCTATCTGGTTCTTGAGCAGAGATAAGCGACCGATTCTTCTTCATGGGAATCGTGGCAATGTGACTGTCAAATATGCTACGCAATGCATTGACTCCTATGGCTTACCTGGAGGAATGAGTCGTTACAAGCAATTCGATGTGCCTCTTAAGTAGCATTATGCAAAAATGCAATTTAGCATGTTCTCATGAATCACTCAGATTAATTGCAGTAAACTGTTAGTATATAATTATATATACAAGCTTCAATTACTACAGTTAATCTGGTGAAAATGGGACATTTCGTAAAAGTGTTGGATTCTGAAGCAATTGATACTTCAGATATGAGCAATATTGAGCTAGATGCTTTTCATAAAGCTAAAGCTTACAAGCGTCTTGCATTCTCCAGGCCAATACAGTTCAAGCCTGATGCAAATGGCTCAATTGAAGAGCAAGCTATGGCAGCTGAAGAAGCAGCTGATCCGATAAATGCTAGAGTTGAGAACAGAGCTCAGTTCGTCGAGGGCTTGAACGTCTATCTGTCTCCTCAAGCAGTAGCTAAGATATTCGATGACTTCGACATCAATGGCATTCACATGCATCTTGAGAAGCGAAATCAGGGTGAATACTCCAAAGAGTACCATATGCATTGCGATCCAGCTAAAGTCAACGACGACTTTGCTGTCATGATATGCCATTCTGAACTGAATGAGCCAGATGAGTTCGGCATAAGCTACAAGCACATGATAGTCGACTGGTATTCAGTCTACAAGTCAAGTCAGTTCGAATCAGGTCAGATAGAATACAGACCCATACTGAATGACATAAAGCAGCTAATAGCTCTGTTCAGACTTAAGACGATATCATTCGATCAGTTCAATTCAGTAATGCCGATACAGGATCTGATGGCATACTGCCATGATAACAACATAGCTTGCAAAGTGTTTGAAGAGACATTCACTGGAAGCAAGAACACTAAGATGTACGAGATATTGAAGATGTGCATAAATGAGCATTGGGTTCATTCGTACTTCGATGACATGAACACTTGGGAGACAGCTAGGTGCATGCTTCAAGCAGAACTGGAAGCTTTGCAGATAGTGAATGGGAAAGTAGTCAAGCCAAGAATAGGTAATCTTGGGCACTCAGATCTTGTCGACTGCTTGATGGTGCTAGCGTACAGACTTCTTTCAGACCAGACTAATGCTAGAGCAGACAGATATCTGAATAATGTAGTGTCTAGCCCGTCTGATTCGCTAAATTCAGCTGTGTCTGACATAGATGCATATGCTAAGCCGTCTAAGTTCAAGTCTCCATATGCTGGAATGTTTTGATTCCATACATTGCACTGGCTATATCACCAGAATAACGACGTTGTTCTCTGTGGACTTCCAGTATCAAGTATATATAATTATATATGCATCAGATTCTAAGTTCACTAGAGATCAATCTTGAGACAATCTAGTTGCATCAAGCCCGTTTGATATAATTAAAATATGAATAAAACATTGACTGACATTAAGAGAAGCATGGATGACTACAAGCGTCTATCCAAGAACGCTTCAATTGCCAGATCAATGAAGATGACTCGAGAACGAAGAAGACATCAGACTTGCAATGTGTTCAATCTGAAGATTCAGACAAACAAACTGAATAAGACTCAGAAAGAACAGCTAAAGATGATGTTCGTTGAGGCAAAATGGTTGAGAAACGATGTGATAGCCAAAGGTCTTGACGGATATAGAATTCAGAATGAAGTCGATGTAAAGCTTCCTGATAAAACGGTGTCCAGAAAATTCAGATATCTTAGTGCTCAGATGAAGCAATCAGTCGTTGCAGAAGTCAAGCAGAACATCAAAGCTTTATCAACAAAAAAGAAGCATGGTGGTAAAGTTGGCAAGCTCAGATTTGTTTCCAACGTCTCATCAATCAATCTTCAACAGGCAAATCGTACATATAAGATTAAAAACAATAAAGCTAGAATTCAGAAAGTCGGTGGATGGGTTCATGTCAACGGAGCTGAGCAGATTCATGGATATGAACTTGCAAATGCTCATCTTCTGAATAAGCCTGATGGATACTATCTTGCTGTCACCTGTTTCAGAGACAAGCAAAAAGAAGATTTTGTAGATGGTTCAGCAATTGGTATAGATATGGGAGTAAAGACCCACATCACTCTATCCAATGGAATCAAGATCAAGACTGTAGTCGGAGAAACCGAGCACTTGAGACGGTTGCACAAGAAATTGTCGCGTCAGACAAAAGGCTCTAACGGCTATAGGAAGAATCTTGATTGCATTCATAGTGAATATCGAAAGCTGACAAACAAAAAGAACAACATAGCAAATCAGGTAGTTCACTATCTGTTGCAGCATGAGCATGTCTGCATGCAGGATGAGAACATCAGTTCTTGGAGAATGAGAAAGTCTATTGCTCGTGGCTCAAAGGGAATTCGGCAATCGATTCTTGGAAGAGTCAAAGCAAAGCTAATCGCAAACCAGAGAACTATTGTTCTAGACAAATGGCAACCAACCACTAAGATGTGCATATGTGGCAAGAAGAATGGCATGCCATTGTCAGCAAGAACGTATTCCTGTGACTGCGGATATCATTGCGATAGAGATGTCCATGCTGCAAGGAACATGATTAGATTTGCTGAACAATCAAATCAAATACCTATGGAATGTAGGGACTTTAAGCCAGTGGAGAGTCTACTAGACGCATTCGAATCTTTTTCGAATACGCAGGACTCGATGAAACTGGAAGCTTCTGAATCTTTAACTCAGAAGTAGTTCATAAATATAAGCAACATTACTACGAAACGAGCAGCCATATGGTATCAAGACGACAGCAAGACAGAGCTCTAGAAAGAGCAAGAGCTGCAGAGCAGCATGCAGAAGATGAAGTCGAAATGCATGACGAAGCTGAGACGCATGATCGGGCTGATGAGTTTGCTATCATAGAAGCTGCTAGACAAGGTGAAAAACGACAGACTTTGTCTATTCTCAAGCATACTGTAGAAATGAAAGTGCTGAATGCTAGAGAAGAGATGGAAGCTTTCACTCTCGTATCTCAGTATGAGAATTCTTTAGCATATCCGCTTGCATACAATACAGCAATATTTGCTATGTCTGTGATTAGAATAGATGGTGAGCCTTTCATACCTTCGATATCTAAAAGAGACGACACTCCAGAAGCTAGATATGAAAAAGCTAAAGACTACTATTCTAAATTCATAGAGAAGTACTGCTTAGCTTACAGAGACATGAAGAACGAATCAGACAAAGAGCTTGAAGCACTGGGAAAATGATTCGGCAGGGACTGTCTGACAAGACAGCATCTCGTTTGAGATGGCTTTGCAGAAGCAATTCTCTGCCTGAATCTAGACTCAATGTGCACATTAAGCAGTATCTTGATGAGATCGATGCTAAGAACGACAAAGAGTTCTATGTCAATATGGCTAAGATGCTGACAGCATTCATCAATCCGAAAATGCATGAAGCAGCATTCCCATCTGAAGACGACTCTGTCAACCAAAGACATTCTATCAATGGAGAAGTAGACATGAGCAAGATATCGGAGTTCCTGTCAGCTCACAATCTTGGTGGTAAAGCATGATAGACGACACAGTGTCTTTCTCGTTTGACGAAGACGAAGACAGCAGATCTATAGGTGATCTGATAGATCTGATAAAGAGCAGATATGCTGAAGAAGACGAGAAGCGGGAGAAAGAGCGTGCTGCTAATGCCGAATCTCGTTCTAGCGATGAGCCGAGCGATTACGAAAGCAACATAGCAGCTATCGCTAAAGCTGTCAAAGAGAGCAATGAAAGACAGAAAGTCGACAGTGCTAAGCATGACAATGACAGAGTCAAGCGACAGCAGAATGAAGAGAAGAAAGCAGCAGTAAGTCGCACATCTAATGCTAGCGACGACAGGAAGATAGCTCAATTCAGCAAAGTTAATGCTGACGAAATACGAAAAGCATTCGCTACTCTCAACATGAATCAAGTCGTCAAGAATCTTGACATGTACACTTCGTCAATCAACAAGTACATTGACGGAATGCATACTGTAATGTCTATGGGCACTTCTTTCTATGACAGCTTGCATTCAAGACTTGCGACTAAAGCAGCTTCTGAAAACATAGACCAGACTGCTATGCGAGCTAAAGCTTCTGAGATATCGTCTGACATGAAGACAGTCATAGACTCAAAGCAAGCATTGGGCGAAAATGCTATATCGTCTATTCCACAGACTGGCTCATCAGCTGGTGCTAACTCTGACGAAGCTATGAAGTCTGTCAGCACTGCTATCTCAAAAGCTTTGCAAGCTGGCAAGTCTGTCACTAAGACACCTGGAATAGTATCAGAAGCATTGGACTCTGCGCCCACTTCTAAGATAGGTACTGCAGCTTCAAGTGCTTTAGCTGATGGCGCTGAAAAAGCTGCAACAGGCGCAACAGGCGCTGGCATAGCGGGTGCAGCTGGAGATGCTGCAGCTGGTGCTGCTGCTGGTGGTGGATTGATGTCGCTTGCTGGAAATCTTCTTACTAAAGTCAATCCTGTTCTAGCAGGCGTTACAGCAGTAGGGGCTCTTGCTAAAGCTGGCATGGAAGGCTATAGAGATGCACAAAGACAAGGCAATGTCTATGGCTTAGGTGCAGATGAAGGTGCCAAGATGATGGCATCTGGCGGATGGCAAGATGCTCAGAAGTTCCTTGGTCTTACAGAGGTGTCTGGCAAAGACTTGGCTAACTTCAGAGCAAGTGCATCAGATACTGGTTTGTCATATGGGTCAGAAGCTTTCAATGCTTCCATTGAATTGAAGAAGAGCATCAAAGACTCAGGGCTTCCTGATTCAATGATGTCTATGGCTGATCAGATGCTTAAGACTGGCGCTTCAACAGATGCTGTCAAGTCTTCAATGGATGCTTTGAAAGATACAGCCAAGACGACAGGCCAAAGCCTAGATGACATAACTAAGTCTGCTGCTGGAATAGGCAATAAGATAAATCAGGGAACTGGCGGCAGTGATGGTGAGGAGATTGCTGCAGATGTGCAAGCGAATCTTGAGAAAACTGTCAAAGACACTACTGGCGCTACCATAGGCGTAAAAGACGCTCAGGCGCTAGTAAGCAACAAGGCATTCTTGCAGGGTCTTGGCTCTCTTGGCGGAGATGCTCTTGCAGCTTCTCAAAGCTCTGTCACGGCTACAAGATACCTGAATGACCATCCTGAAGACGCTTCAAGAGCTATGCGAAATATGTTGAGATTCAATACTCTTCCTGGAACAAGCACTAGCGAACAGTATATGAACGAGAACAATCTGGACAGAGCTGGCCTTGGCGCTGTCATAGGCTCTGTAGACAGAGCTAGAAAAGTAGCAGTAGGAGAATCTGATTACGGCGAATCTAAGAGCACATCTAGAAAGTCAAGAAGCAATAGCGATACTAAGTCTTCATCAGACATCAACATAAAGATAAGCGCAGATGATGGTCTGTATGCTAAGATGGCTAAGAAAGACGAGACGCTACAGAGAATCTATTCTGGCTCTGACTCTATGAGAATAGGCAAGTAGTCATGGTCATATCTATCACATCAGGCACAGCTGCATATTCATTTGCGACTAACCCTACAGACTGGTCTTACACTGTCAAGCCTAAGTACACTATATCTGACACATTGCAAGGCAGAGTCATACAGCTTCTTGGCAAGACAGAGTCTGGAGCTTTCAGTGGCGATCTATGCGCAAGACCAGCATCTCCATCTGATCTTGACTCCATAGCATATGTATTCGCTTCATTCTACAAGTCTGTCCTTCAGAACCAACAGAACAACATACCCACAAGACTTCAGTTCCCAGACAAGGGCATAGATGTCATATGCGCTTTGGGAGACTATGCTTACTCTAAGAGCCTTGACACGAAGTCTATCCCATACGCTATATCATTCGATGTAGTCAGAAATTCATCTCCCATGACAAAAAGCGACATGTCCTCTCTGTTCAATGCTATCAGACAAGACATAGGCTTCACATCTGGAGATGAAGGCTGGCATGGAGGGACTGGAGACTACACTTTGCAGCCGATCACTGGACTTACGCCAAATGGAGTAGAAGTCAAGGGTCAGACAGTAGGCACATCTGCAGATCTCGCTTCTAATTCTCCTGTCGATTGCCAGAAGTATGCTCATCAGAGAGTGCTTGACATGGGGTGGACTGAAGCAGACTTCGCTGCTCTTGTCAAGCTATGGAATCAGGAGTCAGGCTGGAACTACAAAGCTACTAATCAATCTTCTGGCGCATATGGTATCGTGCAGTCTCTGCCACCCGAGAAGATGGCATCTGCTGGTGCTGACTGGAAGACCAATCCGAAGACTCAGATAGAGTGGGGGCTTAAGTACATAAAGGACAGGTATGGAAGTCCGTCACAAAGCTGGCAACACGAGTTGTCCGTCGGATGGTATTAAATGATAATGATTGTCAATAAGGGTAACATATCATGTCTATGACACTATATTCTTCTGATACTATGGTAGAAGTGCTTCCAATACGAATGTCTTGGACTATGCAATCTGATGCTAGCACTTCTGTAGCTCAAAGAAATGCATGGTTCCAAGCTAAGCATCCACGACAAGACAGCATGACAGTCACATTCAGAAATGGTCCGCAAGAAGTGCAAGAGCAGACAGCTATGTGCTTCCAAAGATGGCAGAGAGGAAATGCGATACTGACTCTGTCTTGGCCTGAGCAGCATATGAACTACAAAGTCACAATAGCTAGCTTCTCATGGCAAGAGACAGCTGGAGCGCCGACTAAAGACTTGACTGCATCATTCTTGCTTCTGACTAACATGTTCCAGACATCTATGACAGACATGATAGTATCGACAGACGTCATAAAGATAGTAGAGTCAATGCTTGAGAATGAAAGCATAGATGACAAGCTTGGAGGCATAGCTAAAGACAACAACAAGAACTTGTATGACAAGTGGTCTAAAGAGAACAAGCAGATTGCTGGCATGACGATAGCATATCTTGGCGATGGCAATGTCAGAATATCATGCACTAAGCCAATAGACTACACTAAGCCATTGAGCAGTAGCATGCAGTCAGCATCATTCACAGTGCCATTCAGTCAGGATCTAGCTGAGACATTAGCTAGCAATAGCGATGTGTATTCGTATCTTCAGCATCTGTCTGGCAAATAGGAATACGGCAGGAAGACAAGAATGAGCAATCAAGTAACAGAAGCTTTCTATTCTGGAGTGGAAGTCATGGTGCGTCTTGCAAACAACTCCATAATAGACGTGTCTGATGATGTTGAGTCTGTCACTGTATCAAGACGAAAGTCTGCTATATCTACAGCCTCAGTCACTCTGAACAATGCAGGATCGTATTCTCAGGGCAAGTACAGCGCTGGTAAATGGAAGCTGCACCCTGGCGATGCTGTGCACATAAGCTTCCTAAAGAACGACAAGACTATAGAAGCTTTCACTGGCAAGATATCGAAATGCCCAGCTTTCGGCTTCTACAATATAAGCTACTCATTCGATTGTGAAGATGCTATAGGCGACTTGCACTACATCTACTGGGATCCGTATTCCACTAAAGCTATAGAGAAGTACTGGAACGGCACAATGTCTGTACTTAGCAATGATAGCAAGTCAAGCAATGACGCAGAATCAGGGTCTCAGCTAGTGCAGTTCTTGCAAGATGTCTGCGGCTTTCCGTCTAGCATGATAAAGATAGCTAAGTTCCCTAATCAGAATAAGTTCGTAGAAGACATAATAGGATCGATAACTGACGGCAAAGCTCAGTCTGATGACATGGCTCTGTCTATATTCCAGCAGCTGTTCGGTCCAACTAACATGTCTGATGCTTCTTCTAGCAAAAATGGATCTGCTGCAGCTGGAGATGTAGATTCTTATCAAGGCGTCATCAAGAAAATGCTGAATCTTGATGCTAAATCTAACATGAATGATGTGGGCAAAAAAGTTGGATTCGTCAATGCAAACAGCAATACCACTTATGACTGGACGCATATGGATGGAGAAGGTCATACTGGCAAGTATGGTCTGACTCAAGAGCAGATGAAGAAATGGGCTAAGATCGACAAAGCAGCTAAAGACTGCTCAGCATCTGCTCAGGACAAAGCTATGAAAGCTATATGCTTAGACATATCAAAAGGCACAGGAAGTGAAGATGCTGCTTGCATCATATTCTACTATTTCACTGGTCTCAATATCAAAGACAAAAAAGGCAAAGCTGATCTGAAGCTTCCAAGCAATGCCTATCTTAAGATTGGCAATACTACTTACAAGACTCTTGACAAGTGGAAAGCTTTCATAGACAAGCAGATTGGTAAGACTAACAGCTCTTCTTCGTCTGGCTCGTCTAGTTCGCATACATCAAATTCAGCTACTGGATCGACAGCTATGGATAGAAAGCTAGATGCATTCCTGAAGAAGCATGCTGATGGCACTCCATCTCTTGATGTAGATGGAGCTTTCGGGCATCAGTGCTGGGATCTGTACCTGTCTTACGGCAAGGAAGTCTTGGGCTTCAGCATGGGCAGTCCAGAGATGATGCAAGATGCTGGAGGAAATGGCGCTTTCTACAATGCTATGCCGAAAGGATCTAGCGGAAATGTGCTGAAGAAGATACCTCCAAGCGAAACATGCCAGAAAGGCGACATAGTGCTGTGGAGAAGCAGTCCTGGTGATGGAGGATATGGGCATGTCGCTATAGTGCTTTCTGACAAGGGATCAGGCGTGGACTGCTTGTCGCAGGGAGGGTCAATACCAACTGTCTTCAGAATGACGATGCCAAAGAACTCTGGTGGCTATTCGCTTGCAGGGTATCTTAGACCTACTGGAGTGACTGGGTCTTCTGACGACTCTGGCTCATCAGATGGCAGTTCGTCTGACTCTGCTACTGCTACTGCTGAAGACCTAGCATACAAGCTGTTCAAGTATGTCACTTATGTAGGGCAGACACCAAGCTATGAGTCTGAAGCTCTTACTGGCCCATTAGCTCTGTACAATGACAAGCCTGCGCTTGAATTCGTGCAATCGCTTTGCAAAGGGTCTATGAGAGAGTTCATGACTTTGCCAGATGGATCGTTTGCAGCATTCGTTCCAGACTACTTCGGCAAGCTTCATGCATCTGGCATTCTTAACAACGAGATATCGATACCTCAGTACGAGATAGTAGACTACTCTGCAGACTTCAACAAGTCAATGTACACTTCTCATGTCTACTTGCTTACTAGAGAGCATATGGACACTCAGTATGGAGTAACTCTAGGCACATTCGATGAAGTGCAAAGACTTCTGCAATCAAATGGCACTATATCATTGGAGAAGCAGGGTGACAGTCTTCTCAAGCTTGTAGACATATCGATAACAGGATGCAAGACAGCATCTCAGCTATTGCAAAGATTCGGGGTCTCAGTATACGATACTACTGACAACTACATAATAGACTCGACTATGACAGCTGTCAAAGCTTTGCTGATCTTCATGGAGAGATGGGCAGCTTGCTTCTCGAATACTTTGAAGATAACATTCAGACCAGAGATACTGCCAGGCATAAGACTCAGGCTAGAAGGTGCAGGCGTTACTGTATTCGTAGAGTCTGTAACTCATTCTTGGTCCGCTACTAATGGCGGAGCTACAAATGTGCAGATATCTTCTCCAGTTGAGACGAATACTGGAAAAGTTGGATTATGATTCTACATTTGCATTCAGTATATCATCATAATAACGACGTTTAATCGTGTGATACTTCAGTAATAGGTATTATAAATTATATAGACCTAATACTTCAAGTTCACATAGAACAACGTCGTAAATCATACATGCATGATGCAAGCATTGCCATGCCAGTCTGTATACACTGCATTCTTTACGTTAGCTGCTTTCATCAGCTTCTGGCATCTCTTGCATGGCTTAGACATCGTGGCTGTGCCATCAGAATAGACTCTAGCTACGTAGATAGTAGAATTGCCTGCATCACCTCTGCATGCCTTCAAAGCTTGCTCTTCAGCATGAACAGATATGCCTGATGGTCTGTCTAGCATGTATGCAGGATTGTTTCGCATCTTGTTGATTCCGACAGACAGAACATTGTTGCTTCTTACGACTAAAGCACCGTGTTTCTTCTTGCATGAACTGAGCTTAGCAAGTTCTGTAGCTATGTCAAGCCAGTGTATCTGCTGAGCAGAAACGCTCATTTTTCCAATTCTTTCTGTCTTTCTTAAAATCACATCAATAGGCTATCATTCATATGCACAATCTCATCTACGATATCAGAGTCTAATGTCATAGACTCCATATAGAATGAAAGCCCAATCTTTGCATATCCACCACGAGCTACAATTTGCTTCTTTCGTTCGATTAGATATGATTGCAGAGCCATTGCATAATCGTTTTCTGAATCATAATTGTCACTTGACAAGAATTCGTCTTTAGCATAAAGAACAGACTTGATATTCTTCTCAATTGGAGAATAGACAATTGCATTTGACATTTTAATGCTCTTGCAATAATAGCCAGATTCAGAATAACCATTGAAGATTACTGTTTCATTACCATTGCTAAGAAGTCGATCTTTATTGTCATTAAGAATGTCAATAGTGGTCTTTCCAAGATCATAAGCTTCAGTCTGACCTTCAGCTTCATAATAGCTAACACCTTTATAAGTGCTTTTAGTCATCGAATAATCGTAGTCTTGCATTTTGATTCCTTCTTTTTGTATAAACCTTTATTGGTTTATAATTATATTATATACCATATTTTTATCAAAGTAAAATCACAAGCATACAAATAATTATATTCTTTAAAAATATAATTATTGCTCTGCATGCAAAAAGTGCAATAATAGAAATTGCCCGTCAATACATTAAATGCAAAATCGTCTACGAAGCTATGTACTTCGTCTTTTATTGACATCTAAAGCTATTGCGAAAAAGTGGAAGTTAGTATAGCAAAATTACTTGCTTTTGAAGTTACTTTCTGATTTTGTTTTTGTAGTTGTATTATATAGCATAATTGTATAAAAGTAAAATCTGAAGCATTCCAGTTGTTGTCAGGTTTATCCAGATTGAAATCGTTGTTTAGTATCCATATAATTATATAGACTAGTAAATCCACTATTTTACATTTGCTAAAAAGTGTTATATAATATTCATATAGGTTGGTGACAATCTATGATAAGATTGTGTTGAGCAATACAGACATGGACATTGTGTCTAGCATATGGTCTTTTGCTGCATGAGCTAATATCGATTGAGTTGATTACTGACATCATACGATTTCGATATGCTTGATGATCATGCAGTACTTTGGATGGCAGTAGCTTTCACATCCAGAAGCAATTCAACCATATGTGCAGGTACTGAAATAGCCTGGCATCTTTGTTCGTGCTTGCATCTGATGCAAGATGGGATCAGCAACTTCAGAAATGCTGAAATTCATGGTCTGCTTAAGAGGCATAGCCTACGAGTTCCATCTAATGCTCAGAGCAAATGCAAGTCTGAGGACCACAATATCCTCAATGTCTGCACAGCATAGAATACTCTATATCCGAAGCTTGTTTTATAGACAGCAGTTCAGGGCTATTTCCCTGAAATAGGACAAGTATGCTTAGAATACACATCAACATCTAAATATCTTATCATAGAAAGAAGAATCTAACATGAGCATTGAAAATGAAAATGAATTTGCAGATGAATCATATCATTCACTATTCACGAAATCTAAAATGAACAGACTTGCATTCAATCAAGAGCAATGGCTTAAGCTTGACTCAAAGATTTCGTATGCTTTGCTTAATCATTATGAAGACTTGAATGCTAATTTGATCAAAGAGCTAGATGTTCTATATGCTTATACAGAAATGACTTTGCCAAATGTTCCAGTAAAAGACAAGAAGACATTCGATTTGTATGAATCTATCAATAACAGACTTCATGTAATGGATAGAAGACGTTCAGAACTTGAAAGCATCTGATTTCTGATTCTAAAATAGAGTGATTTTTCAAATAGACTACGATAGTCATATTGGTCTTCAAACCAATATCTAGCTTGGCAGTAATGCTTGCGAAAAAATACGAGAATCTGAAATGAATTGCAGTAATGCAGAAAGAGACGATATGCTAGATGATTCAGATATGATAGTCATAGGTGCTAAAGCATTCAAGAAGAGAAAGAAGTCTAGAAGGTCTTCCAATCCCATCAAGTATCGCAATTGCGAATCTGAACGCTTAATCAGAACTGTGCATAGCTATGACAAGCAATCATTCAAGAGCATAGATTCAGAAAACGATTTCGATTATGCAGACGAATCAGTCAAAAGACGCAATACAGCAAATGTCATTAGCAAAGCAGCTAGAATGTTCGTATTGAACAAACTATACGAAGACAAGAATGTCATACATGGCATAATGCATGATGCTGATTCTAATGCAATAGAAGACGATCTAGACAACTTCTCTGATGCTGTCATATCGAATCTGAAACATGACATCAGCGACAATAAAGCATTGCGCAGCAAAGTCAGCAGCATAGTGTCTAGCATAACAAAAGAAGATGTAATCGACATGCTAGCACAACAGTATTCAATGCGTGCCATCAAAAATCTGATGTAGCTTTTTGCTGTATGTTGCTATGGACAATGATGTTCATGCAAAAGAGAGCAGCGAAAACATCGCAAACCGTAGCTTGTTTGATATAATAGATTATATAGAGATATAGGTCTCATCATCAAATACAAGCTATAGGAGCAGCTATCTTGAATTTCATAATGCTTTCTATACTAGCAATAGTAGCGATCATATCAGTCATTCTGTCTAAGATAGAGAAGAAGTAGCAAGAAAGTCATGACTGAGCAAGAAAGCTCTCTTGGCCAGGACATGGTCTTCATGCCCTCTACGCTGCCAGTGCTGTCATCTATTGACATAGACAGCATAATGGCTCATTTTGATGATGACGTATATGACAAGACAGCTTCAAGCCATCTAAGGCACATTGTAGAAGTAGTATGTGGACAAGCAGGCTTTGGACAGCTTCTAGCAGCTTCTGTAAAAGACTGGCTAAATGGTGGTGTAGAAACAGCTTGGCTTGGATTTGTAGACCAGCTTTTTGCTTCCATATACGGGCTTCCAAGAGTATACTCAGAAAAGACTTCGTTCGATACTGATGCAGCGTTGCTTACAGTAGATGAAGCTAATGAAGCTCTAGTCAAGGAGTCATGGTACAAAGAGCGCTTCGTCGACATGATGCGCGCTATGAATGATGGCGGTACTGTCAAAGGCTTCAAGGAAGCAGTGAGGTCTGTCACATTCGATGACTGTGAGATGTACGAGACTTGGCGCTATGAGAAGCGCGATGAGACTGTCGGCAGAATGCAGTATCTTCTCAGAAATGAAGTAGTCATAGTCCCAGACAACAAAGACATAACTCCTCAGCAGAAAGACCTGCTTCTGAGAGTCTTAGACAGGATCAAGCCTGCAGATGTCATCGTCACTATAGACACAAACGGACTTGCATCATACAAAGAGGACGATCTAAGAGACATATCTGCATCTTCGTCATACTTCGAGATAGTCAAGACTCTGACTAATGCAGTAGACTCATCTAAGCTGCCACCTCCAGAATACTTGTTTGATGAGATAGCTTATGGCTACGATGCAAACTTCAATCTTAATCTTGGTGATCAAGCAGAAGTACGTAAGAACATAGAGAACAGGACGCAAGAGTATTCTGAGTACTATGTGTACGACAAGTCAAACAACACTCAGATAAAGAACATCTCATACCAGTCGGAATACGAGTCTACGACAAAAGACGAGACTAGCTTCTCCGAGAAGACTTCGTCGATACAGTGGTCTGACTGGAAGCAGTTCGACAGGATAGACTCTCCTGACAACTTCCCTGGTGGCAAGTACGGAAAGACTCCATTGAGTGCTCCAGCTCTGAACAAAGACGGGTCGTCATACACTTTCCAGTACGACAGCCAGAATGAGTACGAGCTAGAGCAGTCTAAGAGCATAATAGCATCTGGAGGGCAAGTAAGCGGGCATCAGTACAGAATGAAGTCATTCTCGTCATCGTCTGACATAACATATCTTCCAGAGATGTCGCTCATGTCTGTCAACAATTCTGATGGCACTCTTTCGATGATGCCTGAGAAGAGCAAGTAGGAAAGGAGAACATAGTGAAGACTCCTGCTGAATGGTCTGACCAGCTTGTCAAAGCGCTGAACACTATCGACCCGAACATAAGCACAGATGTCGGAGACCCGATACGAAAGATACTGGATGCCGCGGCTTCTGTAGCATCTGGCATAGACATCAATGCTCAAGTCAACATGTCATTCTTCGACATAGACTCAAAAAGCGGCGCAGATCTTGATGCTCTAGCATCATGGCTTGGCTTTGGCAGACAGAGCGGATTGAAAGCTACAGGTCAAGTCAGATTCTATCTTGACACGCCAGCTACTGTAGAAGTAGACATACCTTCTGACTTCCAGATAACAGACGGCTCGCTGATATACAGCACTAATGATGCAGCAATCATACCTGTAGCTCAATATGAAGTATTCGTCAATGCAACATGCACTACTCCAGGCGTTCAGGGAAATGCTAATGCTTATTCGATCAATCAGATAGCAAGCAACTTCTACATAAAAGACCTGAAAGTCGAGAACAGATACAACTTCACTGGCGGCTATGATGTAGAGACTGACGCAGAACTTAGAGCTAGAATACGAGCTACATTCCTGAGAAACGTAGCTGGCACTGAAGATGCATACATGGGCACTGCTATGAATGTAGTCGGCAACAGCAGAGTCAATGTCATAGGCCCTATCGAGAGATGGGAAGAGCAGCTTGAAGTCGTCAATCTTCCGCAATCTCTAGGCGGTGGCATCGGCTTCCAGTCTATGATACCATGCTCAAAGTTCACATGGCCAAGACAGACATATCTTGTCAAGGAGCCAGGAACAGCTAATGAGCATGCATATGTAGAAGGCAAAGACTACTTCGTAGACACATCATATGGCGCTCAGCCAGTCGTTAAGCTGTACAAGTCTTCTGCAGACTTGAACCTTGACAACATGTACGGAGCTGACCTGGATGCACTTGGCACTAAGATCGGTCTAGGCAGATTCTCTGGCTCATCTGCTACTGGAACAGTCTCATTCGGCTTCGATGTAGCTCAGAAGTCTAATTATGTCCTTAAGGCAGGCACAAGACTTCAGGACTCTAGCGGCAATGTGTATTCGACTAAGTCGGATGCCACTATCTATTCGGGAGCTATAGCATCTGCAGCGGTACCAGTGGAGTCTGAAGACTTAGCTCCAAGATCTGTAGCATCAGGCGCTATGCTGACTTTGCCAGACAGATCTGGCTTCAAATGCGAAGTATCTGCTCCTATATCTGGAGGACAAGAAATATGGACAGACGCTGTCTACAGAGCAAAGCTTGCAGACGCTTTCAATGCTAGCGTCAATTTCAATGTCGGAGACTTCTTGTTCTTCAAGCATGAATACTGCTCTATAGAGTCAAGAAATGACCCTGCAGCAAATCCTCCGCTAGTCAACAAAGTGGATGTGTTCGTAGATGGCGTAGAGTCTTATGACATGACAGAATGCGCTCAAGTCAATTCCAAGACTATCGACAATGTTGCTGGCTCGATATGGAACATGAACGACTACTACTACGAAGACGGAACGCATCCTCAGAATGGCACTAAGATGCAGGTCCTTGGGTTCTCTCCAGTGCTGACTATCCCAGAGTCACTGAACATATCTGGCGCAATGTATGTTATGGGTACGAACTACAGGCTTCTGAAGCAGCAGAATCTGAATGCTGGAACTCAGCGCGAGATAGATGCGATAGCATGGGTCCCAGGCTCATCTGTCCCATCAGACTCGTCTGTCATGAACTTCAGCTACTCATACAATCGCACTGTAGCAATAACAGACGCTCTTCTTGATGCGAACAGACAGATCTCTACGGATGTCATTTCTAGACAAGCTATTTCTGTCGGTCTTGACATAAGGCTGGTCATACAGAATGTGCTTGGTGCATCCAACGACGCTGTATTGCTGCAAGTCCAGTCTATTCTGAAAGAGTGGGCATCTACTCTCACATATGGCTCATGGATACAGTTCTCAGACATAGAAGCTGCTGTGCGCAACTCCACGTCTTCATTCATAGACGCTTGCAGGGTAGCTACGCCTGCAGATGCTAGCAAGATCGTATCATTCGGTACTAATGCTGGCAAGAAGATAGGCTCTGGCATTGGCATTACTGAGAAGTACAGGCACTATCTAGCAAGCAGCTATGACAAAGACTTCAGACTATGGGATTCTATGATACCGTACATCAATTCGGTAGACATAGTAAGAGAGGGCGCAAATTCCTACAATTCATAATCTACCGGATACAATATACAATATAGGATTCATTAAGGAAGGCTTTGAAAGATGGCTGTAATTGAGAGTGGGAACGGAGGATGTCGTGGTAATTTGCGAAATATGCAATAAAGAATGCAAGAACATACGAGGCTATCACAATCATAAAGCAAACAAGCATAATCCAGATGTTTCTAGAAAGATCTCTCAAAATACTAAAAAGGCACTGAATACGCCAGAAGTAAGAGAAAAGCTTTCGGAACTGTCAAAGCGAAACTGGCAGAATGAAGATTATAGGAAGCGTTTGTCTGAAAGCATATCTAAGCGCAATAACGATCCAGAATACAAAGCTAGATATGCAAAGAATATCAAGCGATCTTGGGAAGATCCTGAAAAGAAAGCTGTTCGTTGTCAACACATTCATGAAGCACTAAGCACGCCAGAAGCTAATAAAAAGCTTAGAGAACTAGCTAAAGAACAGTATCGTTTGCATAAAGACAATTATAAGCTTCATACTCCTGAATGCTTTGCAAAGAAACGAGCTATAGCCAGATCACCAGAACATAGAGCTCTAATGAGTGAAATAGTAAAAGAGCGTTGGGCGAATCTTTCTGATGAAGAAAGAATAGCTATGATTGAAAAATGGAATGGTATACGTGGTAAAGCTATCACAAAGTCTGGTAAGACTATTCCTACAGATTCGACTTACGAACAGACTTTCTGCGAGCTTATGTTGAAGGATGACAGCATTCAAGATTTTGATAGACCTAACTTTACGATACAGCTTCCAACGGGGCATCGTTATTTTCCAGACTTTCTTGTCACCTTCAAAGATGGTCACAAAGACTTAGTCGAAATTAAGTCTGCATATACTGTCACCTTTGCAAATGTTCAGATTAAAGTTCAAGCTGCAAAGGAATATTGCAAAGAACACGATATGACTTTCAAGCTCTTTAAGGAGCAAGAAATTGACAATTATAGAAATGCTCTTACTAAAGAAAGATAAGTAAATGGCTGAAAATTTAGGATATAACGCTCGCGACTATTCGATTTATGGAGCAGGGTATGGAGTGCTGCAGTTCGAAGGCAAAGCACTTGATCTGATAGTGTCATTCAACGATTCAGGCCAGCCTGCACTTGGTTCAGCTATGGATGTCATGGCTATAGGCGATCAGAGACCAAGAGCTATTATACCGCCGATGGCAGTCAGCTCTGGCACGCTTAACTTCTCGATGTATGCTTTAAGAGCTCAAGGCTTGTTCAGCTCCATATTCAATGGCAAGTTCAAGGGCGCTAAGGATCTAGTAGATCTGTTCAAGCAACAGATCAAGCTTGGTGCGATGCAGCTTGTATGGGTCACTATAGATGAAGATGGCGCCCCGACTAAAGCTTTGGGCTATCAGGGCGTCATCATAACGAATGTGACTAATGGCATACAGGTCAACAACACTGGCGCCAGGCAAGCTACCTACAATTTCACAGCTAAATACACAAGAGCTTCTGAGCTCTAGAAAGAAGGGGCTAATTACTAATGGCATACATACCACCTTCAGTAATAGTCAATGCACCTGCAGTATCTAATGGCTCTACAGCTTTTGTGCAGCCAAGCACTATGGCATTGATCGCAAAGCTTGCAGACTATCCGTCTACTACTACTACAAGACTGCTTTCGAATGGCTCCACAGTCACTATCTACGCCAAGAATCTTATTCTTAGCAAAGTATCTCTTGCTTCTCAAGATGGCACAGCTCTAGTCAAAGACACTGACTACACTGTAGCTCAGTCAGAAGATCTGTCGAACTTCTCTATAACGATAACTAATGCAGACATATCAACTCAGCCGATATCGATAAGCTACGCATGGCTGCCAGACAACTTCTTCGAGCCATTGAGATGGTTCTCTAAACAGTCTGTGGAAGCATTCTATGGCACTGGCTTCGATGACAATGGCAATGTAGTGTCTGCAGCTTCAGCTGCAGCAGACTTCGCTTTTGACAATGGCGCTACTTCTATATGCATAGTACCAGTCATCGCCGCTGCAGACAACAATCCAGGCAATACTTTGCAGAGCGCTCTTGAAAGCCTAAAGATACAGGAAGACGTGACTCTTGTCACTTTCGCTGGTCTTTCTGCTGACGAGATGTCTCTTGTAGCTGCTCATGTAGCTTGGTGCAATTCTAACGCTCTTGAAAGACGAGGAGTGTTCGCTTTAGACGGCACATCTTCTACATATTCCGTAGACCAGCTATGCAATTTCGCAAGGAATCTGAACAACGATGACATAATGTTCATACCGAACAATATCGCAAGCATTCTGCCATCGTCTTCCAGCAATCCAGTAAATGCTCCAGGCTGGTTGTTCTCAGCAGCAGTATGCGGCCTTATCATGCAGTCTCAAGTATGGGAGTCTCTGACAAGAAGCAATGTGTATGGCTTCTATGGAGTCCAGAACTTCCTGTATGAAGAGAAGAACACTCTTGCAGCATCCGGCTGCACAGTCATCGAGAAGTCGAATTCGTCGATGAGAATACGCCATGGCATAGCTACTACTCAGTCCAGCATCGTAGAATGGTCTTATGGCGCTGTAAGGCAGTCTATCATCAGAATAATGAGAACTGCTCTAGACATATACGTAGGATTGCCGTCTACAGCAGTCATTCTGTCTGAAATGTCTGCTAAAGTGGACATGATTCTTACTCAGCAGCAGTCTCAGCAGATAATAGCAGACTTCTCAGACGTGTCTGTGACTAACAGAGCAGGCTCTCCTGGCACGATAGACGTAGAATTCAAGTACAAGTGGCTTGCATCTATCGACTGGATATATGTCACATTCTCAGTAGATTCTGAGTGAATTACGACGTTGTTCTCTGTTAACTTAGATTTTTGAGTATATATAATTATATAGACATGATATGCTATGTTCACAGAGATAAACGTGATAATTCTGAGTATATACTGAGTATAAAGATAGGATATGAATATGACAGATGGCTTGACGACTTCAATCAAGAACGCTTTCGTGCTTGGTCTGAGAGAATCGATCAAGCCATCTCTGTGGCATGAGCTAGATCCTGCTTTAGACCAGCTTGACGAAGACAAGAACACGTATCCGGAATTCCCTCAAGTCAAGACCGAGTTCCCATTCGTAAGAGTCGCAGCAAACATATCAGAGATACAACAGGCCAATGTAGGCAGATGGCATGAAGACTACAATGGCATGCCTGTTCAAGATGGAAAATGCAAAGCTTCATGCTCGGTCTATGTCTACGCATTATCGTCTCAGCAAAGAAACAGACTTATTGATGCTTACATCAATATCATAATGTTCTCTCATCTTAGACCTAATAGCTCAGTGCTTATGTCATATTTGCATAAAGCTTCAGGCGCTAAGATAGACATCGATACGACTAGCTTGCAAATCGGTTCAGATTCAGTATCAAAAGGCATACCTTGGGACAGTGATACTTATGTATACACAAACTACATCTCCTTCAACAGCATCATCAATTTTGCAGCAAGAATTGACACATCAGACTTCTTCACAATTGATGACATTGACATCAGACCAGATTCAGAATAGAGTTGATGCTATGAAACGAGCATCTCGTACTAATAAAGATAAGACAGAAAAAGAGAAAGTATCGCTTTTGCTGTTCTTCAGAAAGTTCTTCACATACTTCACAGTCGTATTCTTTGGAGTTATCACTACTGAGAGATTGCTTCAGCCATATGAAACATACACTCACAGAAATATAGTATCACTTGCTTTAGTAGTTTTGTGTATATGCGTGCTATTTTCAGAGCTTACACAGATCAAGAATGTCGAAGCTATATTTCTGATATCTCTTTCTATTCTTACAGCTATAGATTTCGTTCTAGCATGTCTTACTTTGACTAGTCAAGATGAATTGATACGTGCATCTTACTATCTTGTTGTTTCAGCTAATTTTGCTTCTCTTGGCTTTGATAGATTGTGCGATGTCAAGAAAGTAAATGAAGCTATAGCTATAAAGAAAGCAAGACAAAAATGATGCAGACTATATTGTCATCTTCTTTGCTGACAGCTTTAGTAACAGCAATATTCTCTTTTCTTTCAGTATGGTCTAGCAAGCAAAACAGAGACGTTCCGAAGCATAGCTACAAATGGCATGAAAAAGACGATTCTGATATTGATGAAGAGAAGCAAGTTAGTCTTATGACAGACATGCTTATACTAATGAATGGCAAGATCGATTCTATGTCTAAGTCTATAGACAGAATAGACTCTAGACTAAAAGAAGTAGAGAATGATAGATAATGATATTAGAATGTCATTCAGTATATCATCAGAATCATCACGTTTATCTCTGTGAACATCTAGTATAGAATGTATATAATTATATATACTAAAATTTTGTATCAACAGAGAACAACGTCATTAATATCGACTACTACTGCAATCAAAACATATCTTTGATATAATCATATAAAGATGGCAAACACAAAAAGGTGACAGAATCAAATGGCTAGTGATACGACATACATAAGACCATTGCAGTATGACAATGGTCTGAGACTAATGTCTGTCATACTTGGCGCAGAAGTGTGCTCTCTTGTAGGCTCAGGATTTGATGACGATGCGCAAGTATTCGTTTCAGTCGATGACAAGCTAGAGCAACTTGCAGTAAGGTCAGTGACTAGAGAAGCATCTGACATAATCGTAGCAGACCCTATAACATTCACTCCGCCATTCAGCGTATTTGTAGTCAATCCATCTACAGATGGCGGTCAAGCTTCTAATGCTATCGTATTCCAGTACGGCAATGCTAATGCTGTAGCAGATGTAGTAGTCAATGGCGCTTCTGTAGTCAAGAACAATGTGGCTGTCATAAACATGACTTCTATGCTTGTCACTACTGACATGGCTAACATGATCTACGGCACAGATGCTAATGGCAAGCAAACTGTATATGACATAGCTTCACTAAAGGGAGTGCAGCAGATACAAGTTGGTGGCATTGCTGTGCCGATATCTGATGGCGTAGTCAATCTTGCCAACATAGCTAAAGACAGCGAAGTGCTGCATCTGTCTAGCTCTCAGAATTCAATGTATGCTACAGACGACAACGGCAATCAGACGATGATCGCCATATCTACTCTTGCTAAGCAGACAGACTTAGATACTCTGAATAAAGCAGTGTCTGTGCTTCAGACTAACTACGCTAAGAAGCAAGACAAAGACTCTTCTGCAGCTGATGGTGATCTTGCTGTATTCAGCAATGGACAGACAGTATCATCAAATCAGAAGCTTAGCGATCTGAACACATCTGTATCTAAGAACGCTTCAGACATAGAGACTCTGAATGCAAATCTTACAGACTACGCTAATAGAAAAGTAGACTGGAAAGCTGTAGACGAGACGTCTATAACTAACTCGCCATTGTCTGCTAGCGGCATAGCAATGACTACTTATGCTTTAGCTAAAGAATCTGCATTAGCTGCAGCTAACAAGCAGTTCGTCAACATACTGGCAGGAACAGACTCAAATACTTCTAACTCTACAGCTGTAGGCTCGAACATAACAGCTTCTGGCTCAGTAGCTTTCGGATCTGGAGTCAATGCTAGCAATGGAACAGCAATAGGAGACAATGCATCTGCAACTGATTCAGTAGCTATAGGAAAAGACGCTGCAGCAAGTCAGAATTCAGTAGCTATTGGCAATGAATCAAAGACGACAGATCCTCTTCAAGTGTCATTTGGTGATGCTTCCACGTCATTGAGACGTCGCTTGTCAAATGTCAATGATCCGTCAGATGACTTCGATGCTGTCAACAAGCACTACATTGACACTCTTTCTGGCAATATGGCTATTGCTGTCGATGGCGTCACTATAAAAGGTTCTGGAAAAGCTAATGATCCAATACGATCTATCATAGGCACATCTGTAGGAACATTCGTATTAGCTAGATCTCCATTCAAAGTCAGAGAGGTACGTACTGAATCTGGTCAGACAATCTACACTTCATGGCTTGGCATAGAAAATGCATCGCAATCTCAAGGTTTCATAGACAATAAGCTTTCTACGGAATACGATGCTCATTACGTCTACACGATATACTTGAATACTCCTGAGAACGATACTAATCAGTTCTTGAATGCAGAATCTGCACAATGCATATGGGGTAGAATAGAGCTGACAGAAAAAGCGCCTGGCTTCATAGAATATGACATCGTCCAGGATGAAGATGGCAATGAACGTCATGTCGCCAAGACAAGCTCTATTGGTGGATATTCAGGATACAAGCATTCCATAGCTCTTGGTGATGACTCTATAGCTATGAAAGAGAACGAGCTGTCAATAGGCAGAGGATTGGAATCATATGAAGTCGATGCTACAACTCCATTTGCTACAGCATGGACAGGTGCAGCTAATGCATCTGCAAGCACTCTTACAGTTCAGTATCAGGTGATATGATGCAGAAGACTTACACTAATCTATTCACTAATCCACTTGCAGCATCTGTATCGTCTACTTCTAATACGAAAGTTTCAGATATAGATCGTGGCTATCATATAGACACGCTAGTCACGAATACTTCGTCTCCTGACAACAACATAACTTTGAATCTTCCAAGTGCAAGCTATCATTTCCATTGTAATGTCAATTTCGTCAAAGTCACTACAAAACCAGATCTATATATTTGGTCAGACAAATTTGGTATATCAAATACTTTCGCAGGAGGAGAGTTCGATATCGATTTTACAGGCAATGTTGATAGAATCTCAATCAAGTCTGGTAATACAGCAGGCGATGCTGTAGAGTTTACAGATATCATATTGTGCACTCAAGCAGACTGGCAAGATCTGAAAGCATTATATGTGACGTACATCAATGGCAATAGATATGAACTTGATAGAGCTCCTGAAGCTGTACCTACCGTTGCATAGAATAGAGGCAAAATCATGGCTGAGGTAGGCGTATGGGGTGGATATACTTCTAGTGGATATAGCGCTTGGCGCGCTGGTGTGCATGCTCAGACGCTATCAGAATCTGACACTGGCATGTGGGTTAGAGTGCAAGCTTTGTGGCAGGCTTCATACTCGTTTTCAGTATCGTATGGCAATTCTGCTCATGTATCATGCGATGGCCAAGATACTGGAGAAGTAGGTGTCGGCTCGATACAAGTAGGCGGCAATGGTGGCACGCTTACAATGCTTTCGCATGATTTCTACATAAAGAAGACTGACAATTCTAGAAGCATAATGGTAGATGCTTTCGTAAGGATGAACGGAGGCTATGCAAACGGATTTTCTGGCAATCACGCTTTCTTCACGCTTGGTGGCATAAACTACAAGACACCAAATCCGCCAACAAATGTTCATATCAATAGGAATGATGATTCTGCATCTACGCTTACATGGTCTCTCAATTATGACAATAATGCTCTCAAACCATGGAAAAGCATAAGAGTAGGCTCTAGGGCTGGCTCTGATGGAAATGACTACGGAGCTTGGAACAGCAGACCTGGCTATCCAGAGCAGACATTGACATGGTCTGCTACATCGTACAAATTCAATGGCTTCAGAGCTAATCAGAAGTCTCAGTTCTCTATATACGCTGTCAATCAAGCTGGAGCGTCTACTCATGTCAATACAAGAGAAGTCTATACTACACCATATGCTCCAGCGTCAGTTTCTGCTACTAAGCTTTCTTACAATTCAGTAAAGGTATCTGTCGATCTTTCAAACACGTACTGCTCGCAATGGCAGCTGCAAAGACGACTGAATGGTGGAGACTGGTCATCTGTAAGCAGCAATATCTCGGGCTCGTCGTATACAGACTCTAGCGCTCCAGCAGGCAAAGTACAGTATCAAGTCAGATGCTTCAGGAATACATACTCAGATGCTGGTCCAGCGCTTTATTCACCGTGGTCTTCAACTGAAGAGATTCAGGCTATACTGCCACCAAATCCTCCTGCTAGCTTCAAAGCAGTCAAGAACGATGAAGACTCTATTACGATATCATGGTCTTCATCTAGCTCAGTGTCTGCTCCATGGGATAACGTTAGTCTTTATAGCAAAGAGTCGATAGGCAAGTCGTCATTTTCTGATTGGAAGCTTATCTACTCTGCATCAGCATCAAATACTTCATTCACAGATTCTAGTCATGATCCGAATGCTAGATATCAGTACAAGCTGAATGTATCGAATGACGCTGGAACTAGTTCCGATACTGTTTCTAGCATCATATCTAACTTTCCTGCGAAACCAATAGCTGTCACAGCAAGCATAGATGCTAGCAAGAATGCGACTGTCTCTGCTAACATTTCGTCGTCAAATGCAAGTTTGATCAATATCGACAGAACAATAGATGGCGATAACTGGTCTAGAGTAGCGTCTAACATATCTGGCTCTTGGGTTGACACATCTCACCTGATTGGCAGCATACGATACAGAGCAGCTGCTGTAAGGCCAGTAGTAGATGACAGTCTTTCATCTGTCATGACTTCAGACTATACGATATCTAATATAGCAGTCACAAGCACGCCTCCAGCAGCTCCAACTGTAGCAATAAGCAATAGTACTGTCAATTTTGGAGACATAGTCACAATATCATGGACGCCAAACATCACAGACGGCACAAACAATGAAGTAAGCAAAATAGAAGTCACTGATGGTAGCAAAGTATATGCATTGCAGTTCAATGAAGACTATGCGTCTGTCAGCAGCTTCATGTATGCGTTTCATTCAGTGGGTGACAACTATATCAGAATTCAGACTAAGTCATTGAATGACAACTTCAGTCCGTGGTCATCTCAAGTCAAAGTGACAGTGAAAGCTAACAGTGAAGACCTGATCAATCTTATACCATCTCCTAAGCCTAAGACGATACAGTTCCTGAAATCACATGCTAATTCGTCAGTATCAGTATCGAACAGTGTAGTAGTAATGCCAACGAACAAGACTAAAAGCTTTGGATTCTCATATGGAGGAAGTCTTTCTGCTACGAATTTTGATGCTATATCTCGCATAATGCCAGTCAATGCAAATGATTCGATCAGATTGCTATGCAGTATCATGTCTACTTCTCCATGTACGGGAACTGTGTCTATTCAAGCTGGAAATGATTCTAATGCTAATACTATCAAGACAGACAGCATTAGCTTGAATACGAACTGTAAGCTTGTAGATCTTTCTGGAAATGTCTCAAATGATGGATGGGTGAAGATCGACTTCGACTTCTTGCAGAATGATTCATCTGCAAGCTGCATGGTATATGTCAAAGAGCTGTTTCTGTCTTCTAGCTCTAGAGTTTCAGAAGCTCTTGATAGCAGCATAGCAGGTTTTGATGGAGATGAAGTATATGCTGAATTAGTACAAAGCAATCCGTATCAATTCAATGAAATAGGATATGTAAGAGCTAAGATAAATGATGATGGCAGAATGCAATTCGAAATAACTGGATATGACGGATATGATTTCAGCACAGTATCTGACAGCTCTAGTCAAGACTTTGGCAAGCTTACAATCAATAAGATAGGAGAATGAAATGGCTGTAGAATACATTGGCGACAGATACGTTCCAAAGTTCGCTGATCCTGCAGAATGGGACAATACAAAAGCGTACGAAGCTTTGACAATCGTGACTAATCAGGGCAATTCGTATACGTCAAAGCAAGCAGTGCCAGCTGGAATTGATATCAATAGCGCCGCTTATTGGGCGGAAACCGGGAATTACAACGCGCAAATTGAGCAGTACCGCAATGATGTGCAACGGTATGCTGATTCGGTTTCAAGTCTGAAAGATAACGTAACAGATTTGGGTGAAATAGCAAATAATGGATTACTTGGAAACATAATGCATTACATTGTTAATAATGATGACACTATAGATGTTACTGATATAATCCAGACAGCAATAAATGATACGAATGTAAACGGATTGTATTTCCCGGCTAGGAAATATATAATATCAGAATCAATAACAATAGATTCCACAAAACGTACAAAGTTTTCAATAAATGCTGACATTGGCGCTGAATTTATAGCAAACTCTGCTATGTCTAGCATATTCACCGAAATAGGTACTCCCGCAGACTGGCACGCACAAAAATTAGAATTTAATGGCGGATTATACAATTGCAATAATCTTGCAAATAGCGCAATAACAACTATTAATGGCACTACGCGAGTTATAAATACTAGTATATACGATTATCTCACTATTGGCATAAATGTACCATCATCGCATTCTTCATATATTGCTGGTAATTACATTTTGCAAACGTCCTACAATCCGGACACGCCTAGGACAGCAATTTCTATTGGTGCGGATTCGCAAATTATTGGTAATAAAATTTTCCAAGCTAGCACAGGTGTACTAGCTAATGGTGCCATATTAATGTATGGTAATTATCTATGGAGTGGTACGCGGAAAGATAATGTCATATATACTGCAATAGAATGCGGTAGCATGACTTGGACTGCCATAGTTTCGGCCAGCGGAAATTATTTCGACTCATGGAACACACTTATTCACACTAATGCGAATAACGCAGCTGAAATATCAGTTACAGGTAATTGGATATACTCGCAAGCGCCTAACAACATGGCAACAGTAATATATAATATTGGCGCAAATAGCAAACTAAAATCAGTAGGAAACATAGGATACCAGCTTAATTGCACTGATAGTACAAAAATTAATTATGTTGTAGCTGATACAATAATACCCGCAAGTGGATTTTTGGAGCCAAACAAATTAATAATTGATTATATCAATAACAAAACAAATTATGATGATGTTTCAAATCTACAGCAATCAATTATAGGCGATTCAAGCATAATATCTAGCGTAGCCAATAACATAAATGCTGGATCAACTTATGTAATCGGGCATACAGAAGCATATGCTGGAGAAGCAACACTAAAAATTGTATTAAGCAACCTGACTTTTACTGCAATTGTAAGTGACATTATAAAAAGTGTCAATGTTATAAATGGTGTAACAGGAATGAAAATTGGCACATTTTTAAAGAATAAAAGGCATTACATGTATATAAAAAATACAAGCGATACTGATTTCAGTTATAGTACAGTTGGAATGAAAATTATAGATTCAATGTCAACATCTACAGTTTTAACTCTGCCATCACTATACACAGATTCATACGTTCCAGGATCAGAAATAAACATATATTAAAGATTGCACGCCGACTAACTGTGCTTAGTCGTACCGATTTCTGCTTGGCCTGAGCCGCCGCCCACGACGGACAACGTTGCAGTGACGACAAAAGACGGAGTGGCGCTCTAGTCAATCATTCCTAATCGATCGCTCTACGCCATGTACGTTATTGGACAAGTCGAATCTAACCATAATTGGTCTGCTGTCAATCGCGGCGCCTAATTACGCTTGGCATGATGCAATTGTACGGCACACTAGCATACAACCTACTTAATCTCGGCAGAACCAGCGACCCAACAGGGTGGGCGGCATTCAAAGCCGCCACGCCCTCGCTGGCGACGGCAGTGGAAAACAATTCGTACGCCTGGAACGGATGCTACGTAACAGACGTAGACGCTAACGCTTGGGCCGCGTGGTCACAGCGCGACGAAAACCACCAGTTCCAGCAAGCCACATGGGACGGCGACTACAATAACTATGCTAACGTCTGCAATCAAAACGGTATCCCTGAAGCAAACATACAACAAAGTATTTTATTCATGAGTATATATCATCAAAGGCCAATGTACGCGTTTCAATCGAGTGATGCGCCAGCGTAGATATGAATGGCATGTAGTACATGCAAGTAGTCAGCTACAAGCACGTACTTTGCATTATCACGCTGCATGTAGTTTATGCAGGTGTATGAAGCCGTGTACTTCTTGTATATGCAGATTATACATTGTGATTGCTAGTAGCACTTGCATGATATAATCGATATTAAGATATATACATATAGAAATGGACGCAAAAAATATGCATGTCATACTTCCAAAATCAGATAGATTGAAAGCAGTCAATTGCTCTATAAATAGTAATCTTTATCTTTTTAACGCTGTAGACAATAATGTCAACGACAATCAGTTTGCTATAGACATATCATATACGCCAAAATTCAAAGACACTTTTGCAGACAAATCTGTTGACGTCATAGCAGAAATACCTCCGAGAATATCTTTGGGCGTTGAAAATGGCGTCAATTCTGGAGATGATCTCTACGTAGTCTTGACAGCAGCTTGCCCTAAAGATCAGAATGACAAAGTCATGAATCTTTACGCAGGCATAAGAAATCCAAGCGTATCGAATTATGCAGCTTTTGCACATTCTGATGCTAATAGCGCTGACTACGATTCATGGTTCTGCATATTGAAAGCAAAAGCAGAACCATTCACTATATCTATAGCTGTAGATTCCGGTAAAACATTCACTAATACTGTTTCATTATCTTCGCTCGGCATCTATTCAGAAGATTCATGGAATAGAATGCAGCAAGCAGCATTGCTTCAGATGTATCAAAGACATGTCAACGATACAATTGACCCTGAAGTCAGATATGTCGATTCAAGTCTGCAAAGAGAGATAACACATGTCGCCGATCCCACTAGAAGCGATTCAGCCGCTACTAAGAACTACGTCGACAGTAAGCTCGGTACCGTTGACAGCCAGATCAAAATTCTTAAGCCAGAAATACTTTTTGACGATTTTTTGCCAGACAAAACTGGACAAAACAGCTCAGATAACAATTTTTCATCTGCTATTAATTCTATTAAAAATTCATGGCCCCTAGTCGATACACTTGTCGTCAATGGTGGAATTTACTTAATTAATGACACCATACAAATCCCCCCTTACGTTCACGTTATTTTTAAAAATACACCTATTATTAAGTATGCTGGGTCGGGTACTGCAATCGACATTAAGTGGACGAGTGATGTCCCCACAATTTTACAAGACCGCAATGACTATCGAGTGAATAGTCAGCAATGGCAGAGATGCCCTATACTCAGTGGAGGGGTTTATCTTTACTCACTAGATAAAGGGAACACTATCGGGATATCCCTAGGTTCACATAGTCCCGACGATAGAATATTCGGCACGAATTGGTACAATGTGGCGAGAAGTGAATTTAATGATGTTCATGTGAAGAATTTTCACATAGGATTGTCTCTCGGAGCATACGACGTATTCCTTGACAGTTTTAATCATTTGAACATCGAAAAATGTGATATCGCAGTTTTATTGGGTAATAGCGAAACGCTTCATTCGGGAAATAATGCCGGTGAAAATATTGTCTTTAAAGATTGTGTTTTGAGTGGATCTAGTTATGCAATTCTACTCGCCTACGGTGGTATTGATACCTATTTTGTCCATTGCGGAATCGATTTTAATACGACCGTTCTAGGTATAGCTACAGATTATCCTAACAATATGATGTCTTTTGATTCATGCAATATTGAAGGGTCAAAGTATCTCTCGAGAAATTATACGAATTTTTCGCAATTGGATAGTTGGCGTTGCAACCTCATCCTGAGCAATAATATGATATTGATGGCGCAGGACGTGAATACGACGGATGAACCCATTACCGGTGCAGTGAAAGCAACACTAAGGGACAATGCAATTACAGGAACAATTTCTACAGAATGGATTGTTAACAAAAATATTACATCCACTAATAATAATTCCAATATTTACAATCGTAGGGATTACTCTTATTTTGTATCACCAAATGACAATCTGATACCCAACGGCTTCGATTTTAGTAAAATGGTAGCCGGAGCTCTCACAACTATGACAAAAAATGCTACTACAGATGACAAGTGGAGTAAATATGGTATAACAACCATTTATTCAAATGATAGTTCCGATAACAAGATTTTGCAGACAGCAAGATGCAGGGTCTACCCCGGACAACATATTACGATGAGAACGTATGCAAAATACCAAACCCCAAAATCTAACCTTACGATGGAAATCAGATTCTACAGTGGAGATACTGTGATTGGTGTGATAGGGGGAGTGCATGCCTCATATACCGCTTCGAGTGATGTACAGCTGAGCGGCACTAGATCGTACGTTGTACCCGCAGGAGCCACGGATGCATCATATATAATTAATACAGCTACAGATGACACCAATAGTCCGGTAGAGATTGGCGCAGTCTACATGATGTGTAAATAGCCACAAAGGATTATGCTATAATGTCAGTACAATCCCTCTACGCCATGTACGTCATTGGTGCCGTCGAATCGAACCATAATTGGACGGCCATCAATCCGAGTGACCCGATTACGCTCGGCATGATGCAATGGTATGGGAATCGCGCTAAGTCGCTTATCCTACGCGGTAAGGGTAGCGACTCGGGGGGGGGGGGTACGCTCAATATTTTGCCAGCACAGCCGCCACTAAAGCGGCCGAAGACAATCGGGATATGAGCTACTATTATGTGACGCAAGCCGATGCCTAGGCGAATGCAACCCTGTCGCACGCATACACAAAAACGAAAAGGCACAGACTGCAGTAGAATGCTCAAACCATGCACTTTCACTCTGCAATAGAACAAATCACTTTTGGAGGATCATAAAAAAATGACATTAGACACAACAAGAATCAAAGACGATAAGCTAGTCGCGAAGAACCTGTTTCCGAACCCCGGGTTCGATATGAACGGCTTGCAACCAACAATAAAAAAAGAACATCGCATCAGGCTCCATGTCCGATTGAGTCCTCACGTTGACCAGAGTCAGCGGCAGCAACGACACATATTGGCTCTGGGAGCTGACAGGACTTCCGGCTGGAGCGCCAATGATTTCCTCATGTTCCATGACCAACGGGAAATTACTAGCATGGGCGTCCTCATTGGTTGAACTGAGCCCGAGTTCATTTGCTGTTCCGGATGATGGGGTGGTCAAGTTCGCGTTCGTGCCGACGAGTGACAGTGCTGCAACGTTCACGCGGCCTATTTTGTGCACGGCAAGAGACTTCGCTTCAGTCAAGAAGCTTAGCATCTCATACTTTGATGCTAATGGCAACTATACATCTAGCGTGTCAGATCTAGTTTGCTCTTGGACCGGCACCCCGAACGCCAGTAAAAGCAGTCTTTCGCTCATTTACTAAATAGACAAAACGTACATAGCTATATAGAAGGCGCATAATGATATCTATAGACCAACTTAAGAACAAAGAATCAGTAACGAATCTTTGGCCAATACCTGTAGCAAAGTCTTCAGATTTTACAGCTTTCAATTACAGTAGCGATACAAAACCTGCAGCTTCAGACTATAACGGTGGTATGCTAATCGATTCTACTAGCATTTCTACAGTACAAAATACTGGCATTGAAGCTAATAACAAAAGTATCTTGCTTCAACCTGGAACATATGTGTTCAGTGCACATCTTACTACTACTGGAACATTCACTACTCAAGATGCAGTAGTAGATCTGTTTAGCGATCGATTTTTGGTTGCTATAACACCATCAGATTTTAATGCTGGCATTACTAGCAAGACTTTTACATTGACTAGCTCAGTTAATGTAGTTTTGCAATACAAAGTTCCACCAAATGCAAAGACTATTGCATATGGATGTGGTTTGTATTCTATACAAGACTGGAATAAGCTGCAAAATGTTGGAGCAAGATGGTTCAATCCTATAGACAAGACTTATGTTAAGACAAGCCAATTGACCACCGCGTGGACTGGTACAGCTAATGCGAGCGCTAGTACGCTGTCGCAGGATGGAAAAGTAATAGCAACGAACATAGAACAGAAACCTGACAGGAATGGTTGGAACAATCGTGTGTACCGAATGTCGGGAACGAAGCAATCTGATGGAAGGTGGAAGTATGACTTCTCCGGAGATAATTCCTCATATAATTGGGGAACATTCTGCCCTCCGTCCGATAATGATGCTATTCCCGTTGGATCATATATCGTGGCGATTTATGATGCTAGTGGCCCTAATGTGGTAGGTGCGTATCAGGGCGTCAATATCATAACATCAACACAACACATGTTTGTGGGGCAGGTTACGGCCACTGGCGACCATGTGCTGTCTCTTAGTGGTAACAGCTCATGGGTGATACTCACCCATTACGGTATCTACTCCGCTGCCCACTGGGCCGCAATGCAGGCGCTTGGCATCAACTGGTTCAGTGGCGACACGTATAGCAAATTAGACAGTCTTCAAAATATAGCTTCAGATGCAGATTTTCTTGGCGCTGTCAATGCTAGCCCTAGCGTAATGACTGTCAATAAGACAATAATGCGGAATATCATTCCATGCCCACAAACAATGCATCTTGCAGATACAAGCGACTCATCGAATTTCAGGCGATTTGGCACCGGGACGTGCGAGAACATGCCGATGTCAGACTGTCCAGTGTCTGTAACGTCAGGTGTTCATGTGAATGGCAACAATACTGGCGCGTGTATTGACGATAAAACATTGCCAAATGGCGATTACGTATTCGCTGTTTATGCAAAAGCTGCTGTCGGTGTTGGCATCGAACTGCAAACTGACTGGAAAGGAAGTTCGGCTGGTGGAACTAAGTATTTCATTGGCGACGGCAAGTGGCACCAATACTTCACGACAGGCAACATCACTAACGCTTCAGTATCATACGCACGCATATTCAATAGTTCTGATAATGGCGGTGCAGTAGGCGATGTGTATTTTGCTGCCCCAATATTCTGCACCGTTTCAGATTGGAATATGCTTCAGTATACTGACAATCAATACTTCGATGGTAGTACAAATCTGCTGTCGAACAATTATAACACAAAAACTGAGTAGAAAGTATGAATATGGACATTCAAATCATTCAAGCAGCATCTACAGTGCTACTGGTCTTGGTCGTGCCATTTGCAATCCAAGCTATAAAGACTAAAGCTATGTCGGCAAATGCATCAAGAGTTGTAGCATTGGTATTGTCTCTTACAGCTGGAGCTATAGGTGGATTCATCAACGGCATTCCTGAAACTCCAGCTTTGTGGGTTACAGTGATATTCGCTATTGTTGGTGGCATTCAGACAGCATACGCTGCTTTCAAGGCTGTCGGCATTACTAACAAGTGGCTTGATGCATTGCTTGAGATTGGCAATGTATCAGCTGCAGAACCAGCAAAGCCTACAGAAGATGCACATGTAGACCATGCTGAATAATATATAGCAAGTTATTCTAGCTATATCCAAGAATAACGACGTTTATCTCTGTGAACATAGATGTATGAAGATATATAATTATATATATAGACCGAATTAAGTCCACAGAGAACAACGTCGTAATTTCAAACAAAAAGGAGATTCTAATGCTTAGAATCGTAGACATAAGCAATTTCAAGCCAGATGTCAATCCAGCAGCTCTGGATTGTGATGGCTTAGTAGTCCAGTGCACTTGGGGCGCAGGAGAGCTGACTGTCAATGGCATAGTCAACTCTGTATGGCCAGGAGCAGATTCCAAGATACAAGCTGCTGCTAGATCAGGCAAAGCTGTAGGATACATGCACTACATCAGAGGATACAAGACAGCTGAACAAGAGGCGCAATTCTTTGTAAATGCTACTAAGGGATATCTTCATAAGTTCGTTCCATCTGTTGACTGGGAAGCTGGAGACAACAGAGCATGGGGCAATGTAGGGTATCTTGAAGCTTGGATAACAGAGTTCATCAGACGTACAGGCGTCAAGCCAGTCGTCTATCGTCAGCGTTCAGTTGCAGGCTCAGTTGATCCTGTATGCAAGCGTCATGACTGCATGGTATGGGATGCTATGTATGCAGACATGAACCCAACAGGCTGGCAGACTGATCCTTGGGACATGGCTGGATATGCTATGCGTCAGTTCACTTCATCTGGGGCTATCGGCGGCTATAATGGCAGACTTGATCTTAGCATCTTCGTTGGAGACAGAAACGCTTGGAACAAGATAGCAGGCGGCAATGGATCAGCACCAGCACCTACTCCTGCACCGTCTAATGCAACCACTGTCAATGTTCATTATGGACTTCATCAACTAGGTGCTGGCTGGCTTGGAGATGTAGTCAACTTCAACAATGCTAATGACAATGGCTTTGCTGGATATCCAAATCATCAACATGACATGCTGTACGCTTGGGTAGACAGAGGACGCCTTGACTACTCTGTACATACTGCGCAAGATGGATGGCTTCCATCAGTGATGTATGGCGACCCTAGAGACACTGTCAACAAATGCGCAGGCGTATTCGGCCATGCTATCGATGGAGTCAAGTTCTACTACACGACTCCAAAGGGTGACAGCATGAAGCAAGCCTGGTATCGCTCTCAGACTACACAAAGAGCAGGATGGCTCGGAGTATGCTGCGATGATGGGAAGTCTGTTCCAGGCTTCGATGGCTTTGCTGGAATACTTGGAGAGCCACTTGACAGGCTTCAGCTAGCTATAGCAAGCAGCAATCCATTCTAGTAGTATTAGAATGCTTGCAAAATAGCAAGTCTGCAGTTTCATATGGTTGGCATGCTTATGCAGGTGCCAACCTGTGAAATGCTGATAAGATGTTATAATATAATTATATGGATCGGAAATAAAAGCATTCTGATTCTTTTACCGAAAAGAGCTTCATGGAAACAGATACTGATCGCATAGACGATTCAGATGTCTTAGATGACACTGATGACGTGACTGCTGAAGAAGACTCCGGCAAAGACAACGATTTCGTAGAGTCAGATTCTAATGAAGCTTTAGAAGATGAAAGCTCTGCAAGCGATGAAGATGATGGAGATAACGAAGACATTGCGAAAGCAATATCTGACGGATTCGACAAAGTCTTGAAAGCTATCAATAGTGACACTAAATCATGTGAGACAGGAAAGGGCCGATACATGAAAAGAAATGCAAGCAAGAGAGTTGCTGATGAAGCTACTGCTCCAAAATCAGCTGATGAGATTCTAGACGACGTCAAAGACAATGGCGTAGGCTATGAGGATTTGATTGACAATCTTTCAGATGCAAAGGATCCAGATCAGCCTGTAGGCGACAACGAAGATGGCGGTTCAGCAGAGCCTGACTATCCTGTCGATTCTGAGACTGATGCTCCTAAGACTCCTAAGCCTGGCAAGCCTTCCGAAGATACAGCTAGCACTGCATCTGTGATGCGTCTTGTAGATTCCTACATCAAGGCTGGAGTCATTGCTGAAGCCAATCGATTTGATGCTATCGAAAGAATGTCCTCGATGACTAAGGCTTCTGTCAAGAATCAGCTTGTTGCTGTCAAAGCCGTCTCCAAAGCTTCTGCTAAGAGACTTGCAGCTGTCAAGGCTTCTGTAAAGAAAGCAGAATGGACTACTGTAGACTATTCTGACTATCCAGGAATGGAAGACGTCACTGATGCTCAGACAATGACAGATGAAGCTAATGATGATGACTACGTGCTGCTTCAGTATTCTGATGGTCATGTCGAGCTTGAAGTCAATGGCAACGATGAAGCTTCTTACTCTTCTATGGATGAAGCTAAGCAAGACGTCTACGACATCATTCTTGACAATGGTGGCACAGTAGCTTCTAAGCATAGAGCAGCAAAGAGAATTCGTAAGGCTTCTGTAAAGAAAGCTAATCTGTCTATGACTTCAGATGAAGATGGCACTCACGTCACTATCGATGGCGAGACAACTGATTTCGACAATACAACTGACGCATTGAAGTTCATTTCTGAAAAGACTGGCAAGCCTGAAGACGATGCTAAAGATGACAAGACTGCATCTTTGAATGCTAAGCGCGCTTCTGCTCTGAAAGCTGCTAAGCGAATTGCAGAAAATCATAATCGAATTGCTAGAGCTAAGACTGCAGCTTTTGAAGCAAGAAAAGAAGCTCGCAAGCCATTGAAGCTAGCTTCTGCTACTCCATCGTTCGATTCTTCTATCGACATGGCACTAATCTGATAACCGACAACGATCAAATAGAAAGACTTAACAGATGATCACAGTCAATACTGTAAAAGATGCATTTCTTCATAGAACTGCTAAGGTAGAGTACAGCAATGAAGTTCAGTTCGCTGGCACTCTAAAGACTCCTAACGACAAAGAGATTCTTCCCGGGATGGTCATGAAGCATCTTGGCAACAATGTAGTCGATCTTTATGATGGCACAGGCACGCCTTTCGGTCTAGCTTCTGTCTTCTATGCAAGAAAGTTCGGCAATGGCGGCGTCAACCAGCTTGGCCCGAATGACGAGTTCACCGTGATTGTTGGCAGCAACAACACTACTGTTCGCATTTCTAAAGAAGCAATTGCTGCTGATGCTGCTTTCACTTTCCCAGGAACTGGCGTAGCAGTTCCAGTCAATGCTGGTGCTGATGGAAAGCTTACTTCCAAGGCTGGCGCTAGAGTTGGCAATCTGCTAGAACTTGATGATGATTCTATCGTCATTCAGCTTCTAGATCCGTCAGTCATCACTAACGCTTGATTTTAAGAAAGGCTTATGTCAAAAATCATGACTAATACAGAACACAAGGCTAGACTAGCCAAAGAATATGCTGAACAAGCACAGAAGAAGATTGCTGCAAAGCGAACTCTTACTAAAGACCAGAAGAGAGCCAAGCTAGCTCAGATCTTCCGTGAAGGTGGATCTGCTAAGCTTGCTGAAGCTATGGTTGGCCCGATTTCGATTCGTGTCAATTACGAAGGCATTGCTCGTCAGGCACTAGTAGAAGACATGGTGCCTCAGGGTACTATTCGTGCTTATCCTGTTCTCGATGAGCTTCCTGCAGCTTATGCACTCAACTCTAACGATGGTGAAGTAAGAGTCAGCAGAATTGAAGGCAAGCAGGTAATTCCGCAGTACGGTCGAATTGCTGCAGAATACGAGATCTCTAGAACTGATATCGAGCTTCTTGCTGCTTCTCCTATCGACTATGCAGAGAACATGACTGTCCAGCAGCTTGCAAAGCAAGAAGATGCTTTGCTTTATGATGGTCTTGATCTTGCTGTCGATGCTTGGAAAGAATTGCATCCAGGCAATACAGACAATGATGTGACTCTGTCTTCGAATACATTCACTCTTGATTCGTTCCTAGATGCACAAGCTCATATCCTAGATCAGCAGGTCAATGTAAAGAACATCATCACCTCTCCTGGTGCAGCTCTTGACATGTACCGCTGGGATCTGACTGTTGCAGGTGTGTCATTCAAGGATGACTACTTCGCTGGATACAAGAGAACAACATTCGGTGACTTCAATGTCCTTCAGGCTATCACTGTTCCGAAGGATACTGTATACGTTACTGCTCCATCAGACATGCTCGGTGTGTGGAGCACAAGATATGGAATCAGTCAAAATTTGGACCCTACGGCAGTTAGCAACTTTATGCTGAGGGCGATTTACGATGAACTCGTGTCTTGCATCGTACTGAACTCAATGGGTGTTGTAAAGATTAAGAAGACTGCTTGATCTTAGCCATCTAGCTTCAAAAGTCCTGAGCATGACTTAAAACTGCTCATTTTTTATATTCATTTATAGATAAGAATCTAGTATGCCCTCAGATTAACGACGTTGTTATCTGTGTATCGCTAGTATTAAGTATATATAATTTATAATACTTCAGATTCTAGATCACTATAGAACAACGTCGTAAATATTAAGTATCTAGTAGTAAATATGCCCAGTATTTTACTTTGCATTAATATTGTTATATAATATAAACATGGCATATGAAATAAAGACATGTGAAAAATGTGGAAGGCAATTTAAAGTTGGAGTTGTTGATGGTCTTTGCAGACATTGCAGAACAAAGACTTTCGTTTGCAAGACTTGTGGAAAAGAATACAATAGCATTAAAGAGCTGCCAGAATGCAAGAAATGCAAAGACTCTCATTTTGAATGGAAATGCGATATATGTTGCAATACATACAAGACTAAGAAAAGCTTAGCTAATCATAAGAAGTATCATGATATTGCATTTAGAGACAAAATGTCAGAAAAAATGAAAGGCAGAGTTTTTTCTGATGAAACAAAAGCAAAAATGTCTGCATCTAGAATTGGAAGAAAAGAATCTGAAAAGACTAAAGCTATCAAATCTGAAGTCATGAAGAAAAGATGGGCTTCTCCAGGCTATCGTGAAGCATATCATGAAAACAATATTGGAAAAGTCTTATCTGAAGAATGTAAAGCAAAATTGTCTGCTAAGGCTTATGAACGATGGTCTAATCCAGAATTCAAAGCTAAAATGACTGAAATCATTAGGAATACGACTCCTGAAGTCATGAAAAGGCCTGAAGTAAGAAAAGCTATTTCAGATGGCAGAAAAGCTTATTTTGAAAAGCCTGGTTCTCGTGAAAAGCAAAGCATCGCAATTAAGAAATATATGAGCAGACCGGAAGTTAGAGCTAAACTGTCTGCATCGATATCAAAAGCTATGAACAAGCCTGAATTCAAAGCTAAAATGAAAGTCATTTATGATAGTCCTGAATTCAAAAAGAAGACAAGAATGACAAGAATGAGAAATAATGGATGGTCAGAAAACCAGATACGATTCTTCGAAGACGACGAATATGCTAAGAAAATCATAGAAGATTCTAAGTCTAATACATACTATTCATTCATGAAAGACTTTGGTCTATATTCTCAGCAAGTTGGTAGACGTATACGAAATTTGAACTTGCAAGACAAATTCTTAGGACATAATGAAATTCAGCATTCCCAAGGAGAGCTAGAGCTTCTAGATTTTGTCAAGACTTTTGATGAAGATGCATGCTGCGATAGAAAAGCTCTAAAAGGCAAAGAGCTGGATGTCTATTCAAAGAAGAACAAGATTGCTTTTGAATTTGATGGCCTATACTGGCATTCTGAGCAATATGCAGGAAAAGTTGCTGCATTGCAAAAGACCGAGAGCTGCAATAAGCTTGGCATAAGACTGATGCACGTATATGAGAATGAATGGTGGCATAAGCAAGATATTGTGAAGTCTATGATAAAGTCTTCGTTTTGTAAAGATAGAAGAATCTTTGCAAGAAAATGCGAAGTAGTTGAAGTATCTTCTAGCGAAGCTAAAAAATTCTTAGATTCTAATCATCTTCAAGGAAACGTCAATAGCAAATATCGAATTGGATTGAGTTTCAATAGAGAACTTGTTGCAGTCATGACATTCGGAAAGCCAAGATTCAACAATTTTGATGGAATGGAGCTATTACGATTTGCAAACAAGACTGGTATCAATGTCATTGGTGGCGAATCTAGACTATTCAAGAACGCTATAAGAATCTGGGGATTTGACAAAGTAATATCATATTGTGACAGAGCTAAATTCACTGGAAATGGCTATCTAAAGATTGGCATGAAATTCGAAAGATACACTGATCCTTCGTACATTTGGACTAATGGCATTGACATACTATCAAGATATAGCACTCAAATGAAAGATGAATATGCAACCATGTCTAAAGCTGGCTATTGGAGAGTATTCAATTGCGGAACGTCAGTATTCACTTGGCAACGATAGTCTGCTTTATTCATCTGCATTCTTAAAAACTGCAAGTATGATATAATTATATATATAGGATACAAACTACAAGGAGAAATCATAATGTCAGAACCATTATTTCCTGCAGCAAACCGTGGCAGCTTTGAGAATAAGCTTGATGAAAAGTTTAGTGAACTTGAAGCTGGCAGTTCAGTAGATTTGACAGATTATGCAAAAAAGACAGAAGTAACTGACAATATCGACTTCTCAAAGTTGACGCCAGCTCAGATAACAGCTTTGAAAGCAGCTATTGCTTAATAATTTATGACTACTATACAATTAGACGAATATTCTATAGAGATTGACTCGTCAGAATCATTTGCATACAATTTCGCAATAAGCGGCGATGACTTCATCAATCTCAATGGCATCGGCTATTGTAAGACTCAGCGTCAGCAAGCTTACAAGAATCATCTTATGAATGTAGCTAGAGACAATCTCAGAGAGATGGGCGCAAAAGCTGCTGAAAACAACTTGCCGTCAGAGCCTATCTCCAAAGCATTCATAGAAGTCGAATGTCTAAATAAGACTAACAGAAAATTTGATGCTCCAAATTTTGCTGTCACATTCAAGCATATAGAAGATGCTCTTGTTTCTGCAGGCGTTCTTGTAGATGACAACAATAATGTTGTCAAAGGTACTCTGTTCAGAGAGTTAGATGAAGACAGAAACAGAAATGCTTATCAGATTCGAATAACAGTGCATAAGCTAAACTAGAAAGCAATCATTCAGATGCCACAGACAGAATTCTTTGGAAAGACTTACTCTGTAAGCGATGACTACATACTAGTGAAGACTATAGCTGTAAGAGAAGAACTGAACAGGAACTTCGACTACTTTCCAAGAGAAGAACTAGAGAAGTCTTGGGAGCAGTATGGAGAAGTCGATCTAGTATTTGTTGACCATACTTACAAGAAAAGCACTGACTCAAATGAATATGAAGATGGCATAGACAGATCTAGGACACGTGGCTTTGTAGTAGCTTCAGGCATCAAAGACGATGAATCTGGAAGAGCATGCATTCATTTGCTTATCGCTGTTGACAAGTCGTATTCGTATCTTGTAAAGGCTATAGAAGATGGTGACATGGGAACTGTCTCTATGGGCTGCTATTCAGATCTTTATTGTTCTATATGTGGCAAGCTGTTCTCTGAATTGAATCCTTGTCCTCATTGCCCTGCATTGATAGGAACAAGATTCAATGGAAAGCTAGTATTTGACATTCTACGAAATATCTGTTTTTATGAAATTTCCCTGTTAGTTCAATTACAAGCATCTCCAGTGGCAATTTTCTACGAAGTGATAGAGTAGAGCATGTACACTTTGAAGCTTAAGAATGGCGATCTAGATCTGTCTGACAGACGTGGTGTAGCTATAACAGGAAAAGCTAAGCTTATACAGCAACTGTCATTGTGGATAACTGAGCATTATGGCATAGACAGATTCCATGAAGGATATGGCTGCAAGCTTCAAGACATGGTCGGTGGACCTCATACTGACTTGTTCTTGCGAACAGTCGAGAATGAGATAAGAAAGACTATCGAGACATACATGCAAATACAAGCTCAAGGCTTTGAGAAAGACCCTAGGCTTTATTCTAGAGACGAGATAGTCTATCAGATTCTAGCAGTCAATGCTTCATTCATAGATGCATCATCGATACAAGTGTCAATATATGTTAGGACATTAGCTGGGACAGATGTGACTGTGTCTACGGAGGTCGATGCATGAGCGTAGTAAGAATAGTGCAGCCTCATACATCTGACAAGGTTGCTAGACAAGTAGAAGATGCTACTCACATAGCAGGTGAGCGAGTGCTTCTTGTCAGAATGTACACAGCACATAGACATCCTGATGGCTGGCCACATTGCGAGCATTGCTGGGATGACGTATATCAGCAATCAGATACTTCCAACGGCATATGCCCGTATTGCTATGGTACTGGATGGAAGAACGGGATCAGCTCGCTATGGTTCACATCGGCAATCATATCAGATGTCAGCAATTCTGAAGACTTCGACAAGACGAATGGTTCTATAGACTTATACAAGACGCACGTTCAGATGGCTGCGTATGTAGCTCCAGAAGTCAAAGACTGGCTGTTCAGAATCAATGGATGGCGAATTGGCGACAAGGGACTGTCACCGATTCTAAGTGTACCCTACTCTATCAATACTCAAGTTAAGACTTCGTATTTTAGAGATGGCTACAGTTATATAGATGGACAAAATGTCATAGGCTATTCATTCGATGCAGAAGAATACAGACAAGCGCATCCGATATCGAATGTAATGGTCAGGAATGTAGACGAAGCCTTAGTCACAGACAAGCAAGTGTTCGTAGTCTATCCAGATCAAGACTATGATTCATTCAAACTTGAAAAAGAGTCAAGATAATATATAGCAAGCTATCTAGCTATATCCACAGTGTTACGACGTTTATCTCTGTGAACCTAGATGTATGAAGATATATAATTATATATACTAATCTTTTGATGTTACTAGAGATAAACGTAGTCAATACAGTGCAAAACATCGCTATGCTTAAGAGATTGATATAATTATATTATAAGCAGCAGCAAAGTTAGGAGACGAGCTTTGAAGACTTTCAGACATTACAATGGCAAGACTGATCTAATAGCAAAAGTAGACGACAGTGGCTCAGGTGTAAGAATTGACCTAGAAAGCGTAGACAAGTCTACTAGCAAAAGCAGGCATGTAAGCACTTGGAATGTGCCTACTTTAGAAGCAGCTATTGACTCGCTAGAATCTATTGCTAGCTTTGATGAGATCGAAAAGCATGAAGAAGTAAGCAGCAAGACAGCTGGCAAAAGCTTCGTCACTTCAAGAAGAAAGTTCAGATATGCTGAACGTCTTGCTCTGATAGATGAAGACAAAGATGACGATGATGAGGAGTTCCTTCCATGGGCGTAGTGCTTTCTAAGTTCCCAGCTGGGATAGATGACCATCTCAGAATACCGAAGACTCCATCTGTAGCCAAGCTTTCGGAATCAGAATCTCCATCTGACTACGGCTATGAAGGACAGAATGAGAATTCTCATTCAGAGCTGCATGATGCAGAGAACAGATCTATACAGTCGATAGAATCGTCTGTAATGATAGAGAACTCATCTACATCTCATGACCATTCTGACCCTGTAGACGTAGACTACTCTTCTCCAACGTATGCTACGCATCCAGACAAGAAGAAGGGCAGAAAGCTGCTTGTGCAGAATACGCACGTGTTCTCTCAAAGCTCTGCTCCATTCTACAAGTACTTGTCTGGCGGACAGCTTGACTATCCAGACTCCACATTCGCTTCAGTGCATCACTCTCTTGGTTCTGATGACAGCGTAGGCGATCGGCAAGGTGTGTCTGGGCAGATGTGGAAAGCTAAAGGCTTGCAGAATCTGTCAGGCACTACTTTGTCAGACATCACTACTCTACCGCAAGTATGGGACTCAAGACTTGGAGAAATTGGCACTGACAAGCTCGTATCTTACATAGCCACTATGGCAACTGCTCTTGCGGATCTAAAAGATTCCTATGAGTCGCAGATAGCTATATTGTCTGATAAAGTGGATGACCTTACAGACAGACTGTCTGCTATCGAAGACAGAATGCCATCTGGCACAGACACGCTTGCACATGGCAACATCAACATCTACTCTGGAACAGCTTCTATTCAGACGCATGATGGAGATAGCGACAATGATCTCTACTTCGGATAAGCATGCATCTTGGGATGATATCAAATCTAAAGCATATGACTTGCTGAATGACAACAGAGTAGACATAGAAAACATATCTACATATTCTATTCTTTGCAAAGTACATGGAGACAATGGAATATATGAGACCTATGTCAACAGAAAAGCAAGAGCGTACAAAGACAACAGTATCGACGAAGCTAATTTCTTCTGTACTTGTCCATGGGGAGAGATCTCTAATTCTGGGAACAGACCTCATGATGGCATAGATTCTAGTGGAAGCGTCAAGGTCAACAACAGATTCTGTTCGCATGCTTATGCAGCTTTCATGATTCTGCATGAATACGCAAAGAGAAGAAGAGGTGCATGATGCCTTCGACAACATACAAGTATGTAGCTTTTGGTGTGCAGAAACGCGTCTATGCTGAAGGCATAAATCACGACTTCATAACAGTCAATTGGCATATCGTCAATGACAATGTGCTTTCTGTCGATTCAGTCTCAATGCCAAACAGGAACAATCCGTCATGGCTTTGGTACAGAATGAACGTGAAAATGACGATCAGAATCGGATCGACAGAATACGACTTGTTCAATACTCACTATACTAATGTGACTAACTCATCTAGCTTCTCATATCTGGGCATTCTTTGCGATGACTTCGCTAACAGATCTCTTCCCAAGTCTGTCACAATCAATACTGAGACGACTTCATTCGATCTTGGCTTCGGTGGAACTATCACGCCAGTGTTCGCATACTCTGATGGTGGCGGATATTCTGTGCAAGACTTCTCTTGGCTTCAAAAAGTGTCAGGAGACAACATATCTCCAATTCCAGTCAATCTGAAATACAGACCAGGCAAGAGAAGAATAAGCGGAAGATACATGTCTATCAACAGAAGCACTGGAAAGGCTGTTACTAAGAATGGCAAGCAATTGCTTTCTCAAGATGGCGGCAAAGCTGTCAGCAAGACAGACATGAGCACTTATGCAGATGCATCTCATGGCACTTGGCGAAGGCAGCACAAGCAATGATACCAAGAAAGCTGACTGAGAAGATAGCTAACAGGCTAGTCGAGAATGTCAAAGCATACGGAAGACAGAGAGGCTGGAAGTCTACAGAGCTAGTCAAGCCATATGCTAGAAAGAACGAGTTTGGAATCAGATTCGACAATGTCGAATGGCTAATCTTCCAGAACTATGGAACACGTCCGCACATACCATGGAGTCTAGAAGGCAAGATAGTGCCGACAAGCTTCGGGTTCAGAAAAGCTGTAGGCGTAGGCACACCTGGCTTCGTCAACATAGACGGCGTTGAAGAATGGCGAGAAGAGAGATGGCTCAATCCTGGAATAAATGCTACGAATTTCATAGAAGAGTCTGCTAAGAAAGCAGTCATTCTTTACTCTAATGCTTTGCATGCATATCAGAACAATGTAAGAATATCTAGAAAAGAGATGTGAGATGAACAGGCGCCATCCAGTTGTTGGTGACATAGTAGTCATAGACTATGAAGACTTGAATGCTATAACGATATGCACTAAGATAATAGAGCATGAGACTGATGAGAATCAATATGTTCTGTCTTGTCTAGCTGGGCTAGCATATTCTGATGGCAAAATATCGAACTTCGAAGGCGACATAACTCTGTACGATGACTATGCTAGCATGTCAATAGTAGGAGTCAATGGCTTCTCATTGCCAGAGACATTCTATGGTCTTGACACTAGAGAGCTGCTTCTTGCTGATGGCTTCAAGTTCTGAGTTTCACTCAAGACAATCTGGTCAATAGCTTGAAAAGTGTTTATATAATAATAAATAACTAGAATATTTTAGCATGTCTTTCGCAATACATGCACGATACAATCGGAGATTTTGATGGCAGAAGTATTCGTCAACGATACTTACACAAAATCATACTTTGATGCTGCTTTAAGCCAGACTGACAACAAGGGCTACAAGACTACTGACAACGCATGGAAGTCTAAGCTACGAAAGTCGACATCTACAGTAACAGAAGTGCTGACATACGAGTTCGCTGGCAGATCGTCTATATCATCTGTTGCATTCGACATACTGTCTTGCGCTGCTAAGTACTCATTCAGCTATATAGATTCGAACAAGCAAGAGCAGCCACTTCTAAGAGACGACTACAATAAAGTAGAGTTCACGACTATCTCTAGAAAAGACTGGAATACGTGGCAGCATTGGGAGTTCGAATGCCTCCCTTGTGTCGCATTGAAGCTGATAGTCCGCATGACAAGAGTCAATGATGATTTCGCGCCTATCGAAGACTACTCTCTTGCTCTGAAAGGGCTTGCAATAAAAAGGTCTATAAAGACTAGAGACCAAGCGGCTCTTACTCTGTCTAAGAACACTGACATCCTTGGCAATGTCATATCAAAGACAGTCAAAGACTGGGAGCCAAAGAATGCGATAGATGGCGATGACTACACATTCTGGAAGTCTGAGCCGCAGCCTGCTCAAGATGCTGTAGTGTCATTGTATCTTGATGTCAGAGATGAATATGACCAAGCTCAATTCGTAGACAGCATTTGGGTTGATCCTGTGTATATGGGCAGCCAACTCAACATCTACTACTCAACAGACGATGCTGAAGGCAACAGGCTTCCAAGCTTCAAGACATTTGACACGACTTCTAACAATGCTGACTGGTCTGATGATGGCTTCTCAATGCATGACAGTACGTCGTCAATTGCATTCGACTTGAAGCAATCTGCATTCAATCAGAGCAAAGACTGGTTTGTCGGACTGCATTGGGTCATAAGCTCAGCATTGCCAAGCGGTGACAGAAAGCTATTCTCTATAGGCGACAGATGCTTCGTTACTATGAGATCTGATGGAAAATTCCAGTTCTCATTCTTGACTCAGAATGGAATGCAGCAGCTCCTTCTGCCTTTCCCAGTGCCCATTCTTGCTACAGATCAGGATGCTGTATCGCCAGTCCTTACAGACATCGTTCTTGAATTTGGCTTTGAGACAGGCAGTCGCAATCAAGCCGTAATTAGAGCTAAAATAAACAACTACAATCTCAATGACGTATCGCTTTCATCTGCTACAGGCGATGCTAGCATGGTGCTGTCTACAGAGCTGTCTGCTATAGCAGATGGAGTAGATGCTAGCACTAAAGTCGATGGCAAAGTACAACTGACATCTGCTCCATATGAAGTAGCTATCCCGACATCATCTACGTACACTATACCAGTAGACACGTCTAACATAGACATTCAGAAGATACGAGACAACGCTGGTGGCAGCAGCGTCAAAGCTAAAGTAAGCATAAAGTACAGGACATCTGCAGACTTCAATTCTGGTGCTACTGCTGTAGTGAAGAGTGGTCTGAATACTAAGCTATTTGACTACTATACGTCATGGGATGGAGTACAGCAGCTTTCATCGTCTAGTCTGTATTCATCCATGTCTAAAATTGCTACTAACTACGCTACTGGCGGATTCAGAATAAGTTCCGACTACTACAATAAGACATTTTCTGTGTACGATGACGCATTGAAGATGTCTATGCTGTCATTCTCTCCATCTACATCAAGCACTAAGGTGCTTGGAGCCCTGGAGTTCTCTTCAAGAAGCAGAGCTCACCAAGATATCGTTGCTGGAGACTACATTGCAGCTATGTATGTCAATTGCTCTCAGTCATTGCAGAACACGCCATTGAGCTTCGACATATGCAGAGGCGGGGATGTCATAGTAGAAGCTAGCTTCAATGCTACATCAGATGTCGCTTTGATAGAAGTGCCTGTGCATGTAAGCGATGACATAAGAGAAGCTTATTTCTCTGTAAGCATGAAGAATGACTCTTTCGTCTTTTCAGACTTCATATCTATCGGCTCTAGTATGTTCTTCGGTCTTTCATCTGAATGGGATGTCATAAAGAGCACGAACTACAAGACATTCAATGGCGACACTAAGTCTAAAGACGCTATAGAGATGTCTAGATTCAATCAAGACCTTTCTCTAAATTCGACAATGAATCAAGATGGATGGCAGCTTGGCAGTACTGCTTATCCGAAATGGGGTGCTGGCAACCCAACAAACTCGTATATGTCTGCGCTTTCGTATGGCGACAATGACTACAAAGATGCTTTGCCCTGGATAGACTTGCTGCCGTCATCAGTATTCACAGTATCATTCTACTGCAAGTCCAAGAACGGCTTCGACAATGTAAAGCCATACATCAAAGACTCGTCTGACAAGAAGTACCTTTGCGAGAAGTATAGCAGCACAGATCTATCAGACTCTTGGAGACTCATCTACTGTAGAATAAGAATGCCAAGCGACTTCGACAATGATATCGGGTCTTTCGGTATAGAAGAAGACTCAGCAAATGCTTACACTGTCATTTCAGACTTGCATGTATACAGATCTCAAGACAGCTTCAATGACAATGACGGATATTGCATAGCTGAGAGAGACTTCGACTTAGACACTAGTTCAGAAGACATAAGCATAGTAGATCTCGACACCCTTGCTGTAGACATCATAAACTATGCGACAATAGGCACAGTCTACGTATCTTCTGCTTCAATTCAGATATTCAATGACAAGCTTCAGCCAGTCGACTCATATCAATGCACTATCGGTCAGCTGTCTGGCACTATGAAGCAGTTTGTGATGAAGCAAGACAGCATCCCTCAGATAGATAAAGACAAGTTCGTACAGGACCCGCAATACTATCTGACGCCAGACTTCTACGACTCATCATCTACTCTATTCAATTCATTAGTCTATTCTAAGTCTACTGAAGAAGAAGCATTCAGGGGCGGCGTGTCTGACGCGTTCTACATGAACAAGCTATGGATGCCTGCAATAATAGGCGAGAAGCTGAATAGACAGAACTACAGATTTTCTGCTACAGTCAAAGCAAAGTTCATCAAGCTGGAAATGACGCAGCTTTCTCCTCAGCAGTACAGTGTTCAGAACACATCTATCGACCCTCATTATCTTGCATACCCAGTGTCTCTTACTAAGACTATGACGTCGACTAAGAACATAGACACTACTAATGTGAAGACTAAGACCACTGTCGATACGACCAAAGTAGTGTCTAAGTTTGAAGACGGCAGACAAACAAGCAAGAAGACGTATCTTTCTAGAGACGGCTCTAGTTCACAGTCTTCATCTTCGACTACTAACGAGATATTCTCTGATCCGCAAGAGGTCATCAGCGTAGGCTCTCCGTCTCAGGTGTATGTGCCAGGGATGTATGACAAGCCGATGTCAACTTCAATAAAGACGGAGAAGACTTCTAGCGTCATATACACTGGCCAGACTAAAGATGTCGAGCGATCGTTCAATTCTAACACTGTAAATGGCAGTAGAACTACTACTAAAGTGCTCAAGCATACTTCGGAAGTACCGCAGTCAGGGTCATTCAACTATACGATACAATCAGGCGACTGTCTGATAAATATCGCTAGAAAGTTTGGCATAGCGAATTGGTGGTCGATATATGCTCTCAATACGTGGGTAGATGGAGATCCTAGACTAAGATACTTGCCCGGAAGGTCTGCCGGATGGTGGATATTCCCAGGCCAGGTCATAAAGATACCTACGACTGTCATGAAGCAGATAACGACATACTCTACGCAGACAATCGTTCACAAGACATCTACTAAGACTGACGTATCGACTGTCAAGACTACTGTCAATGACATAACTACCACTAGGAATACGACTATACAGAATGGCTCTCAAGGCTTCACTAAGCCATCTGTGCACTATTATGAAGATAGGACTGTCGATACTACTAGCTCCATAGCATACTTCGTCGCTATAAGAGAGCTCAAAGTAAAGGTAGCTGACTACTACTACGAGCAAGACAATGAAGAATTCGACTACTACTCAATGGACATGCCCATATGGCATTACAGCAATGGCTACGTCACTACTGTAGGAGCTTTCGTGCCAAACCTACAGGATGGTGAAGAGAAAGCTGTAGTGCAGTCCGATCCAACTAAGACTCAGTCATTCTTCAGGACAGTGCAAGTCTTGTCTAGCAGCTCAAGCACTGTTCTCAACAGAAAGTACTTCGATCTGAAAGCTGGCACTGCATGGCATGACGTGCTGTTCTGGGAAGCTAATCCAACTCAGAACTGCGAATGGGATGGAAGCATAGCGAATGAAGACAATCCCGCTAATGGGCAAGTATGGTCTTCTGCTGCATTCTCTTGGGGCGATGCATTCACAAGCACTGTGACCCAGGGCGACTCTCAAGCAGTCTGGTACAATTCTGAGCTAGTCAAGGAGTACATTGTCAATCCGCAAGACATCAGGATCGCTCCAGATGGATCAAGGTCTCCATTTGTCATACGCCTTGGTAGCATAGACATATCGGACAGAACCACAGTGCAAGCTGGTGTGTCTATATTCCAGTTGGTCAAGTCTACTAGGTCTGACAGCAAGATATCTGCTACATTCAAGATAGTGTCTGCTGCAAATGAAGAGAAAGTCATACGGCAGGAAGACGTCCTGCTTGATTCTGAGAAAACGTCATCATGGCAGCTACTGCAGACGTCTAGATTCAAGATGTTCAATATGGGCGGAACTTACGAACTGCTTCTAGAGATAGATGACTTCTCCCAGCTTGACTTCTACATAAAAGACGCTTACATAGAGACTGGCACTATAACGATATTCGCTAAAAATACTGGATCATCTAGCGAAACTGATTGGGAAGACATATCCTCTGCTGTCTTGAACCCGAATTCTGAATACACATTCAAGAATGCTGGAAATGCAATGCAAGTCAGAATAGAGATGATAGACCCTGAAGACTGGTTCTCTTCGATAAGAATAATGCCAACATACATACCATTCAAGGATGCTGTCAACTACATCTACGATGACAAGACTACGATCGACACGTCTTATGACAACGCATGGCTTGGCAGCAAAGACTACTCTGCATCTCATCTTCAGATATCGAATGACGGCGAAGACTATAGCATAGCTAATCTAGCTAAGTTCTCTAAGCCAGCTACTAATGACATCATGGTGCCACTGTCTGCTGCTTCTGTAGTCAACGACTCCACAACCGAATCTGGCACTTGCGTAGAAGCTAGCAAGAACATCATAAATGCTTTGCAAGTAGACAGTACTGTGAAGACTGTCATATTCTTGCTTACAGATACGATGTCTGCATTCGACTACAGCAACATACAGAACAGCAGCTTCACGACTAAGTTCTCATTAAGAGCTGACACTGACATCAACGTAAGCGCATCTCTAATCATGTATGCTGACAATGTCGCATCGTATGCAATATCTACTCCTAGCACGATCTCAATCGGCACAAGTTGGCATAAGCAGTCAATCCACGCTCCTGCAATAGGCAGCCTCAGTGGAAGGCTGGCTTTGAAGCTTGACTACTCAGACAGCTCGAAGTCAGGAATACCTGCAAGCATATCTTTTGCTGCATGCACAGTAATGTCAGATTCTGATCAAGCAATAGCTGACAGATTCGGAATAGACTACTTCGATGGCGACACTATAAGTGCTGGATATCAGTCTGCCAGCTCAAGATGGCTTGGCAGCAGAGACAGCTCCATCTCTACGCTAAAGACATCAAATCCAAGACTGACATCGTTCTGGTCTGGCATTCCAGAAGCATCTTACTCTGTCATAAGCAAGAACTACACTGTAAGCAATCTGCTGCAGAACAGCTCGTTTGAGCAAGATCTGTCTAACTGGTCTGTGTCTAATCAGGGACTAGTGCAGATAGATGATGGCCAGCATCATGATGGAGCTAAGTCGCTTAAGTTCTCGTCTAGAACTGGAGTTGAGAATGATTATGCTTCATCTGACAGCATATCAGTCATACCTGGCCACAAGTACGCTATGTCATTCTTCGCTAAGACAGACTCCGATAATGCTTCAGACGATCTAGTCCGTTTGTCTGCTCTAGATGACGGAGATGTAGTCTCGTTGAATGATGGCGACTTCAAGCTGCTGTCTGCTAATGGATGGCAAGAATTCGTCGCATACTGCGTACCAAATTCTACCACTATGTCTATGCGTCTAGAGTTCTTCAACAACAAGCTAGAATCTGACAGAAGCATATGGTGTGATGATGCTAAAGTAGTAGACTTAACATTCTCAGATGCTGTCAATCTGTTCAAGTCGCCTTCGATGAGCAGTCTTGAAGACTTCGGGCAGATGTCTGGCACATGGGCAATCAATACGATATCAGATGCTTCATGGTGCATTCCATATGCCGGCAAGACGATGCTGAGAGCTAAAGGTGGCGATGGATCTTATTCTATACAGACTAAGCCATTCGTAGCTGCATCTTCGTCATATCATCTGTCATTCTATGCTAACGCATACGATTCATCAAGGAAAGCTAGCATCAAGATACTGTTCAATGACGGCTCTGTCAAAGACTTTGGAGCTATCAAGACAAATAGCTCTCTATGGCAAAGAAACGACTACGACTTCAATGTCCCTGCAACCGCTAACAGCTTCTCCATATCGATATACAATTCTGCAGACATAAGATACGATGCGTTCATATTGTGCTCTTCTGATGACTGGGTGTCTGCAGGAATCGATGGAGCACAATGGTTCGATGGCAATTCATATGGCACTGAAGCTAGCAATCTGGTGACAGATCCAAGATGCACTGCAAGCTGGAACAATACGTGGCAAGCTGAAGCTAAGCAGCTGCCTGGATACGGAATAGAAGCAGAGAAGACATATGGCAAGCAGAATGGCACTGTATCTGCGACTATTGGAAATAACTATGCAGATGGCTCAGCAATAGCTGTCGGAGATACGATATACGCATCTTGCAGAATAATGTCTAGCACTGGCAACAGCACTCTGCTTTTGAGAGTAGTCTACTCAGACAGCACTTTCTCAGATACTAATCTCATATCGTCAGGCAAAGTAAGCGATCAAGACAGGCTTCACAGACTTACTGGATTCTCTACTATTTCTGGCGATACATCCAAGACTATAGCCTCTGTCAAAGTAATGATGATGACTGACAGCAAGACTCAATTCACTGAATGCTTGATAGCAAACAAGAGAGACTGGAACTTGATGAAGTCTGCAGGCATACAGTACTTCGATGGCGACAAGATAATATATTAGAATACTTCTGAGTTCATAGAGATAAACGTCGTTAATCTGGTGACATCGCTAGTACAATTCTAATGAGTTGTAGTTAGACAAGCTAACTACTTCCAGCTTCATAGAGTTCTGCGTATCAGCAAATTCCGTCAATACGTCTAACAAGCTCTCCACTGGCTTAAAGTCCCTATGCTCCATAGGTACAAGTCTATTATTCTGTTCAGCAATTCTAATCATATTCTGTGCTGCATGAACATCTCTATCATTTGTATAGCCACATACGTTGCAATGGTATGTTCTGTCATACAAAGATACGCTGTTCTTAAAACCACACTTGCATAGCTTTGTTGTTGGCTCAAACCTGTCAAGAACAATAGTCCTAGGATTACGAACAAGTCTAGCTTTGACTCTACCCAAGATCGAATGCTGAATCGTTCTTGAACCACGAGACAAAGACTTCTTTGTCTTCCAAGACTTTATGTTCTCGTCTTGCATGCATACATGATTGTATCGCAATAGATAGTTTGCTATATGATTAGATATGTCGTTCTTTTTGTTTGTCAGCTTCTGATACTGTCTTCTGATCTGGACCTTAGTCTTGCAATAGCTGTTAGAGCCCTTTTCTTGACGAGATAGTTTCTGCTTAAGTCGTCTCAGGTGCTCAGTTTCTTCAACTGTTGCTTTGATCTTAGTTCCATCAGACATTGTAATGTGAGTTTTGACACCCATATCGATACCGATAGCTGAGTCTTTCAAGAATGCATCTTCTTGTTTGTCTCTGAAGCATGTAACGTTCAGATAGTATCCATCTGGTTTGCTCAATAGCTTTGCATTTGCAAGTTCATAGCCTTGAACTTGATCTGTTCCACCAGCAAGCATCCATCCATGAACTTTCTGAATATGAACTTTATTAGCTTTAATCGTATATGTTTTTCCATACTGAGCTAGATCAAGTTCTGCAACTTCAGAAACAAACTTAAGCTTTCCTACATGCCGACCCTTCTTTTTTAGAACTGACAATGCTTTAATGTTTTGCTTTATTTCAGCAAGAACAGACTGACGAATTCTAGATCCAAGATATTCAAACTTCCTTGATACATAACCAGTAGGAGTCTTGACATCGACTTGGTTACCGATTACGTAGCCTTTGACACCTTTAGCAAGAATATCGTTCTTAAGCCATTTTGCTTCAACAAACAGCATCTTAAGCTGTTCTTTCTGAATATGGCTTAATTTGTTAGTCTGAATCTTGATAGAGAAGACTTTACAGTCTTGATTCTTTCTACGATTGCGAGTATCTTTTCCATGCTGAGCAATCTTACGATTCTTAGACAGGCGGGTTTCATAATTCATCATGATATGTCACCTACCAATCTATTCATCATAGTTTTATTATATACCAAAAACCGATCTTTGTAAAATCAGATTCAGAACATTCTGATCAATTCTTTTACTTTTCGATTGTTTGTGTTGATGTTATGTTTCAATCTAAATAGAAACGTATCCAGGATTAACGACGTTTATCTCTATGAACTCAGAAGTATAAGTATATATAATTTATAATACTTAAGATTATGTATTATTAGAGAACAACGTCGTTATTCTTGATGACGTCAATCATCTTTTCTAGTTCTGACTTGAAGCATTCTTTTGCTGATCCGTTAGCATTAGTCATTCTTATTGCAAGCGCTAGCCCAAGTGTCTTGCATGTATTGATGATTATGCAGTCATCGTCAATGAAGAACTGCCTGTCAGCATACAATTGCGTCTTTCTTTTGCTTACGTTTCTGCCGTCTAAGATGAAGCATGCTCTGCCATTTTCTATAGCCGTAGCACCGACTTTTTGAGCTTCAGATCCATCGTATCCCATCATTTCATAGCCAAGACTTGACAGAAGCTTATAATGTTCATCATCATTGCTGCACAAGACAGGTATATAGCTATGAGACTTCTCACTCAATCGAAAGTATGAAAGACCTGAATTCTGAAGATAGAATGCATCAATCTTCTTATCGTATTGTACTAGTTTGCATGTCTGCTTGACGTAATGCAAGACTACTATCGCTAATATTGCAATTGCAGCAAATAATGCTGTCTGCAAATATATGATGTTCAACTAAGTGTTCTCCTGATTGACTTCTCATGATTCAAAGACTTGTCTTCTGCTGCTATTCTTAAAGTGTGCTATGATGCTTGTGCTCTTCGTAAGATGATATCCTATTGACTCTGCTCTTAGTCTCATGACGCCAGGAGCGCCATGTAGGCAAATGCCTATACAGAATATCTGTGTTGCATTATGAATGTCTCAACCATCTGGCCTCTGCTACCGCACGATCAGCATCATATGGGCATCTCTCCACATCATATTTGCTGCATGCTCACTAGATTGTCAGCTATGTCAAGTACTTTCTCATCTTATGCAAATTGTGCTTTGTTCGAAGCATTGACCAGAAGCGTCTAATCAGTTTCTAGCTGGGTTACGCGCAATCTGATGCTTCTGCATCATTCCATGCTAATGAATGTATTTGTGAAAGCAGAACAAGATGCTTTGATGTATTTCTGATGTCCTTTCAAATAGGTTGTTTTTGATTTATATTTTGAATAGTAACATACATTTTCACTAATGTAAACCATTTTTTGAAATATTTCACAATTCCTTCACATTAGCTAGCAGAAGCTTTCTCGCAGCTCACTTGCATGCATATGCTAGCTTGCATGCTCACACACATGCATTCTTTTTCTGTCTCCTTGCACACTCTCTCGCACATGCAGACATGCATACGTACATGCATGCACAGACACGTCGGCACATATACACGTTTATCTATCTATCTTTCAGATAGATACGTACACGTGCACATGCAGAAAAATATATGAATATACATAAAAAATACATATAAAAAATACATGAAAACATATATGAGAATACATGAAAACATACATACATGCACACACGTAATATATCTATCTTTCAGATAGATACATGCGTATACGATACATATGCATACATACATACATACATACATGATACATGTGCATACATACATATACGTGTGCTCGCACACATCACTCACGCCTCACGTTGCCCGCGCAGCGGTCAGATGCATGTATGCGCATGCGCGATCTATCATTGGGCTAGGCAGGGGCCCGCGCATGTGAGAGAAGAGTCTTGCTTGCTGATTTTACATACCAGACTTTGTATGATATAATAAAACTATAAGCTTAAGAAGCATAGCATTTTGCAGAAAGGCAATGCTTTCATATGGAATACGTAGATTCGATAGATGCTTGGTGGAGCGACAACATAGATGAGCTGCAATGCCCATCTTGCGGAAGCCCAGTCCATATGTCTTGGAATGATTGCGAATGCGGTCTTGAGCTTAATGTAGAGAAGTTGCTTTCTAACAAAGCAGTCTATCTGCTTACAATCGAGCATAACGATATGAAACAGCTTGACGAAGAAGCTCATTCTATCGTATGTGGAGAATCGTACAATATCGATTCTGAAGATTTTGACGACATTCTAATCTGAAAGGGATTGAGAGAATGGCAAGAAGAAAATCAGCTGACACTGAAACATCTAACAAGAATGACGGAATTATAGCTACAGACGAAGAGCTAGACATGACTCGTCCAATCTACCTTGTCAATGTCAGCAATACTAGCAAGCTTTTTGATGATGGCAAAGAGAAAGTACGGCTTTCTGCGCCTGGCACTGTTGGCTCCATTCAAAGACTGAGAGAGTCTGTAGTCAATACGCCTGGCTTCGCATATCTAAGGAATGCAGGCAAGATCTTGCTGACTTACAATTCTGACATGAGGAACAAGGCTACGACTACTATCGAAAAGGCTGCTAAGATGGAAGAAGACCATCTAGCTAAGCTCAAGAAAGACGTTCTTGTAGAAGACCCTGAAGTCAAAGATGCATCCGATCAGCTTGCAGCACTTAAGGCAGAGGACTGAGAATAGCTGATGTCATTCATAGACAGAGTACCGGTTCTTGGCGCTAGAAAGCGAATGAGAGCTAGCGCTAGCAATGCTGCAAAGTCATCTGTTACAGCTGCTGGATCTACGAGTCCTGATATTGACTTAGCTCTTACGCCTCCGACAGTCGGCAGTACTTATCTCAAGTCTGCAGGCATGTATTGCGATCCTGACACGGATGACGGGCTGAAGAAGCTTAGAGACAAGATACGAGAGTACTCTGTCTACAATGACACTCTTTCAATAGTCATAAACCTCTGCTCAATGTTCATAGCTAAAGGTCCGAGAATAGACTGCGAATCTGAAAAGAACAAGGCAGTTCTAGAATCAGTATTCGATCTGAACGAGCTTGAGTCGTTCTTGCAGGACTTCGTCAAAGAGTATTTGATTTCTGGAGAAGCTACCTCTATAGCTGTTTGGCTTGATGATGAAGAGACTTTTACGAAAGAAGACATTCAGAACCCAGATGACATAGAGATAGTGCATGGATCTGTGATGTCGCCAGATGCTATACATCTGAAGATGCCTGAAGACATGGCTAAGTCTATTAGCTTGTATGCTGACACATCTGATTCGAAGTATCTGCAAGAGTCTGGTGTAAAGACAGACTCTGAATTCGATGAAGATATTGACGACGAGACAGATGCTATCATAAGGGAGCTGTCTGCTAAGATAGACAAGTCTACGAACAGTATCGTATTCGAAGACGGCGATGACACTGTTATAAGAATGGTCAACAAGAAGTCTTCTTGGGATGACAGAGGCATATCTGTATTTGCTTCAGCTCTTTCAGCGCTTGCTCAGAACGAGTCACTAGATGCAGCCTTGTTCGAGCAGCTCAATATGCTTATAACACCTACAATTGTCGGTACAGTCGGTCTTAAAGCAGGTGAGCTTGGTCCCAATTCTCCAGCTTGGATACCTACTCAGCAAGAGATGAACACTGTAAGAGAAGCTTACAAGCAAATGCTGATGGGAACTAGAAGAATTGGCGTATTTTCAGTAGGCATAAACTGGCACAATGCTTTCGGTGACTCTAAGATACAGAGTTTGGACGCTGATTATGCTAGATGCGAAGGAAAGATTCTTCGCTGCGTATCTGCTGGAAAAGGTCTGCTAGACGGCTCCTCTGGTGGTCCATGGTCATCAAATGCTTTGAACAGAGACGTCTTCTCATCGTATCTTCAGTCAATACAAGTGAAGCTGTCTAAAGCTTTCCAGCCAAGAATAGACAAAGTAATCCATGAGCTTGGCATATGCAAGACAGATATTGATGTCAATGGCAAAGAGACGCCACATCTCACTAAGAATGGCAAGAAGATATATGAGGAAGCGCATCTTTCATTCGATGATGGCATAATGAAGGATGCGAATCAGGTTCTTCAGACAGCTCTTACGCTTAAAAGCAATGGCGTTCCAATATCTACTGAGACGCTTGCATCGCTTGCAGACATAGGCATCAATGTCAATTCAGAGATGTCTAAGCTAAAGCAAGAGTCTGATCGCGTAGATGATTCTGGCATAGAAGACGTAGTGGACATTGGAAATAGCGATGCGTCATCTATTGACAATGACGAACCGAAGTCTCCACTGAATAAGGATGCTCAATGACTGACACGATACAACCATCTAATTCGGACGTCATAAATACGCAAGTGACTATAACTGACGATGTTCAGAATAAAGTCTTCAAAGATCAGTCTATAAAGCATAGAGCAAAAGTACGAGATCTGATTTCAGCTTCTCTTGGAACAGATCTTCCAGTAAGATTCTCGTTTAGAAGATTCAACAGAAAAGCTGTCCAAGTCAACAAAGACACTGTCAAGATTTCTGTCTTCAAAGAAGTTGAGGACGATTCTGGCAATGTAACAAGAACTCAGATAGTGACAGATGATGACAACATCTCGTGGTTAGAGACTGGTACTGAAGCAGAGTACTATCTAGATGCTCAGTATCTTGAAGAGCCATGCACGCTTGAAGTCGTTCTTTCATGGCAGAACGGATCTACTCCAAGATCTGCAAGGCAGTGGTCTATCTTCTACAGAGCAGAAGATTTCCTTTATGACTATCTAGCTCTGTCTGATGATGAGAAGCAGCTATGCCAGTCTGTAATGAACAGGTTCTGGGCTCTGTTTGACAATCACTACGGACAAGGTCTTGTCAATCTCACAGAAGAAGTTCAGACTAACTTCAATCTAGACAAAGTCACAAGAGCTATGAGAATAGCTTGCAGCAAGATCAACATGTTCGGATACTCTACGCTTGACTTCTACATTGGCGAAGGTGCTGGAACTCCATTCCCAGCTCAATGGTATGTGCTTCTGGAAAATCAGACTATAGTAGAACTGATGAAACAGTTCGTGTATGGATACCAGGAGGTTCCTATCCTTAACGGCATTCAAGGTGTAGCCTATGCAGACAGATCTAGATATGCTGACGCGTGGCGTCAAAGCGTTAAAGAGATGGAAGCTGATATCGAAGCTATGAAGCCCGCATTCATAAGAGACAACCTGAATCTTACCGGTTCGTCTATTCTTGTTGGCGGCGGATACTATGGTGCCGGTGCAGGATCGTTCTTGTCTAACAAGACACTTATAGCACTACGATCTGGTGCATTCCTCGGTTCTTATCTCAATGTCAATACAGTGGTCAACACGAATTTCTAGATTTTACATTGTTAACTATTTGATATATAATTATATTAACAAGTAAAAACTAAAAAGAATGGAATCTAACATGCTTTCTGAGATAGAAGACAAGATACGAGAAGCTAACAGAGCTTATTATGCTGGCCATCCATTGATGACAGACGAAGAATATGATGAGATGGTAGACAGCTCAGGTCTTCTTCAGTATCAGATCGACAAGATAAAGACAGAATCTGTAATTGTATCAGACAAAATAAAGCATTATCAGCCAATGACTTCTTTGCCTAAAGTAAAAAGCAAAGATGCTTTGCAGGATGTCAATGGCCATAGGATATATCAGCTAAAGCTAGACGGCTCTTCGTTAGAAGTGCATTATGACTTCAATGGCAACTTCGATTATGCTGCATCACGAGGCGACTATGTCTATGGCGACAACAGAACGAAGCTTGTCATAGCTATGATAGCGCTCAACAAGATTCCATCTACATTCAAGTATCATAGATGTGCTGTTCGTGGAGAACTTATAGTAAGCAAAGAAGACATGTCTGTCCTCGGAAACGAGTTCATATCTCAAAGGTCTGCATCTTCAGGCATAGCAAATCGCAATGATCCATCATATGCCAAGTTCTTGACATTCATTCCATATGACATCGTTTTCGATGATGGCAACAAGTGGCAATATGTCAACGATGACATAACATTTGACAGCTTCGAAAAAGCAGAAGCCATGTTCAATTCAGAAGCATATCCATGTGATGGTGTCGTAGTAAAAGACTACGATGACGATTCTCACGAAGAGCTTAGAGGCATGAATTATGCTATGGCTTACAAGTTCGCTGACAAGCAGGTAGAGACTAGAATACGCGATGTCAACTGGCAGATTGGCAAGACTGGAAAGCTTACGCCAGTAGCTAAGTTCGATATGGTGTTCATAGATGCTGAAGTGACTAGAGCTTCGCTTGGCTCATTAGAGCTTTTCAAGTCACTAGATCTTCACTATGGAGACAAGATAGTAGTCAAGAAAGCGAATATGGTCATACCGCAAGTAGTCAAGAATCTCGGTGGTGGCAAGAACAAGATAGAAGCTCCAGAATGGTGGAATGGCAAGAAGACATTCGTTCAAGGACAGCATCTATACGGCTTTGACAGTGAAAGATGGAAGAAGATACTGTATTCTCAGTCAAGCCAGCTTTTTGGTAAGGGAGTATCTGGTGGCATCGTAAATCTTTGCGTAGATGAATATGAAGCTACGACTATTTTCGATATATACAAGATATGCATGGATAGCAATTTCAGAGCTAAGTCTTATGGCGCCAAAAGGATAGATAATCTTAGAGCAGCTGTTTCTGAGCTCAAGACGAAGAATGTTCTTGACTTGCTTGACAGCGTCGGAATCGATGGGTTCTCATGGTCAAGATGCGTCAATATCGCAAAGAAAGCCGCTGAAGAAGCAAGACTGAAAGGCGTAAGCCAAAGTCAGTTCTTCATAGACTTGGTAGATCCATATAGCTTCGTGATATCTATCGATGGCATTGGAGGCAGTCTTGCTAAGACGTTCTCAGATTCATATCAAGATGTAAGAGACATATTATCAAGATTCATAGACACATTTGGCGAAGATGCTAAAGACTGGAACGAAGACATAGAAGTTAAGAAGTCTGTCATCGCAAGCGTATGCGTTACAGGCAAGCTAGATTTGGGTAGGTCTAAAACGAGGTCTAGAATGAATTCTAATGGCATCGATGTGACTTCTGAAGTCGGCAAGCAGACAGATTTCCTTGTCTGCGGCTCTAATCCGACAATGCGAAAAGTCAATGATGCAGAGAATGCTGGCATTAAGATACTGTATTGCACACTTACAGAAGAAGCAGTATCTCAGATAAAAGCTCTAAAACCGCTAGAAATCGCGTGAAATAAGAAAGGCAGAAAATGCAGAATATAGACGGATTGTTCGTATCAGATTCGAAAGTCAATCTAATGCCGTCAGAACGACTTGACATAAAGAATGCTATCACTGCAGAATCGAACAGCTATCAGACGAAGTCTTCATTTGATGCAGCTGATTCAGCAAATGCTATCGAAAGCTCAGCAAGACATTTTGCAGAAAGATTGATAAGCAGAATCAATGCATTGGGATATCAGTGCTTCGTATCATCCAACATAAAGGATGAAGACAACTGGACTATGTATTCTGATGGCACTATGATGTGGACTCCCAAAGTCAGTCTTCTTGGCAGATACGATGCTAAGAAAGCTAAGCAAGAGACAGACTACGACAAACTCCAGTGGCAAGTCGTGCATGGCCTAGCAGATGGTCGTGTTGGAAAGCTTAAGGATGGCAATACTTGGACTGATGATGTAGACAAGACAAGCGTGCTATTCTAGAAGTAACGACGTTGTTCTATGTGAACTTAAGATAGTAAGTATATATAATTATATATCTTTGGCATGTTAAGTTCACAGAGATAAACCTCATTAATCTGATGATATACATGGTCAATATGTAGTATACAAATATAGATGATATGCAGTCAGCAAGATTGCGATTTTACTTTCGTTAATAGTTGTTATATAATATAAATACATTTAAAAAATAAACAGGAAGGAATGACATATTATGACCGTTAAGTCTCGCTCTAAGAAATTCGAAGTGAATGACTCTCGCTTTCCGAATGAGCATATCAAGAATAGAAGCAATGTCGTCAATGATTTGACCGCTATTGATGTCAATCTAAGATACATGCCGACATGGGAAGAAGCTAAAGCTTTTCTTCCAGATGCTATCATGTCAACATGGGCTGCTAAGTCAGATGAGTATGACTTCACTGAGCATCAGAAAGATGCTCTTATGTATAGAGCACTACGAAAGAAGTTCCTGCCTCAATATCTAGAATTCGTTAACGTAGTGTTTTCTGTCGATGGAATGACAGCACACGATCTTTCGCACACACTGCGAAACAGGAATGCTTCTTTCGCAGTAGAATGCACAGGAGACAATTACAAGAATCGCAATGATGTTTCTATGCCAGAAGCCTATAATGAGCTTGGCTTATCGCATGAGTATGAAGCACTTGCTACACTTCAAATGGATCTGTATGCTAAAGCAATCAATTCTGGCATGAGCGTGCAAGATGCAAGACTTATCTTGCCAAGAGGCATCCATCAGTTCGTAATGCTTCGTATGACTTTAGGCAATGCATTGGGGCTGATCACGCAAAGAATTGACACCCAGATCCAGCCGCGTTCAGATAATGTCTTTGCTCTTCAGCTTGCAGTCGCTATGTGCAAGAAATGGCCCTTGCTTGCAACTCTTATCGATTTTGATGACACTAACTGGTACTATGTCAAAGAGACTACGACTAATTTTGCTTCTAGATTCTTCAAGCCACTTCCGCAAAATGACAAGTTTGAGAATGATGACATTGAATTCAAATTCGATGCAGATCCTCTGCATATCCCAGGTCAGAAGACATTCATCAAGTTGCTGAATAAGTATAAAGATGAATTGCTAGCAATCAGAAAGCAAGCAGAAGCAGATTATCCATGGGTTTTCGATGAGGACTATCGCTGATTTAGCTGTCTGGAGTCTCTATCATGGCATATGACAAGGTTAAGAAAGCATGTCTTTCGCATAAGTTTTTAGAGCTTTTCTCTGATGATGATGAAGTGCTGTATGCTATGAAAGAGACACCTAAGGCAGTGCTTCTGAAAGGCATTGCAACAGAGTCTTGGGTTCCGAAGTCATGCATATCAGAAGCGAATGCTATCGATTTTGATTCTATGTATTCTTCTCAGGAGAAGAGCATAAAATTTCCGATCAAGCATGACACTAAGCATGAGTATAGAGATGTTCTGTCTTTGCCTCTGTATCAGCATCAGCAAGATGTCGTCAAGACGTTGAAAGACAGTCGTCATTCATATCTTGGCATGGAGATGGGCACAGGAAAGACTGCTTCATCTTTAGCTCATATTGCTATACAAAGGCAGAAGTATCCAATACAGATCATATGCGAAAAAGGCCTGATGTCCCAGTGGAAGAGCGAAATACACAAGTTTGCTCCAGACCTAGAAGACAGAATACGAATCATAAACTATGACAAGATATTTCGAGATTCTTGCAAAGTGTATCTTTCAGAATTGAAGAAGAATCGCTACTTTCTTATACTTGAAGAAGTTTCTTGTCTAGGACATATAGAAGCTAAGAGAACGCAGAAGTCTATAGAGCTAGCTAAGAATGCTTTTGATGTTCAGATGCTTTCAGGCTCTTTCTACGGCGGCAAACTAGAGCAATTCTATCCAGTCTTCACTATTCAGGGCTTTACTGGCTCTAAAGAGCAATTTGAAGACATGTTCACTATAAAGATTCCTAGTGTCAAATCTGTAAGGACTAGATATGGATACACTAAAATCAAAGACGAAAGAATTATTGGATACAAGAACATAGATTTGATGCTTAAGAAGTCTTCTGAATCTGGAGCAGTGTATCTTAAGACAGAAGACTGCATAGACTTGCCTGAGACAGTCATATCTAGCATATATGTAGCATTAGACAGGAAAGCAGTGAAGTATGAAGGTGCATTCTACAAGTTGCAGAACACTATTGACGACAATGAAAAAAGAGGCATGCTTGCTAAGATAAAGCATATGAATTCTTGCGCAGACAACAAGAACAAGCTTGACGCTATAGAAGCTCTTCTTAGCAAGTCATCAGATCGCTTTGTCATAATGTATTCGCTTGTAGATGAATTAGACGCACTTAAGAGAATTTGCAAGAAAGCTAATCGAAAAGTATCAGAATGGAATGGTTCTGTCAAAGACAGAACTTACTTTGACAAGTATGACAATTCTGTGATGTTAGTCCAATGGCAGTCTGGTGCAAAAGGGCTTAATCTTCAGAAAGCAAACAAGATGATATTCACTTCTCCAATACCATCTGATGCTTACATACAAGCAAAGAAGAGAATACACAGGATCGGCCAGAAAAGAAAATGCTTCTATTGGCTTATCTGCTCTGATGACAGATTCGAAAGAAACAGGTATGAGCAACTATTCAAGTCTGAAGAAAGAGTCAATTCTATCGGTTGATTTTACATTGCTAAAAATATGGTATATAATATAACTAATTAACCTATTAAGGAAGGGTTCTTAGTTATGGCAGACTCAGGCATATTCGTAAACAATAAGAACATGTCTTTTGAAGACTTTGGTGAAGACTCAAGAATATTCGATATTGACATGTCTGCATCTAAAGAGAAAGATCGTCTTAAGTCCGATGGATGGGCTGTCTTGAAAGATGGTCTGACTAATTCTTTGCTATATAAAGAAGAGAATGGCATAAGTTGCTTTCAGAGAGTCATATCTGCTGGCGATGTAGATGTCAATAGGATGTTCAAAGAAGACATTCCCTTCTGTAAGCAATACATGTCAGACAATAGCATTGGCAAGTCGTATTTTGAATATCTTCCAGTCATTCTAGTTCTTAAGAACACTAAGACTACTAGACGTGGTGGAATACGAAAAGTCAATATCAAAGAGAATGCTGCAAAAGTTGTAGGCTTTGATTCTTCCAGGCTTTCAGTATATGATGAAGCACCAGATGATGTGTGTCCAGTATGCTTCATGATACGAGCAAATGGCCACTGCTTTTGCGATGCAATAGCTTTCTAATATCAAAAAACAAGAAAAAGGAATTGCAATGAAAAGAAAAGATAAAGTATGTGACATGTCTCTGTTCAGCATTCAGTCTATAGACGACTGGGATGTCAATGACATCATAGACTATGCTGGGTTTGATAGCGAGACTTATGCAAAGCTTGACGATGCAGTCATACCAAAGATGTACAGGCTTTTCAATGTATGGCCTTTAGCAGATGCTCAGAAGCTTGTCAGTGATGTCAAGGAAGAGTATTCTAGGTCGAATCTGAAAGACATCATAGTAGACAATAGCGTCTATATCTCGGAAGAGATTGACATGCTAAGCATAAGCAAAGCATTGAGTATCGGCAACAAAGACAAAGTCTTCCGAGTAGATGACTTCAATATTATGAAATCATTCGATAAGGCTTCTGTAAGAGCTCCAAAGACTAACGAAGAGCTTTCTGAAGCGAAGTATTCAGCTTTTGACAGCATCATGAAAGATTTTGACAATCGAAGGTTTCAGAAGTCTGCTATAGAGAATGCTAAAGAATCATTAGAGTTTGCGATTCATGACTATTTAGAGAATGCAATCTGTCGGTATGATGAATATGGCTTACTAATGATTAGAGGTCTGCATCAAGCAGAATACTTCATTCGCAAAATCGTCGGCAAAAGGAATTTCTCTCAGAATACATGGAATATGCTAGCTTTTGCTTATGCGATTGATGAGAGGAAGTATTCAGGTGACTAATGTCAAACCAAAAGACTACTTCAAGAATCTAGACGCAGTCTATATCAATCTAGATGCAGCTACAGAAAGACGAGAAGCTATAGAGAATTCTTTCTCGAACATTTTCAGAAGTCTGACAAGGGTCGTTCCAATAGACTTCAAAGACAAGTTTGCTGTTGGTGTAGATACCAAGTTGCGGCTTATGGATGCTTTGCAGAACTACGATGAAAAAGGCTACTTCAAGCGTTCGAATCAGTATAAGATCGAAGACATTGAAGACTTCAAGCATAGAAAGAATGACTGCAAATATGTCAATGAAGTCTGGACACCAGAACAATATGCTGCTCAAGAAAGCTTGTCTCAGACATACAAGCAAATTCTTAAAGACTTTCTAGCTAGCGAATTAGATCGCATCATGGTTTTCGAAGATGATGCTCGTGCTAGAGATTTCATGGATGACAAAATTGACATACCAGATGATGCAGAGATTTTAGCATGGGGAGGCGCTACATCTTCAGTTCAGACAGATGCTAGGCATTTCATGAACGAGCAGCCTTTTCACTTTCTTAGAGTAAGTGGCAAGCGTACAGCATGGTACTGCACTGCTTATGAGTTCACAAGAACTGGTGCAGCTAAGCTTCTTGAAGACTTCAATTCTGTTCCAGCTTATACGACAGACACTATTATCAGATACACATTAGACAGAGCTACTGCATATCGTCTATCACCAATGGGCTTCGTTCAGGGCGATTCATCGTATCTAGCTAGAGAAGGCATCAGAATGCCATTGACTAGAGATGAAGCAAAGACATATGATTTCAGAAATGTAATTGAGCATAAAGCAAAATTGCAAGCAAGCGCAAATTAGAAAGAACAATTTCATGGTTGTTATGAAGCCAAGAGACTACTTCAAGACAATTGACGCAGTCTACATCAATTTAGATGTAGCCAAAGAAAGACGAGCCTCTATAGAACATGATTTTGGCAATGCATTCAGAAGTCTTACAAGAGTAGAGCCTGTTCATTTCGATGACATGCGTTCAGCTGGCGTAGATGCGAAGATGCGGCTAATCGAATCAGCTGAAAGCTACGATGAAAAAGGCTACTTCAAATGTTCAGAGCAGTACAAGAAGATAAGTGCCGATCGTTTCAAGAAGCGAAAGAGTGGCAGCGTTCACGCTAATTCAGTCTGGACACCTGAACAGTATGCTGCACAGGAAAGCCTGTCTCAGACATCTAGAAAGATCTTGCAAGCTTTTCTTAGCACTTCGTTGAATAAGCTTATGATTCTTGAAGACGATGCGCGTGCTAGAGATTTCATGAATCAAGAAATTGACATCCCAGATGCAGACATTTTAGTGTGGGGTGGAGCAGTAACATCTGCACAATCTGATGCGAATAGATTCGCTAAGAACACTTCGTTCTGGTTTTCTAAAATTGATGGAAAGCATAATGCTTGGTATACGACAGCTTATGAAGTTTCCAGAGCTGGAGCAAGTAAGCTTCTTGAAGAGTATAATTTTCGTCCAGCTTACACAGTAGACACTGTATGGCGATATGCTTTCGATGAAGTAGACACATACAGGCTTTCGCCAATGGGTTTCATTCAAGGAGCATCATCATATCTAGCTGATGCAGGTGTAGCAATGCCATTGACTAGAGATGAAGCTGCAGCGTATTGCTTCGAAGACATAACACATCGGACTAAGATTGTACAAAAGAACAGAATGGTTATATAATTATAAATATAAGGATTAAGAAGATTCCTTAGAATAACTTCTACAAAAAAGAAAGAATCACGAATGATTCCATATATCGAATTGATTGGTCCAGACAGGTCTGGAAAGTCAACTATACTAAATTGTTTCAGAAAACGTCTTGGAAAAGACAAATTCTCTTTTGAGTTCATTCAAGACAGAGGCATTGCAGATAGTATTGTTCTTGATGCTTATTTCAATAGAACTAATGAAGATGTTCTTGATGAAAGACTAGCTTTTCTTGAATCTGCAAAGCAGCATTATGAAATCATCTATGTGCATTCTAGAGCATCAATTCTTCAAAATAGAGTAGATGAAGAATTTGACAAAGCTGATGTAAAAGACAGTTTCATGAATAAAGTCAAAGTTGATTCTAGCAGGCAATTAGAATTTTACGACTTCTATTATGGCATGTTCAAGTCTTTCATGCCATTCGTTTTCGAATACGATACCGAGTTGTATTCTACTGATTTCATTGTAGACGAATTGCTTAAGAATAGAAAAGAAAAGGATTTGTAGATGTCATACATAGGACTTCATCAACATCTTGATTCTTCATGTTTGGATGGTTTTCAGACTCGTCAAGAACTTGTATCAAGAGCAAAAAGTCTTGGCATGAATGCTGTAGCTATAACAGATCATGGAACTTGTGCAATTCATGTCAAGTTTGCGCAAGAATGTGCTAAGCAGTCAGATGACAATCTTACTATTAAGCCTATATTCGGTATCGAGTCATATCTTGTAGATGATGTTCATGATATCATGACAGATAGGATAGCTCATACTAGAGCTGGAAAGGTCAAATACAATAAAGAGACTGGCGAACCTGAATTAGAGAAGCAAAGAGCTTCAGACTTCAATCATTGTTGCTTATGGGCTCAGAATGACAAAGGCTTGGAGAATCTTTGGACTATTTCAACTCTATCATATACGGAAGGGTTCTACAGAAAGCCACGTATTGACTTCAATATGCTTAAGAAGTATGGCGAAGGCTTGTTCATATCCGACGGCTGCATGCTTTCTAGGGTGTCAAGATGCATAGCTAATGATGATATCAAAGGTGCTGTTGCATGGGAGAAGAAGCTAATTGATGCTGTAGGAAAAGACAATGTTCTAGTAGAGATTCATACTTGGCAGTTCTGCGATCCAAAGACTGAAGAGCAGTTCAATCTTAATCGCATAATGACGAAGACTAACAAAGTAAAGATTGAGATTGCTAAAAAGCTTGGTCTTAGAACTATAGCAGTCAATGATGCTCATTACGCAAAAAGAGAAGACTATCGCTGGCATGAGCTTGTATGGCAGTCAACTACAGGAAAAGGTAGTGATCTGAATGATGACAAGACCAGCGGTCGTGGAGAGACAGCTGCTTGGGTTATGTCTGAAGATGAATGCTTCTATTGGCTAAAGAAGCATGGTCTTGATGATGAAGACATTCAGACTGCTATTGATAATACACAATGGGTTGCAGATCATTGCAATGCGAAAATCAAATTCGGTATGGTTCCACCACGATATGGTGACTCTAAGGAAGACGATGACAGACTGCTTGAAAAGCTTGTCTTAGATGGTGCTAGGGAAAGAATTCCTTCTGTAGATCAAGCTCAAGAATATATTGCAGAGCTTAAGAAAGAGCTTGAGCTTATAGAGAAGACAGACTTGTCAGGATACTTCCTTATTGTCTGGGATTATGTCAACTTTGTCTTGTCAGATGATGAAGATGGCTCTAAGTATGGAGTTGTAGGCAAGAAAGCTTCGTTGCTAGGTGTAGCACGTGGTTCAAGTGGAGCTTCAGTAGTATGCTACTTCTTGAGAATTACGAATATTGATCCGATAAAGAACAGTCTGTATTTCGAACGTTTTCTTACAGCAGGACGTGTTGTATCGTCTGTCAACATCAAGTTTGAAGATGGATGGAAGAAATTCTCACCATCTGAAAAGATATCTCTATCTGATGGCACAAGTAAAGATGCATGGAAGCTTTTGTATGAAGAAGATGATACAGAATATGGGAAAGAGCTAGATTCTAGTTTCGATTTCAAAGACTGTCCTGATATCGATCTCGATTTTGAAGCTTCAGTCATTCCACAAGTAGATGCATATCTTAAGAAACGCTGGGGCGAATGGAATGTGTGCAGAATCGGTACAGAGCTGCAAGGCAAGATATCGACTTCAGTCCATGATGTATTCGCTATCCATGGATACTCTTCTTCAGACATATTCAATCTAAATCGAAAGATTGCTGCAACAGGCTGGGATACTGGTGAATACATGGAGCTTCAGACTTATGAAGATTTCATAGAATGCATATCTAAAGATGAAGACCTCAAGAAGATAGTAGATGAGACAGAATACTTCAAAGAAGCATGGAATTTCGGTGGAAGAATCAGGACATATGGCGTGCATGCATCAGGCTATGTGATATCTAAGAAGTCATTGCTTGGCAAGATGCCGCTTCGTGTTGCACAAGGCATTCTAGTGACTCAATTTGCTCATGATCAAGTTGCAGATATGGGATTCATAAAGTATGATGTTCTCAAGCTTTCTTCTCTTGGAACTATGCGTGAAGTATATGAAAGCGTACATGGCAAACTTGATCCCGAATCGATATATGCCGATATGCAAAACGACAAGCTTTTTGATGGCGTTAAGATATGGAAGCCGACATGGGATGGAGATGTCTTGGGCATATTCCAGCTAGATACACCTCTAGGCAAGACGACTGCAACTAATGCTATGATCAATTCAGTGTCTGATGCAGGTATGATTACAGCTGTTGATCGACCAGGTCTTGTACGAAGTGGGCTTATCAAAGACTTTTACAAGGTCAGAAAAGGCGAAGAGGGATGTCCAAGCTACCATCCATTCACAGATTCTATTCTTGAAGAGACTTCAGGCTTTGTCGTATATCAGGAACAGATCATGAAGATCTACTCTAGGCTATGCAACATGAATATGGAAGAAGCAGACAATGTAAGGAAAGTGTTCTCTAAGAAGCAAGTCACTAAAGTGCCTGCAATGAAGAAGTTGCTTTATGATGTATGTCTTAATGACAAGAGCTTCATAGACAATGTTCCTGTGAAGTATTCATCTCCTAAAGAATGTCTTGACGATCTATGGGTTGGAATATCAAGAACAGCAGAATATTCATTCAATGCTTCACATGCAAAAAGTTACGGCATGATAACAGCATACGAACAATATATGAAGGTCAGATGGCCATTGCAGTTCATATGCGCATCTTTGAATACAGATCCAGGTCAGACAGATTTTCTGAAATATGCTATAGTTCGTGGATACAGTGTAAAGACGCCTAATGTCAACAAATCGACAGACAGATATGTAGTTGACGATGATACAATATACATGCCCATGTGGTCGATAAAGGGAGTCGGTGGAAAAGCAGTAGACGAGATTCTCAATAACGGTCCATATTCATCATACGACGATTTTCTAGACAAGACTACTGGAAGAGGTGGTCGAAAGAAGAATGTTCTTCAAAGTCTTATATCAATAGGCGCTTTCGATGGAGTAGACGAAAGAAGCAGATATGATTTGATGTGCGCATTTGCAGAATCTAAAGGACTAGAAAAACCATATAAGAAGAATTTCGAATCTGACAGAATAATTGCTAAGATCGAGCAAGAACTTCTAGGTGTATCATTGTCATATGACGATGTTCTAGATAACAAAGACTGGCTTATGTCTGAATCTCCTCAATCAATGGCTGGTCTTATGAAGACTGATGTAGGTGAATCTACTAAGATTGCTGGCAAGATAACATCTACGAAGACTAAGAATGCTAAGAATGGCTTGATGGCATGGGTAACGCTTAAGCTAGTGTCTCAAGAAGAAGTCAAGATAACAGTATTTGCAAATTCGTATTCTAAATTCAAAGACTATCTTTCTACTGGAGACTTAGTATCGACTACATGCAAAAGAAGTTCCGATTTCAATGGCGCACCATCATTTATATGCAATTATGTGTTCAACAAGTCTATTCAGCAAGACAGATAGATTAACGACGTTGTTCTCTGTTGACTTAGAATTTTAAGTATATATAATTATATATATAGTATACTAAGTATTAACAGAGATAAACGTGATGACTCTGAGTATATAGCAGGCTTCAATTTAATAAAGGAAAATATCAAAATGGCTATTCTTAATGGCATAGAGAAAGATATCGACAATGCTTTGCATTCTGTATGCGAAGTACTGACTACGAATGACAATCTTACAGTCATTGAATCTGATTTGCTTACTCAGTCTATAGCACATCTTGGTTCAGCTAGAACTTTGATAAAATCAGCTAAGATATCATACAAAGGCAGCTTTGGAGGTTCAAGCAAATGATTGACATGCCATATAGAAAGCGAAAGCAAGTCTTTGTTCTAGATTCTAATCTGCTTATGATGAAGTCCGCAGCAGTCTTCAGAAATCTTAGCCTCGAATCTGGTGAAGAATCTGGAATAGTATATGGCTATGTCAGCAAGGTGCTGAATATCATTTGGCAAGATATGCCAGACTACTTTGTGCCATTGTTTGACAGTGGACGATCAAAGTACAGGACTAATATCAGAGCAGAATACAAAGGCAATAGAGGAAAGAAGTCTGATTCTAAGATAAAGCAGTTCGAAGCTTGCAAGGAGTTCACTAGCCTACTTGGATTCAATCCATATTGTATTGCGAATACAGAAGCAGATGACCTTGCTGCAGCAATAGTAAGTAAGTATGCTAGCAAGTACTACATCAAACTGTGGTCTGCAGACCACGACTGGCGACAATTGCTTAGAGACAACGTTGTGCTCATCAAGGAGCTGAAAGGCAATAGCGAGCTCATAACAGAAGAGAAGGCGACTGAAGAGCTAGGTCTTGACATTCATAGATGGCCAGAGATTGCTGCTATAGTCGGAGATCCTGGTGATGGAGTGTATGGTCTGAAGGGCTTTGGCTATGGAAAAGCAAAGAAGATGCTGCATAAGTATGGCGATCTTTGGAATGCTGTAGCTAACGATGACAAGCTTAAGCCATATTCGAAGACTATTCTTGAGAACTACCAGCTTACGATCTTAGACGGCTCTATTGCAGAAGAGCAGGTCAATATAGAAGCTCATGACATACGTAACATAAAAGACATAGACAGAGAAGCGTTGTATGCTTTCTTTGATAGGTGGCAACTGAACAAGGCTAAGAAAGACTTCGAGAATGAATTCGTCTGATGCATTGTCTAGCATAGAGTTTATGCCTGAGAATGTTCCAGTCTCAGCTAATTTCAGCTCAGATGATGCGTACTACTACTGTGATGAATGCGGAGACAGGTTCGATTCCATAGGTGCTCTTAACTTTCATAAGACTAGCTTCCACTATGACAGATGGAAAGACATTGATAGTGCGCAGTATGATGCTGGACAGACATGTCTCTATAACGGCACCCAATGGCTATGGGGCGAATTCAAGAAAGAGCATGCTTTGCCAGATGTAGTCTTCTCGTTCGACTATGACAGATACATACATAGAGACGACTACGACAAGAACATCATGCCAGCATTCTTCAAAGACAAATGCAAAGACTTGCGAACAGGGCTTATGTACGATCTTCTGTCTTTCAGCTATCAATGGAAGATGCTTGACCCTTATGCTAAAGCTGCTTCTTTAGCGCATACAGCTGCTCATATAGAGTACATGAACAG